TATCTATTTAACTAAGTCTGATGGATGGTGGAAAGATGAAGTAGCTGAACCATGTCAAGCTATCATGGAAGATCCTGGTGATCGAGCTATGGCTATTAAATGTGCTAAACGTGATGGTTGGTGGAGAGATCCAAATAAGGATTGTGTAGATGGGTTGAGTAATGATTTATCAAAAATCACCCCTTACAATTGCAATCAAATTCTTATTGTTAATATACCATCATCTTTAAGAAAGATCTTTTTAAATGACGACGGTATTATTATTTGTAAAGTTATACATTTTAGTATCGAGAACCGGAAGATAACTTTACAACTTAAAGAAGTATATGATTCAGAATTATCAGAATATACTTTGAATTTAAATACCAGTATTGTTTTGTTACCTGACAATACTGAATTTCTTGAAATAAACGATATACGAATTTGTGATTCTAATATAAAATACCTAAGAGGTATAACTGAGAATAAATTTGCTTTTGTAGCTTAATTCAAATAAACACCCAGCCTTAGAGAGCTGGGTGTTTATTTTTTATTTTAAGGTATGATATTATAAAATATTATAAATATATATCATATACTGATAGAAATAATAAATTATTTTTAACCAATATCAAGAGGAAGATATGAGAGCTATTAGACATAAGAAAACTGGTAAGATTTATTACATACTCAATGATGAAGTTATTTGCGCCACTAATGAACATAGTGGTCAAAGAAATGTCCTTTATGTCGGTAAAGAGAGAACAACGAATGAATGGACCTTCTTTGTAAGAGAATTCAATGAATTTTTTGAGAGGTTCGAATTTACTACGGATATAGAAACAACACTAATTGGAGATCTCGATAACTTAAATAAAGCTGTACATTTTGTAACTGAGAGTATCTTTAAGGGTGAGGATAACTAATGTCATTACTTAGAATTGATACCATTGATGATTTTGAACCATTAGCTTATTGTAATTATATTACGACGAGTGGTTCAAAGATGAGTATTCCAATCATAGATAGCCAGATCGAAGGTATGATTTTATTTGAGGAGGCTTATGATTCGAATATACCATTATTAAAAATAGTGCATACAAAGAATATTGAGACTGTCATATTGTGCAATCGTTTTGAGAACATAATAACGATTGAGCATGATTTCCATATAAAAACATTTATTTGTTGTATGATTAAGTACCAGGCCAAAGAATCTGGTATATTGCCTATACCAAAAGATATCAATTCAATAAACTTCGACATAATCTAGGTGAGAGTCATGAGTGATGTCATTAGTGCGAATGATCTTTTAAAAGGAGTTGTTGAAGGAATAAAAGAAGAAAACATAAACAATTATTGTAATAGTATTAAAAATGCTTCTGGTGATAGAGCTTGGATCATCTATTTAGCAAAAGAAGCTAAATGGTGGATCGAAGATGATATCACGACATGTGCATCTATATTAAACGCTTCAGGAAATCAGGCTTTAGCTATATGCTACGCTAAATTATCAGGATGGTGGATCTATTCAGATGAGCAAACTACACAACAAATCACATTAGCTCCTGGTAATAAAGCTTTAGCTATTGCTACAGCTGTTTCAAGTAATATCTGGACATTACCTATAGATGATGCCTGTCGAATGATATTGGAATCATGTGGTGATAGAGCTTTAGCTATTTATCGTGCTAAAAATTCAAAATGGTGGAACCAATCTGACGATGATGCGTTTAAAGAAATTTTAAAATCATCGGATAATCAGTACGTTATAAATTGTATCAAAAATGACGGTTGGTGGAATTTAAAATCTGATAATCATTTCTCTCAAAGGTGATAAACAGTGTTAGATGATAATTGTTTTGATGGTAATGAAGAACGTGTTGAAAAGAAAAGACATGAGGATAAATGCTGCAATCTTGTATTGAAGCATACTAAGATCATGTCAAATATCGTTGGAGGAATATCATTACGTAGAGCTAGAGTTGAACATAATGTTGACATTGAAATGTTAGCTAAACAAGCAGACCTTGATTTAGCTAAGATCGAATCAGTTGATGATGTTATCGATATGATCAACTATCTTCGTGATAAAAACTGTATTGATAATCCTGACGAACGCATTGGTAATCTAATATCAAATGGAGGACTGTGATGAAATATATCAATATCGATGGAATCGGGATGATAACATTTCCAGATACCATTGATCATTCAAAGATGTATGATCTTGTTTCAAAACTTAAACCTGGAGCATCTATAATCGGTGCTGGTAAAATCGGTGGTCAAGGTGATGAACTCGTTCCTGATTATCTCTATTGCTATGGTGAATCTATAACTTTAGGTTATCGATGTGATGAAGAGAAAGATAATTGGGAATTAGAAAGAAACTTAAGATTGTTTTAATCATAATACAAATTCTGTTAAGGATAAGACCACTATGAATACCATCATTGATAAACTGACAGTTAAAGCTCTCCAGGCTATGACCATAGCTGAATTCACTCAATACGCTAAAGAGGTTATCGAACCGAAGTTTAAAAATAGGAACGAAGGATTCGGATTTCGGTTTCCTTATGCTCTTAATTGTAGAATGGAAGAGAAGATGGCTGATTGTAGCAAACAACTACGCTATACAGCATTTTTGAATAACAGTGGGAGACTTTGTCATATCATCTCACCTGATGATAGTGACTTTATTTTAAGGATACGTTTCCATAGATCGATCAAGTCTTATTCTGAAAAGAAACAACGGATCGCTATATGGATGAAAGCGCATAAATGGATCGATATTGGAGAATGTCCGAAATGATACAACTATCCGAATTAAAAAGCACCCTTGAAGATAATTTTCAAGGGTGCTACACCTTCCCAAAGTTGGAGGATGAGGCTAAAAAATCAACAAGCAATATAACTTGTATATGTCCTCTCCATGGGGAGTTTAAAAAGAGATTATCATATCTCACTAATGACAAAATGGGGTGTCCTCATTGCGCTGATCTTCGAAGAGTTATCGCTATGAAGAGTGATGTTGATAACGCTCTTAAAGAAATGATAGCTTTTTATAAATACGTTATGAATCCTGTTTATACTGACATGCTTATCGTTAGTACGAGTAGGAATGCTTTTCAAAATTATCCAAGACTAGCGAATAATTCTTATCAACTACTGAAGTTTGTTTATTTTAGATACAGACTGATTAGTGGTCATGATGCTTTTTCATTGTAATTAAGTGTAAAAATATACCGAAATGAATATTTTACAAAGTAAACTTAACCTTATTTTAGATGGTGGTTTGGGATCATCGGGTAAAGGCCTCTTAGCTGAGTATCTTGGATTGACTAACCATGTTGATATAGCGATAACATCAGCAGCAAGTAATGCTGGTCATTCGTTCATCTATCATGGGAAGAAGAATATTTCCAAATACATCCCAGTATCAGGTATAATAAACAAACGATCAACCATCTATCTTTGTTCTGGAGCTATCATCAATCCAAATATTTTCATAAAGGAGGTCGAGCATTTCGATATTGCACCTGATAGAATTATCATCCATCCGAATTGTGCTGTTATAGATGATGATGATATTCTTAATGAAAAAGATAAGGATAGCGCTACAACGAAGTTGTCATCAACTCAATCTGGTGTAGGGAGAGCTTTATCTCGGAAGATCTTAAGAGAATCTGAATTAGCTGGATCTAATCCTATACTTAAACGATTCACTCAAGATTTCGATCTTCAGTATTTATTGGATCAAGGTTGTACAGCTCTTATGGAAATCCCACAAGGTATGGACCTTAGCCTAAATGGTCCTTTTTATCCTTATTGTACATCTCGTGATATTTCTGTAAGCTCAGCTTTGAATGATGCTCAAGTTCATCCATTCTATCTAGGAAAGGTATGTTGTGTTATAAGGACTTTCCCAATACGAGTTGGGAATATCAAAGATGAGAATGGAAATGAGATCGGGTACAGTGGACCTTTCTATGATGATGCTGAGGAATTGTCATGGAAGGATATTGGTGTTGATCCAGAAATAACAACCGTAACAGGTAGAGAGAGACGAGTCTTTGAATTTTCAATGAAGCAATATCGAAAGATGATTAAGTCATTCCGTCCTGATTATGTTTTGTTGAATTTTGGTAATTATCTTGAATTAGATCGATTAGATGATCTCGTTAAACGATTACCTAAAGTAACTCACATCGGACTTGGTCCAGAAGTGAGTGATATAATTACGATTAAAGAATTCAAAAATGCTGTTAAATACTCAAGAATAAAATAATACTTAAATAGGAATAATCATGGAAAATGTGAATGAGATAAGAGCATTTTATCCAGATGGTAGCAATCAATTGGGTCTTGATTACGATGGAGATGAGTGGAATGTTCAAGATCAACAACATCATCGTATGATACCTAAAGATATTCGAACTAAACGAAAAAATAAACGTAAACTTACAAAACAATCTCGTCGGAAAAATAGGAGGATGAATTAATGTTGCATAATGATAATAATATTCGTGACAATACAGTTAGATATAGTCGTGGGATTATTGCGGGTTGTTTTAATTATGATGATATTTATTCCAGTCTTACGATATTGTCTTCGTTAAATGGTATTTTCTCAATAAATAGTGAAACTGGGAAATTAGCACTCACTGTTCGGAAAGGTGATACGGTCGTTTGTATTGATTCTAATCAATCATACGTTAATATCATTGGTAAGAGTGATTCCGAAGATGATTGGGTAGAAATTGGGTCTCTGTATACTGATGAAGAATTGGAATTGATTAGTAAATACAATCCAAATATTATATCAGTAGATGGATCTCAATGATCTGCAATCATTAAACGTCAATTCAAAATTCGACAAATAGCCAGAAAACAACGACGAAAACAATTCAATCGGTCGGATTTGATTATGAGGTTAAAGATATTATGATTAATCATTGTCATTTTATTGGAGATTAAATTTAAGGGGGTTGACCGAATGCATTTTACTATAAGTAGTTTATCTGGAAATTATCCTATGATAATAGGGTTACTATCCGTTCTGCTTGCATTAATTATTATAAATGTTATTGTTGTTTCAATAATACTATCTAATAAGTCAAAAAGAAACAATCGAATATCAGATCTGGATAAGGAATGGTTAATAAAATTACTCATCGAATCGCAATTAGAAGAAATAGATGAAGAAAGTATCGAATTTCTAATATCTCAGATGTCCAATGAAACATTGTATGTGATGACTAAACTTTTAGGTGAGAATTCTGATAAAGATTTTCATCAGAATGATCTAATACTTTTTATATGCACCACGATCGCGAATGAATCACAATTTCGGTTACAATAATAAATATAAAGTTAGCTAAGCATCTTTGCTTAGCTAACTTTATATATTTTTAAACGATATTAATGATAATTAATTTTTCTATATGAGGAATATCATCGTGACAAACGCAAAAATTGTAACAAATGGTATTGAACAGTATGAGTCATCTAAGAAAAATAATCGAGGATACTCTGAACTTAATAATAATTATTATCGTGATAATCTCAAAAACATCTATGACAATTTGTATAAGAATATAGCTTCCAAAAAGCATTTAACGATTATAGGTATATTCAATTATGCTGATACTGAAGAATTTAAACAACTTGGTATAGGTGGACGTAATCATGTACTTATATTCTGCAACATATGTAAAAAATTCAGTATAATAACCATCGCATCGTTTCTAAGATCGAAACATAAATGCAAATATTGCTTTTACAATGCGTTGAAAAAGCGTCGACACAATAAACCAGAAAAAGCTTCATACACTTTCGAAGATTTAGTTAGAAAAGGTAAAGAAGTTCATGGTGATATCTACACTTATATTGGTAAGGATAGACATCATAATGGTGCGTCTCGTATTATTTATAAGTGTAATATATGCGGTCATATCAATAATCAATTGGCTCATAATCATTTTAAAGGAAGTGGGTGTTATAATTGTAACATCCTTAAGAGATCTTTAAATACTAGGAGAACTTAATGATGAGTTTGAAATTACTTCTACCATTATTATTACAGATATTAGGTTCTATATTCAAAAAGAAGCATCCTCAAAATCCACAATCTCTACCTGTTATACAAAAAGTTGAATCTAAGAAAATACCTAATGAACAATTCTTTTTTGAACTTGGCGCTAAGTATTTTGATAATTGGATCTTGGGTGAACCCATTATTATAGATCCAAAGATAGAAGATCCTCAATCCATTTATAAATGGATAGATGGCTTTAATTCAAAACTATCATCTGGTAATCTTGATAATGTCAGAAAATTCAAAGAGAGAGTAGATCTCTTATTTGAATTAGCAACTGTTATTCGTAACGTTGAGGGTATCGCCCCTACTACTGTAGGTGCAAGCCTTGGACAGCTACTAGTTCGCTTACGAACTATCGATGGGGAAAGGTTTGATAGGGAAGTTTTGAAGATCGTCAAAAAGAAATAAAAAGGAGAGAATCATGTTTGACTTTATTTTTAACAAGCATCGTATGTCATTTTTCAGGTCGAGTTTGTACATACCGATCATTATGGCTTTTGTATTGATTAATTATTTAAAACTTACAGAATTTGAGACGATGTCAACATGCGTAATAGTCGCGTGTATCTCAGTTGTGTCGATAATTTTTAATAGACATTATTTCTGTAAGCTTTTTATTAGTGAAATATTAATTATTGATATGATAGCATCATTCTTTATAATCTTCTTTTTAGCATCTAAAGTTCATAGCGCTGAAATAGTTTATCCTGATATAACTGTTAAAATAAATCGAGTGTATGATGGTGATACGATATTCGTTGATGTACCTAATATACCAGATGCTTTTGGTAAAGAACTCGGAATACGTATACGAGGTATCGATACTCCCGAAATAAAAGGAACTTGTGATAAAGAGAAACAATTAGCTTTAACAGCTAAGGATCTTGTTGTTAAGCTCCTAGAAAAAGAAAACTTCATAGTTTTAACGAATATAGGACGTGATAGATATTTTCGATTGGATGCTGATATCATTTTGAAGGACGGGTCAAGCGTTGCTGATATTTTATTGAAAGCTGGTTTGGCTTATCCTTATGACGGACAAACTTCCAAACAATCATGGTGCGATTAAGTATGCGATTTATATCATATTTTGCTGATTTATTATTCATCGTAATGGGAGCAACATTCCTTTCGAAGGTCATTATGCATAAACAATTCAAAAAAGATGTTGATGTTGATGAAACTCTTCAAGAAGTCGTGTTACGATTGATTTATCACGAGGATATGAAGAGTATACGAATGATCATAAAATGCATGTCTAGAGATGGTGTCATCCAATTTAGAGCTCATCTTCAAGATCATGTAGATAAATTCAAAGAAGGATCAAAGATAATGTACTATCATCAAATCATTGAATACATCGATGGTGTATTATGAGACGGTATTTAGCCTATTTAAAATATATCGTACTTCATAAATACTATGTTTTCAAGATCGGTAGAATGATGAAGATCCCCATCGTACAACTTATTTTACACGACTTGAGTAAATTCTACTTATTCGAATTTAAGAATTACGCTTATGCGTATTATGATGAACAAGGTAAATCAAATTACGCTTATCATGACGGGCTCGATAGAGCTTGGAATCTTCATCAAAAAAGAAACAAACATCATTGGCAGTATTGGATATGTTTGAATGATTCTGGCAAAACTACATTCTTAGATATACCCGAGGTTTATTTAAGAGAGATGGTTGCTGATATGCTAGCTATGGATGAATGTGACGTAGGTGATAATTCTTTGACTTATTTTAAAAAGATAAAAGATTCTATCATAATGAAATCTTGTGATAAAAACTATATTGAAAAATTGATTATAACTTATGGAGGATATGGAGTTGACTGATCAAATGACGATTATACCTGTTAAAGATCTGAAGTATCTTATCAAACCTGTATTTGAAAATATCATTCGAGACATCATTATAACGAATGTTGAAGATGACGACCTCAAGATGATTAGAGAATCTTTCTGTAAAGAAATAGCATCTATAATCGGTGATCGTCAAATGTTTTTCATAGGCGATGTTCGTTACATATTCTTATCAATGCTAGAAGATGAGGATACTTTTGTTAAACATGGTGATATCGTCATTGATCATATAATCCAATGGTGCCAAAGTTCGAAAACTCATTGGGATTTTGAAAGATTACGTACACCTATAAATGTCATCAAAGCTCTTTTATTAAGTAAACGATGTAAAAGAGAGCAACTGATTTTGGAGAATACTTAAAATGGTAATCATCAATAGTGAGTTTTTACAAAGCGTCTTACCGGAGGTTTCTGGATCAAGGAGTGATAGTCGTTCTGACATCCTAAGAGAGATAGAACCTCATTTAGATGCTATACTTAAAGAATACGAAATCGATACACCTTTACGTATAGCTCATTTCTTAGCTCAATTGGCTCATGAGAGTGATAGTTTTTGTACTACTCAAGAGTATGCATCTGGGACAGCTTATGAAGGTCGTAAAGATCTTGAGAACACTGATCCTGGTGATGGTCGAAAGTACAAAGGTCGAGGTTTGATCCAACTAACTGGAAAGGCTAATTATCGACAGATGGGTAAGATCTTAGATCTTCCATTAGAATTACATCCATGTATAGCTGCTGAACCAGTTATTTCTCTAATGATCGCTTGTGAGTATTGGAAAAGTCGTGATATCAATAAAGCTGCTGATACTGACAATATTGAAAAAGTTACAAAGCTTGTTAATGGTGGTTTGAATGGTATCGATGATCGTAAGAAGTATTATGCGAAATTTAAGAGTGGTTTAAATCAAACTGACAAAATCGAAGATGTGACAGTTGTTTTAAAGAAAGGGTCACAAGGAGAACATGTGATGAAGCTTCAACAAATTCTCAAAGATAAAGGGTACTCTATCAAACCTGATGGTGATTTTGGAAAGAATACTGATAGCGTAGTTAAAATGTTTCAGAAAACCAATGGTTTGAATCCAGATGGTGTTGTTGGCAAAAACACTTGGAAGATCTTAGCTTAACAAGATAGAGCGTGTCAGCTTAAATGCTGACACGCTCTATTTTTGAAATATATATATATATCATTAGTAAGATACCTAATGGAAACTTAACAATTGGAGTTATATATGCCTCAATACACTGATCAATTGGATGAATTAGCTGAAAGAGTGCTAGGAGATGATTTTCATAAAGATACTAAATCATCTTCAGAATTAAATAAGATCTTAGATCCATTGAGAAATTTATTTATAGAAGGAGATATTGTTGATATTGTTTGTACATCATATATTGGAGAATTTATTGGATTCAATACAAAACAAGGTGGTTTGTATCCAGGGTGGCGATATCCTCTATTAGTGAAGATAATCTCTTCAACTAATAAGCGGTTTGATCGTTGTGTTGGTTCTGTATTCGAATACACTACGGAATTTATCTATCATAAAGAGATTTTAACTAAGGGTCTAGATGATTATTGTAATGGTTCTATTGATGAACAATTACAAGAAGATGGTAGATATATCCGATGTTTAGAATACTGGAAGCGTTTTGACAATAAAGACTAATATGGGGGTATAGAAATGTACAAAAAAGAAACGATTTAATCATCCGACAACTGATTGAAGCTTTTTCTGTTGAAACTGAGTGTGAGTTATCACGAACAAGAGATATGTTCGTAAGTATTTATGGTATGACATTTGGACAACCGTGTACTGACTGCGCTTACAAACCATGTAGTCAACTTCATCAATTTATTACTGAGGATAAACTCACTGCACAAGGAGTTCCTGTTAAACCTAATTTAACACTTCTTACAAATAAAGAGATGGCTGATAAATGCGGGATTTCGAAACGTCAAGTGTCGAAACTTTGTATCCATGGAACCAATGACATTCGAAAGGAGTAATCGGGTATATAATTTAAAACCTGATGGTAGATGTTATATCACTCTCTATGAAACATAGTGAAGTTTAATTAAAAAGTGTTGACAATGAAAACTAATAAGGAGAAAATCATGGAAGCTATCGATCTAACTAAATTGACAAAACTCACCTGTCCGATTTGTGGAAATGTATGGTATGAAGAAGGGATTGAAGAATTCCCAAATAATGTCGTATGTAATAATCATGATATTTATGATATAGGATCTATCCACATTGATCCAAAAAGTCAAATGTATCGTGTACTTGAAAATTTTAAAATCAATATCGATGGTAATGATACAATTATCAAAGGAGTAAGAACTGACATTGCTGGGAAGTCATTCCTGAGGTTCGTCGAACGACTTGATGATCTTCCAAAATCCCCAGTAGTTACAATTGATTCTATGTATGGGAATACTTCACCATTTACTTGTGGACATGTGCGTTTATTCCAAATCAATTTTGAGGAATATCAGATAATTAATAACTGTAATGTATTCGAAAAGATTCCTAAAGAATTCCCTTTTTTTGATGATTTTCCAGATTTGAAAGAGAAGCTATCGAAACTCAAATTATCTAAATTAAATTTAAATCAAGAAACTGTATTCGGCAGTCGTTTTCTTGAAAATCATCGAGTTGAAAGTCCTGATGGTAAGCATTATCAATACGATTTCTATATCTTTGGAATAATGTGTAATATGACCGAAGAATGTCGATATAGTATCATATATCCAGAACCAACTTCTGGATATAACAAAGATGGTGTTTTCTATCATAGTAATCCGAAACGTATTCCAAGAAATTCTATCGGGTACCATATTAGAATATCTGATATAGATTATTCAATCGAAAAAATCTTGGAGTAAAGTACGTCATCGTTATATGCCCGATATGTGGAAACCATTTTAAATGTCTTCCAGAAGATTCGTGCCTTGTTAGTAGATCGAGTAGAAAAAATCGTAGGATAAGTATGTGTTCAAAAGAATGCTCTATGATTTATAATACGACAATACGGTCACCTAAAAAATATGAAAATCTTCGAAGATGGATTGAGAATAATCAAGCTTATAAATTCATAAGAGTTTGGGATGATGGTAGATCCGTTGACATTGAAATCATTAATGAAAATATGCTTAATTTCGATTTCATGAGAGATTATAAGCATCTTATCGATTTTGAATCTGCTAATTATAAACCTGAAATCTACCGTTTAACAAATTGCTTAAAATACTACAACGAAGGTAAGAATAAGAGTGAGATAGCTGAATTGATGCACGTTAAGATTGGCTGTGTTTCGAATTGGATAGATAAATTACGATCCATTGACTTTGATCTTAACAGATATGATGAGATAAATAGTCTGATAGCTAATAAATCAAAAACTAGATATAATCAAATAACAAATCTTTTAGATGAAGGGTATAATAATTATCAAGTATCTAAGATTCTTAATATTTCACCATCAACTGTATTGAGAGTTTTGCGAAGATTCAATGACGATCGAGCTAATTCAGCATTAATTGTAAGTGAAGCTAATATATCTGAATGATTCAAGATGATAGGTGATTCAGTTCACCTATCATCTAATATTTTATAAAGCTTGAATATTATTATAGAGGCTTTCAATAATCAATCAATTTAAAAGGTCCTATCATGTCAAGGCATTATCATATCGGTGAGATCGTTTATGTAGTACGTTTCAATACGAACAAAGGTCATAAAGGTTTTGTTCATCCGCTGTATATAAATTCAATCGATGATGTTGAGATTGAGAGATGTCGATGTGAAGAAGATTTTGAAGATTATGCTGTATTCAAAGATAGTAATGGTGATACTTTATTTCACTATTATGATAGAGTGAGTTATGGAAAACATATCGACTGTATGATATTCATTACTGAAAATGGTGAGGAATATTCGGAAGTTGAAAAGTACGTTAGGTTAGTGAGTAAATCTAATAGGAAATTTCGTCGCCATATAAAATACTCAATCATTGTAGATAGGCTTAATGAAAAGAAACGTATTATAAGAAATCAAATCAATGTTATTCGAGATATAACATTTAAAGTATGCGAGCTTGATGTAGATGAAATCGCCGCATGATTGTATTTTTAAATATATATCATTAATTTGATATTTACTTTAGAATTCAGCATATTACTAATAAGGAGAGATCATGAAAGGGAATTCGTCATGCCATACATTTACTAAATCTGGGGCAGCTAACTATGATCAGATCGAATGGTCGAATGAAGGCTGTCAATTTAAGAAATCTATTGGTAAACGCAGATTCGTCTGTATGAAGAACGACGCTAGAGATTGTTTGGAATCCCAATGTACCCTCAAAGACCAAAAGTGAAATAAAATGACTATAAGACAACTGACTGATAATGAATACGATGAGTATGTTCGACGTATCCAAGAACGCTTTACTTCGAATATCAAAGATAGAACCATCTTCAAAACAGATGCTGCAAATCTTTGGTCACGATGTTTTCTAGCTAATATCGATGGGCGTTTTCGTCAACAGTATAACTGTATCGAGTGTCGAGAATTTATAAAAAGCTATGGATCATTAGTTGTACTTGATCCAGAAATCAAAGGATTTAAATCAGCTATCTGGAATGAAGATGATACTCCAATGATATTTAAGGAATCAGTTCGTTCTATGATAGAAGCTATAAATAAATCCTTTATTCAAGGTATCTTTTTCAGTAGTAATCGTCGCCTTGGATGTTCTCAGTGTGGAGGACTATCTCATCTATCATTGATGTTACCGGAAGATCATGTATCATGTACAGATACTCCAAAAATAATGACGTATGAGAAACTTAAAGATAAAATCTACCTCATGAAAGCTATCAAGAAAATAGATGTAGATTTATTCATGGAGATCGATCCACCTGATAATAATCTGACAGATAGGCAGAAATGGTTCAATGACATAATTCGAGTGTATTCTGAAAAGGATATTAGTAAATGTCAATGGAATTCATTCATTTGGTGTAAAGTGTCTAATTATCCTCATGATTTCTGTAGGATATGTGACACAAATGATTGGAGTTTTTACAAACAATTCGTAGAATAAAATCTATCACTGGGTGCATCATATTTGATGCACCCATTCATTGGAGAATGTTATGATAACTATCGAGAATATCGGAATCCAGTTTGATTCAAATGTGTTTAATGTAGCTTCAACGATAATCGCTGAAAACATTATTGAAGATGATAAAAATTGCATTATTCAATTTTGTTTAAACAAACTCAAAATAGAGCGTTTATCTCCAAAATTAAGTAAGGAGTTAACATTAATACTCGTTGATAATTTTGGAGTATTGAAAGCAAGATACGTGAATGGATCAGCTTTTATAAATTTCAAATATGATAAGTTATCCAAACGCGTAATCCTTGATGATCCATCATCTCACAACTATCCTGATTATTCTTATATCGCGTCGATTCTCAAAAATAATCATTTCACAATAGCGAGTACTTGTGAAATCATTAAAGAGATTTTCATCATAAGTGATGAAGATCTTAAACGTCTAATAGGTGATTACGATGATAAAGAGATTCACTAACTTCTCTATAGAAATTGATAATAACCACTTTTGTAAACCGAATATCAAATCATTTGATAATGATTCAGTACTAGCAGATATTGATGTCAACGTTACTGGGTCTATATTAGATGCTATTGAAATAGATGATGATGTTTTCTGTATTAACGATGGTGGGTTCAGCTCTCATAAAGATAAAAAACAACCATTCATCTTCAACGACTACTTTGAGCTTGTTAAATTATCTTCAGATTTCTCAAGCTTCAAAAAGATATCTCGTCATTATGAAAACCTTTATAAGATCCTTGGTATATTTTCTGATGGACGTCAGATATTTATACCGATCATCTTTTGTAATGAAGGGTTCGTAACTATCGAAGTACATCAATTCTCAAGCGATCTTATTTTTATTAAAAGAAACTTCTGCTTGATGCTGGAAAAGGGTCGTAAACATTTCATACCTAATATCCATTTCATAAGACGAAAACGGTGCCTATTTGTTATAAATTTTGCTGATATAGCTATCATCAATAACGTATCTCAAACTGAAATCGAGGTTGAATTATGATCATCAATGGTGATAAACTGAATAAGAGGGCTAAAAGTACATTCAATCGTCAGCTTTTTGTTAATACACTCTTAGTCCAAATAATTTGGATTGTAGTAGTTACTGTCAAGATGAATACAACAACTAAGGATATACTATTTTGTATAGCAATCCTTTATGGATTTATTTCTCCGATTATGATATGCTTAGAAAGGGTACTTATCGAAATCATCAAAGAAAATATCAGGAAGGTTCATTTATAATGCTAACAAAGAAAGAGAAGGAGATAGCTAAAAAGAGTAAAGATTTATCAATAGCTATGTATATCATTTTCTTGATACTAGCTAATATATACCAATTCTACACAAGGAATACAGATACAGATATTTATCCTTGGAATGTTTTTGGATTCTTAGTAAACACATTATTCTGGTTATGTCTACTTAACGCTATCTCTTATAATCTGATAGCTGAATTGGTAGTTCGGAAGTTTACGCTAAAAAAGTGAATCGAAGATCAAGGAGCATCAGCTCCTTGATCTTCTTTATTTTTTTATATTCCGCTGAAACTTGTGAGTGTTATATAAAGAGCTAGGGCGATACCTAATCCAGATACAGTACTTTCACGAGAAGATATCTTTAATCTATTACAAAGGTGATTAAAAGAATTCCTTACATCGATAAGCTCTTTATTATTAGTTCTAGCAGCAGTGAAGAGATTCTTAACATGCGTATAAACACTGATCTTACTGTTAATATTAACAGTTTTACTTTGGATCGCGGTTGAATAGATGATATGGATAAGATGCTCCATAAACACTTCTATACCAATATACAAATCTTTCTTCGTATCAACTTTCGTAGTTTCACCACGCTCCATCTGAAAACGTGCTTCATCTGATAGAGCTGAGAGCATCCTTCTGATAATACTCTCATTCAAACGAGGTACATTGCTTTGCACCATCTTGATGAATTTTTCATCTATGAAAGATTGCTTCATGATGATTTTATCAAAGACGAAAGAACTGATAGAAGAAAATCCACCACTTGTTTCTCGTATGATTTTTTCACCATCGATCGAAGAAGTTGATGAATGTGACGTTATGAAAGTATTCGTCTTTTTCATCTCGTAATAAGCGGAAGTTATCACCTTGATTTGGCTCCTGATTCGTGTAGACGTATCGCTTATCAGGTAGAGGATATCTTTATCAACATTGAACTTTAAAATCGTGTTGTGGTGAGCTTTATTATCGAAAGCTAAAGATTTCGATCTTTCGATGATAACGTTCTTCCAAGATTCATACTGCCGTATAGAGAATTTGAGATTCAAAGATTCAACAACCGATTGCATGATATCATCACTAGCACCATGAGGATAGTAATGATTCACAACACTACTGATCAATCGGTATTGCATGTAGTTTAAGATATCAACAACAGCAGCTTCTCTTAATTTCTGATTATTACGATCGTTGATGATAAGATAAGCTAAATAGATCGTTATAAGATTAAGAGCATCGCTCGTAACTTTGAAATCGATATTGATTGATGGTATCTTCTTAATAACACTATTAACGAAAACCTCATCGTAACCAATGATATCAAAGAACAGCTTTCGATCAGTTGATGTAAAAATGAACTTATTCACACCGATGATCTGTGAGTTTAACGTGAGTGGATGCTCTCCACGTATTTCAAACAAAAGAACCATTTTCCTTAATTGATTAAGGAGATCTGGTGTTATTTTGATAGGTATTTCTTTAGATAAGATATCGTAAATATGATGGGTCATCTAAATCATCCTTATTTTGAATTGATAAGGAATTTGATACGATTCGAGTAATAGAAACTCTTATTACTCAACATATCATCAAGATATTCGAAAAGTTGCGTATATTCCTTATAAGGATTATTCTTAGAGAAAATGTTGATTCCTTTCTCAAGAGTCTTAGGTAATATCTCTAAGATGAAACGAAGAGTTTTCTCAATAGCATTGAACTCGAATCGACTACGATTATGACTTAAAGCGTTTTCCATGTAATCAATATCGTTCAGAATACTCTGTTTGATATTATCTGGAATATCACGTTGTTTAAGTACGTCGTGGAGATTGTTAATGTTTCTTCTTAGACGAGTGTTTATTTCTTCATATTCAGATGTCACACCATCGATCTTTAGATTTATCAGATAATTTATAATTATAAATGGACTACGAACCGTTACAGAAACGAAACGTAAAAATCTACTGTCTCTGATAGCTTTATTGAACACAGGCTTCATAGAGGGTATTTTTTCTATTTCATCAGCTATTCGGTATGAATTTATCAAACCAGAATTGAGATATTTACCCATTTGATATCGACTAACATATTCATCAGCCAATCGTTCTAATAATGAAGTATTTTTATTTGTAGCAATATCTCGAGTCATGAATTTATCAACAGATTCTTTGTTTATCATGATAAATTCTCTGGTGCCAAATAAACATAATATATTAAAGATAATCATTGAATATAGTGTAAGATAGAATAATATTGAAAGTATTAAAAATGATGGTATACCGGATTTATATTCGCCACTTTCATCAATATTTTCAATATCATTGAGATAAGGTTCTATTTTATCAACCAATTTCTTAGAGACATTAGTGAATTTAGCGTACTTCTTTTCTTTATCACGTTTCTCGATTTCTGAAGACATCTTCTTTATTTCAGAGATAGTCTTCTTTGGATCATTTTTTACAAGTTCTTTAATATCTCTAAGAGAGTTATTTCCGAAGTAACCAAGATACATACTATCCTTCATGTATTCGATGATCGTCATGATGTGACCAATCTCATGCATGAAAATAGCAACGATTTCTTCAGGCTTGAAATTCAGATCTTTTGTGATTATATCGGTTATACAAAATGCGCCAAGAGGTACATTGATGTTTATCTTCAATGCGTTATTATCGGAAAGCTTACCAGTCTTCTTATCAAGAGATTCGCTCATCTTGATAATATTATCAGTTAAATCACCAACCTTACTACTCTTGAAATTAGTTCCTTCAGATTTATAATACAATGATACGATTTCTTCGAGTTCTTCTTCAGGATTAGCGATTTGCATCCAAAATCCTAAAACACCATTGAAATCTTTAGGAGTACAAACAGTTAATTCATTAACAGTAAATCCAGTATATTTAGTTATAGTCTTTTTGAAAATAGGGGCAACCTCTTTCAAGAAGTATTCTCTGAATCTGCTGTATTTTAAAGCAGCTTCTCCAGGGTTGTTTATTTTCCCATATTTTTCATCATAACGTCTAGCGAACTCAAAACACATGTTAATAACGTTTGTTAACTCTTTTGGAAAAGCGCTATTAACTTGAAAATTGATAGCCTCCAATGAACCATCACAACAGTTATAAAAAACATCGGAACCCATCAATTGTTTAGTCGTATCTAAAAGCATTGTTTGAACCTCATAGTTGTGAAAAGTATTGGCTTACGTTATAACTCTTTTCAAAAAGAGTTGTTCCTTGGATAGGTACCTGCTTGGGTTTCAACTGAGAAACTGATTGGATCGATATCAACTTATCATCCATATCCTTAGGTAATTTCTGTTTCAAAGCATTCGCTTCTTGAAGCAACTCAACCCTAACAGCTGAATTCGTAGCTCCTTTAGCTTGTTTGTTCAGAAGATCTATCCTAGCTTTCATTTCAGTCAGTATCCCAAGATCTATATTATTTCCAGAGCTTTCCTCATCAACAGGAAGATCGTGCAATATCCTATCAAGATCACCTTTGCAGAAATCGTACATCTGCAAATTGTTTCCAAAGAATAAAAGAAACCCTGTTAATATATAAGCGATAACGCTATCATCGTTCCCACCACTCGCATGATCAATCCTACCATTCTTTACTGTTAACCCACCTATCTGACTGATAAGGGAAATATCATTTACCCTATCACTAGCTATTCCTAATACATGCTTAAATACAGTCTTATAGAGGAAAGGTCTACTTTGACCAGATGTCCTGAATCCAAATGATGATCGATAATCATTATAAAATCCTGGACGATAAAGTTCAGCTTTCGTTATTTCTTTATTATCAAAGTCTTGAATAACTGTATTGTAAATCCTAAAGAAAGGATTGATACCAGCTTGTTCCAATTTCAATAAGCAGTAGTCGACGATAGCGCAACCAACACTGTTTCTCTCAGGGATATAAACAATATTGTCATACTCTATCAAATATTTAACGACGAACATGGCGACCTTAATGATATTCGTCGTATTACATACAGCTGTTCCTATAACTTCCATATTCCTCGCATCAGTAAAAACGAAACTTGTAAAGTCCCGTCCAACATTCTCAGATGCATCCATACCTAAAGCTATAGGGATCTTACCGAATTCCGATTTGAGTTTAACAATCTCTTTAGGTATATACCATTTGATCATGAACTCATCAACGTATTGGATATATTTAGGTTCACTCTTGCTTTTATTCAAAGAGTCTAAGATTTTCTTTTCAAGAGGGCTCTTTTTACCAGTACCGAATGTCCACATATTCAAATAGTCGTTGGCTATCTTATTATCATCACCAGCGGTTCTTGCAGCTTTTTCTCTAAACCATTCATCAGTCTTTCCAAGTTGTCTATAGTTGTATTCACAATAAACCATTCCTTGAGGGCTATTCATCTTTACGATCTTCGTAAGTTCTTCATTATCTTTAAGATCATAAAGCTGTTCATTGAATACTAATGAATTACTTATAAGCTTATGAGTGAATTCACCTTCATCAGTATTCAGAGCTCCAGCAGTAGTTGTTAGAATATTACCATAAGGTTGATTATTTACTCGAGCTGATTCGATTGCAGCGTTTGTTGTAGAGATAGCTACAGGATAAGTGATGTTGATATTCGGGAAAAATGCAGGCTCATCCCAATGTTGACTTGGAACGGTCATACCACGACCAAGACGATCAGCACCTTGTTTTCCTAATTGGGCAACGAATGTTATGTATTTGTTATTTAGAGCATTATACGATATACTTTCAGTATTATTTGTATCAGTTCGTTGTTTATTTATAAACCAGTCTGGTAGACAATCTCGGATATTTTTTAAACGTTCAACGTTCTCTTTACGTAAAGCATCATCTTTAGTTAATAGAGCGAATGTTATGTTTGTTCCAATAACAAAAATGATAGCTGATGTAATTGATATACTTCCGATAGTTTTACCTAACTGACGTGGCATGATCAATAGATTATCAGTATGATTAAAGTATAACCAAATCATTGCAAGATTAGCTCTTGATAATCTAAACATAGATCCAGTTGATCCAGATTCAGGTATCCTTAATATTGATCGAAAATAATACCACGGATTATTCTTAGCTTCTTGAGCGATCCTTAGTTTTAATTCAAGTGAGTCGTCTTTAAGATTATGCGGATCTATACCTCGAAGATCTTTATCAAGTAGAACTAGGAAGAATCTATTATTCCGTATACCCATCTTTTTAAGAATCAGATACATCCTTAAGAAACTTTTGTTATTTGTATCGTAATCAAAATGGTCTGACGATAAAAACAGGTATTCTTGTTCGAATAAAATCATAAAAACCTCATTAGATGTCTAGGTGTACTTCACGTACACCTAGACATGATGGTATTAAATGAGAGTTGAATCAAAAACGGTGTCCGGCACAAACACAAAAACTAGGCGAACATGGCGTGAAGACCTAGTAAAATATTTAAGACCAACTCTCAAGGGTCCTAAAGAGGAATCTAGTTCCTCTCATTTTAAAAAATCATTGGCATTACTATGCATAATATAGTTGATTCGATTTTTGCGGTTTTTGTAACACCCAGCAAGCATGTCGTCGACAGACATGCTTGCTGGGTGATTACTCCTAGAAGAGTTTCTTCAAATGTATTATTATCTCTATAGTGAGATGATCCTTTCGGATTAAAAAGATGAAACCGATCGAAAAATCGTCATCAACGCGAGAACGTTTAAACATTTGTTTAATATACGAGTCCGTATGTTAAGTATTATTTCTAATACTTTCTATATTAGAGTCACTCAAAAAGTTGGTACCTTAGCTCAATGAGAGCTAAGGTACCTTTTGAGAGGAGAAAATGAAAACTATGAACCATCAATGTATTGATTGCCAGTAACGATTAAGCTGGACGAGTTCTTAATCGTATCAATAAACTTCAGATTCACCATTCATAACATAGTAAATAATTAAATATTTTATTCATCTTATAATGGAGGATGAATTTATGCATTATTTAGATAAAGCTGATTTATACGAGACGATGACGTTTAATAAACTAAAACAATTAGGTTCACAACTCGTCGTTGCCAATGTAACACGATCGAAATATCAACACGTTCTCATCAAACTCATAAATGAATTGAGAGAGAATTATGGTAAATTAGAGGAAGCTCTTTTTATACATGACATGATTCAAGAGGTTGATAGTAAGACTATTAATGAGGTTGTTAAACAAACAGATAATCTAGCGATAAAGCTTTACGAAGCTGATCAACTCTTTGATGATATGTTTAGCCCCTAAGAAGATTCTCGATTGTTGAAGGTACATGAGTATTTTCATCAACCAAAGCTGATGTTATACCTTCAGATAAATACCCACCCATAATACGAGATGTTGTCGAAATAGGTCCATGACTTATCTGATGAAGAGGTACAATTATTGGAGGCTTATCCATAAGTGTGTGTCGATAGAACTTGTAAGGATCTTTTGCATCTCTGAAGATATGAGCATAAATCATTTCAAAGATTGAGTGATTTACTTTGAGATTGATACCACAATGTTCTTGATCGTAATCAAACAATTGATAGATCTCATCGTAATTGAGAAATGGAGGAATCTTACCGTATGCTAAGAACATTACAAATATCTCATAAAGAAGATTACCATTCTTAACAAGTTGTGAGTTCGATATAAAGACACTATCTTTTATAAGCTCGAGAACGATGTATTTGAACCCATCTTCAGTCACGTTTTTATATGAAGTGAATTCTATATTCAACTTTCCTAAAAACAAGAAATTCGCATAAACGGCATCGTTGATACGGATTTGAAATATACCTAAGCTTGAGGCTATTTCACCAATCGTTAAAAGCTTTCGTTCTTGATAGATTTTAGGAATATAAACTTCTAACTTGTTTCCTTTAAAGATCCATTGATTATTAATCAGTTCAAAATACTGAGATACATCATGAGTTCTTATAAGATCCATAATTTACCTTACCCTTATTTGTAAATGGATATTGTTTTTGTCAAATCATATTATGACGACATTATTCATATTGGGGGTATTATGAGAAAAAACGATTTTCAAAGTTCGAATAATATATATCAAGTAGAATCTAATAAAGAGATCGTCGGAAATACATTGTATACTATTTGGCCGTATTTTGTGTTAGTATTAATAATAGGATTTTTTCTTTTTTCATTTTTAGTTTATAATAATTGGTTTATAAATTTGATATTATCAACATTGACAACTTACGAAACTTATATTGTATTAACAAGATTATTCAACAAACTCAATCAAAAAGGTGGTAGAGTATGAGTGGTTTTATAGGAACCCCAGATAACAATGGAATTTATTTCAGTGTTACGACGATGGTCATTGATGATAATCGAACGTTGAAAAAACCGACTGTCGATAAAGATGGTTATTATACTAATGTTCCAGCAGCAGTTCTTGGGAAAGTGAGTCGTAATAAAACATGTTACGATCCAGAATACTTCGTTAATCAATTGAAAGGACCTTCAACTTTTCATAAAAGAATAATCGAAGGTGTTGCAGCTGGAGAACATGGTCATCCATTTATACCTAATCCAAATTCATCAGAAGGACTAGCACGTTTACTTCATATTGAACCAACGCGTGAGTCTATCCATATTCGATCTGTAAGCGTTAAACACATCGAAGATCTTGGTATCGATGTTGTCCTTATGGACGTCAAACCAAGTGGTCCTTATGGTAAATATTTTGAAGAATCCATGATCGATCCTTCAAGGAATACTGCTTTTTCTTTAAGAGCCTTATCAAAAGCTCATCAGGATAGTAGAACAGGTATTATCCATAAGAAGATCGTATCGTTTGTTACATTCGACAGTTGTGTAGTTGGGTCTGGTTTTAAAGAGTCGACTAAACGTTATATGGATGCTTCACGAGAATTACTCGGGGCTGAAGATAATGAAGATATCAGCTGTGAAATCGTTGATAACATCAGCTGTGGTATTAATCCAGATGATCTCATCGTTTTGAGATCGAGATCATTTGAAACATTCACCGATGGTGAAATGAATGAAATCATCAAATCAAAACGTGTAACGATTTGTAATACTGAGATCGGTATCGTTAATAAAGATAAAGGTTTTATTGTCGACAATGAAGGAAACAATAAATCTTTATTTGGTACCTTCATGCAAGTCAAAGGGAGACATTAATGAAAAAGAAATTGTTTCTTCTTAATCAATTCAGTAATATGAGTACTGAAGAAAAACCGATATCTCCAGTAAGTGAAGCTGAAAAAGATACTTCAGGTTTTGTTGCTGATAAATACGTTTCTTACAAACTTAATGAAGAAAGAAAACGATTGGATATTTGGATATTCGGCGTGATTCAATCTATCTCTCAATTCACCAAGGTCATTTCTCTTTTTCATACTCTAACTGAAGAGTATAAAATAATTATCCATTTACATACGCCAGGTGGTTCTATTGATGTAACTGATCACATCTTAACTGCAATGAGCAGATGTAAAGCTGAGATCATTACACATAATCTAGGAATGGCTGCTTCATGCGGATCGCTTATATTGACATTTGGAGACAAAATAGCTATTGAAGATCTATCGATAACTATGTTTCATAATGCAATACATGGTGGAAAAGATTCCTTACATAAAGCTAAAGTTCAAGTCGATCATACTGTTAATCGAGTAGCTTTGATTTTCAAACGTCTCATATCTCGTGGTATTATAACGAAAGATGAAGCCACGCGTATTGTTGATCATGGTGACGAGTTCTTCATTCCAAGTAATATCATCATATCTCGTTTGAAAGAAAACAATCTTCTTTATGAAGGGGAATTATAATGGAAAATTTACAACCATTTGAAGTAGTACAGTTACGAGATGAATTGATGAATGGTAATGATTTGTCTTTAGAAGGTATCTTTTCGAATCTAGATATCCCCATCGATAATTTGTCAAACATCACCGATTTCAAAACTGGTGTGAGCAAGTTCTCTATGTCAAAGCTTCTTAATGATGAAGGTTATGAATATAAAAAGCATATTCCATCGTTCATTGCTGTAGATTCTGATAAAGAACAAACGATCATCATTGATGATTTTCTCATGTTCAACATCATGTTTGGAGATTATGAGGTTATCAACAAGTTCTTAAAACAACTCACCGATATTTCTGAAGATAACGTAGTGAATATTATTATAAGTATTTCACTTTGTCAAGTTAATTTTCAAGCTATCGATGCAGCAACTTTTATTCGAAACTCAATAAGTAATATTAAAGCTAAAAAGATCATGAGTTTTGGATCTGAAACATCATTAATTGAACTCCTTATAGGAACTTGTTGTGATGACATCTATATATCGGATTTTGCATCTATCATTATAAATCACTCTGTTAATTTCAATAAGATATCTGAATTTTTATCACCCGTATTTCAACAATTCATTGAATTTACATGCGATTTCTGGATGAAACGTGGATTATTCACAGAAGACGAATGTAAACAAATCGTCGATAAGAATAATTCTTTTACTGTTAGTATCTTTAGTGACGATATCAAAAACCGAATGCTTCAAAAATAAATAAAAGATCATCTCAGCTTAGATGCTGAGATGATCTTTTTTATAAATAAGAAATCTTTACGTTATCATTATACGTATCAGGTAGTGTTATATTCGCTGGATCGAGAACAATAACATTACCAGTATGAGATAATTGCTCAACCATTAACTGGTTATGAATACTTACAAAAAGCTGTTCGATGATTCCAGACTTTTCTAGATTGAGAAGCATTGCTGTTAAACGCTGCTTATGAGTTTCATCAAGCGTCCTATCGTATTCATCGCAATAGATAGGGAATTTATTGAATTTGAGTTCAATGATCATAGCCAGATTGAAAGCTAGTTGAATGATAGCTTTTTGTCCTTCAGAACAAGATGAAATATCCTTAGCTGGTACTTCATCTTTAATAATGATTGGAAATTGAAAAGAGCAATCCTCATCTTTCTCTATCGGTATGAGCTGAAGACGATACGTCCAAACTTCATTAATGAAATAATTAGCTATTTCAATAATGTTATTTACGAAATTCTTTGTGTACTTAACTGGCAATTCAGCTAAGCTTTTCTCAACGAATTTAGTTTTCTCAAACTTAGGTTTGATATCAGATATAACTGAATCGATCTCTGTATCTAAACGAGCTAATAAAAGCTCTTGTTCTTTACAGATATTCGTTATATCTAGAAGTTCAGATCGTACTGTATTTAACTTCGATCCTAAGATGTTTATAAGGTTCGTCAAATACTTACGACTAAGTATCATCGATGTCTTATTTTTAAGATCCGATACTCTATACAGGAGATCCTTAGAAGCGTCTTTTTTGATTTTAAAATCGTTGAGTACCTTAAGTTCCTGAGAGATTTTTTCAATGCTCCCAGATTGGTTCGTATGACGACTTCTTAGGGATGAGAGCTCTTTAGAACGTCTCTCGATAGTTGCTTCAATGGCTTCAACTGAAACCTGTTTTTTAGATTCGATGGATGCATTCAGAACCTCCAGTTCATGGATACGTTTCTTAATATCTTCATATTCATGGAATAATTGACTATCAGTAACGTATTTGACGATATCATTATAAACACCCATAGGTGATTGATTCGATCGATCAACGATTTGCTCATAAGAGAATATGTTTTTTAAAAAATCAACACCTCGTATTAACACTAATACTTTTTGAAGGATCGCACTTATCTTGATCTGGATATCATATGCTGATTTCTTTTCATCAATACAACGCTTCAACTCCTCAACGATTGGAGTTTTTTCATTAATGATATTAGAAACATTATCGAGTTCCTGTTTATGAGTTGATTGGTGATCTTGATAACTTTGAAAGAGTTCGCATGAGTTTTTACTACAATTATCAGGAATAAAATAATCACGTATTATCTTGAGCAATCTCTCTTTTTTTGAGATAGCTTGATTTAAGATCATAAGTTCATTATCAAGCTTGAACTTAAGATCTAAGGATTCCTGATAAAGTACTTGGATCTCTTTATCATGTAAGATAGTCTTATATTCCAAATAAGTCATCTCGACAAGGAGTGACATGATATTTGATAAGGTACTATTTACATGAGGGATTGTGTTTTTATTGATAGGATTAAATCCTTCTACAAAGTTGAACTTATTCACCTTCTCATAAAGATTTTTTAATTCAACATTCACATCTGAATCATTCATTATAAGAAGACCTTTCTCTGATTCAGCTTTATCTATAATCTCAACCAATTTACTTATGTTGGATTCAGTCTCAGCTATGTCGTCAGATATCATAACTATCTTAACACTTAATTCGGTGATGAGTTGTTCGAAGGTTGATCTATCAATATCTCTATACTGAGAAACAGTTTTATATAAAGATTGTATCTCTTCTCCAAAAGATTGGTTGTGAACACCGTTAACATCTGGATATTTATCCAATTCAGATCGTACAGAAGTTATCCAAATCAAAAGGATCTTCTCTTGATTATCAAGGATGTTTTTTCTCTCAAGCATATCCTTGTATTGTTCTTCAGGGATCTTTTTCGTTAAAAGCTGTTTTTGACGAGCATATAAACGATCCAGATTATTCCCATATGCGATAACATCTTTATGCACCTTCTGATACTTTTCTAAAAATAAACTGATGTCTATTGGATTCATGTTCATCAGTATTTTTTTACGCACAGATGGAGCTATATCACAAATAGGTAAGGAGCATTTCAGAATATTATGGATATCATTCGTTATACCAAAATGCTCTTTGATGAGTTCTCTTTGAATCTCATTCGTACCACTGATATTGAGATTGGTCTCTTCTTTAAAGAAGCTATGACCATTCTCCATATCGTAGGTTAATCTGTAATTGATACCATTGTGACTTAATGATAATGATTTATAACCATGTTTTCCGTAACTTGATTTGATTGGTGGGAATGGGAACAATTCGTGGAGTAGCGTACTTTTACCAGATCCGTTGGATCCTATGATGAGTTGAATTTCTTGATCCGTATCTATGTCGATTTCGTATATCCTACTTACACGCAAACGGATATGGTCGCATAAAGAAAGGTGAGTTATTTTCATAGTCATGTATATTAAAATATTTGTTTACGATATAATGATTTCTTCTACATGATGGATAAATTTTATATTTTTTAACCAATGGAATCAACTATGAATACATACAATGTATCTGTTAAAGAAAAAAAATTCATAAAGACGAAAGCTTCCAATATACTTGTCCAGACAGTTATTTACAATGTCAATGATCATGATAACATAAATGTACCACTAATGACATCAGCCAATATTATACTTCCAGACATTTTTGAACTTTATACAAAAAGTGAGATAGAGGAAGAATCTGAACAATTTGTTATTCAATCGATATCAAGTACTGTTGATAAAATATCCATTAAAAGACATGATTTAGCTGAATGCCCTGTCTGTGGTGCATCAGTAATAGTCATTGATAATCATGTAGTGTGTCTTAATCTTGATTGTTGTGCTACAGTTGACCTTATTAAGATACGAATGGTGAATATGTTTCCGAATCTCCCAATGCGGATGATGATGGATCTTGTAGAATACGTTTTTAATAACTTCGAATTAGAATGCTCATTCATAGGAGTTATTCGACACATTATGAATCATTGTGATGAATATTTCCATGAGTTTGAAACTCTAACTAGTATGATAGTTGACAGTCTTCGAGATGTTCATCTTGAATGGTTCTTTTATGCGACTATAGGACGACCTTTACCTGAAGAATTAAGTCTTATTGTAAAAAAATATTCTGATAAGTTGATATATATGATAGAAGATTACTATAACGACCTTTCCAAAATCAAAAACATGTCTCAAAGATCTTTAGCTCTTTGTAAGCTATCGATTGCTTCAAATAAGGAATTCGTTGAGCTGGTATCAAATATCTGATCCAAAATTCAGATATATATCATACTAAGAAGATGACCCTTTCCTTTAGGTGAGGGGGTACTGAGAATCATAAATTATCCATACAGAACGCATAATCCAAAAGGATCAATCATGAACCTAACAGCTCAGGTAAAACTGGAGCCTGATGCTGATCAGGCTTTATCATTAACTCGAACCATGCAGCTCTTTAATGATGCTTGCAACTTTGTAGCTAAATTAGCTTTTAAGCGTAAAGTATACCATCCAGTAGCGTTGCACAATCTCAAGATCAGCGACAGCACACTTTATTACCATCTTAGAGCTACTTATCCAAAGCTCAATTCGATACAAATCGAACTGGTTTTTCGTAAGGTGGCTGATGCTTATAAAACACGCTTAAAACGCTTAAAGAAGAGGAAGAAGCTAAAGCATCCTTGCAGGTTCAAAGAGATGAGCAGCATTCCTTATAATCATCTTATCAGTAACTATAAGCTTATCGTAGCTTCGGCTGGAGATAGAGCAATCACTCCACACCTTTCAGTCGTTTTAGTTGACGATGCTCGATACAAACGTTCTAAGATCGATTACATCGTAGCTGATCATCAGCGTAAGATATTAGCTAACGCTGTTCCTGGAACGTTTGGCGGAGAATCGCGGATCTCATTCCGAAAAGGCGCTTTTTATATCAACATCCCAGTGGAGCAATGCGTTGCTCCAGAAGCTATCGATCCGATCAGATCGATTGGAGTGGATCTTGGAGTAGTGAATATCGCAACTACTTCGTATGGTAAGATCTTCAGTGGAGAGCTTATCGAAAATAAGCGGTTGAAGTTCCAGAAGCATCGATCTTCATTACAAAAGTGTGGATCGAAATCAGCTAAGCGTCGGTTGAAGTCAGTAGCTGGTAAAGAAGCACGTTTTCGCAAAGATCTCAATCATTGCATCAGTAAAGAGCTCGTTGTTGCGGCTAAAGGCACAAGTTCACGGATCGTGTTGGAGGATCTCACCAACATCCGAGAACAGACAACGGTTAGGAAGCAGCAACGAGCTCGTCATCATGGTTGGAGTTTTGCTCAATTACGTGAGTTCATCGGCTACAAAGCAGCTATGGCTCAAGTGGAAGTTAAGGTTGTGGATCCGAGCTACACGAGCCAAAGATGCAATAACTGCGGAAGCATCAGTCGATCGAACCGAAGAAATCAGTTCCGATTCAGCTGCAAAAGTTGCGGTCATGATGCTCATGCAGATTACAACGCCGCTTGCAATCTAGCTTGGTTAGGAGATAATGGTGCTGAACGATTCGTTAAGGATGAGTTGATGCACTAAAGACTATGTTGGGGCTGTAACTGTCAACCAGCCTTATGTAGGGGTGCTATCGGAGCAATGATAGAGCTACTTACAAGCCTCTTCCTTTAGGTGGAGGTTGTTGACCATTTAGTTGATATAAAGAAGATACCATTGAGACGATATGGTAGGACTTCTTTGTTTATTATTTTACAAAGATGATGTTAATGTGGCCGAATAAACGGTAAATTCAAATGAGGAGAAAATCATGGCTGTAAAAGAAAAGGATTACACTGATGTAGCTAACCATATCGAAGGTGCCATGGAGCATGTTGGTACTAAAGATGGTATTGCTACATACAATGTAAAGCAATCTGATTATATGGCTTTCATGAAAGGACGCGGTATCACTGAAGATACGATTCGTCAAGTCTCGGAAGCTGATATCGATTACATGAATGGTAATATCGTTGTTGCCAACAAGCTTCTTCTTGAAGACAATGATCTTAGTCGTGCAGTGATTAAGACTCGTTCACCGATGGGTGTTAAAGAGTTCCGTTACACTCGCAAGGTCGAAGGTCGTGCTCCAAAGACTGGTGAAGAAACTGTCAAGTTCGGTGTGGCTTCTGTGAATCTCAAGATCAGGACTCGTCTTGACAAAGATCTTCTGCAACGTTGTTCAGAAGCTATCGAAAGAGCCTAAGCATCAGCTTAATTAAAACATCACAAGCTCTGATACCTGTGTGTATCAGAGCTTGTTTTCTACGAATTCATATAAAAAGGACGAAACGATGTCAAATGTATTAAGTAAGATGAAACGTAAAAATAAACGTATCGATAAGAAGACAGTAAAACAACTTAAGACGCAAAGCTCGAAGATGGATTTCAAATCCAAAGTACTTCCAAATACTCTCTATGTTGATGTTAAGAATTCGATCATTTACATAGGTGATGACACAAACCTCATTGGTAACTGTAAACGTCTCGAAGTAGGTACTACGATTGAATCTAATGATCAACTCCTTGAGGATCTGAAGAAATTAGATAAGGATAGTATTAACAAAGTTATCTTAGATAATCAGGATAATTTTAAGATCCTTTCATTCGATGAGTTTATTACGAATCTCACTCTCAACATTGACAAATTGAAGAATCATCTTTCATCTCGTATCTTTCATCTTGATGATAAATTCGGATCATTGATTCTGATGTTGCAACATTCTAGTGGTAATTATTTTTGCGTATCAGTTGATTCAACAAATGAGGAACAGTACGTCATCTTAACTAAGTTCAACGAGTTTTTTGAATTCGTAGATACGAAAGAGTATCATGAATTTGGAAATATAACCGTTGTTAAAGAACGTCAGGATGGCATGATCGTTTTCATTGGTGTTGATCACGATGGATACAAATCAACTATCGTTATCGTTGATGATAAGCTTAATGTTTTTGTGAAAAATGAAATCGACATAGAGGATTCATTTGTCGTTGCACGATCTATTGAATTTATTAATGAGGATATCTTCATTATCGGTATTGCTGAGCGACATAGTAAAGGTACTGGATACGGACTTATCATTAAGTTTGACAAAGATCTTTACGATCCAGAATTCAAGTTGTTTGAAAACACAGATTCTAATTTCATAGGATTCACTGCATCTACAATTACCGACATCTGTAGTGAGAAACAGTTGTTGGTTTCAGGATTGTCTGAGACTAAGATTGGAGATACTGAAAGAATGGTCGTATCATTCTTTTATTTTGATACGGATCTCAATATCAAAAGATCTGAATCTGTTATCACAAGTGAGTCTGTAGTTATTAATGACATCATCCAAGATGACTCATCTCTTATCGGTTGTGGTATCATATTCGAAGATGAAGATACACCTATCATTTTCTCAAAATCAGATAATAGCTTTGTCATGTATAAGATCCAGGGTGATGTCTCAGGATTGACTCAAATAACCGTCAGTGATGATGATCTGATATTCTCTGGAAAAATGTTACCAAATACTCAAAAATCAGATATCGCAACGATCATCGTAACAAATAAAGCTCTAGAGTTTAAATACGCTAGAATGTTTGAAGAATCACCGTCGATGATTGTTAATGTAAATAAAACCAATAAAGGTGTTTTAACAACGATATCTTCTGATACATCAACGTTTGCTCTTGAAGCGAAATCTTTTAAGTCATTAAATTACAATGATAAAAAGATCTTTGGTAATAGGACTGTTAAATACGAAGAGCTATCTAGCCGATTCATTCCATTCGGTTTAACAGAGCTTCCTATTGAGATCAACATCAAATGAAATAACTAAGGATCAGAGGATGCCTCTGATCCTTAGGTTATATCTTATTATAAAAGCTAATCATTATGTAGAACGCACCTCTATGAAAAATCTATAAATGGATTTAGTATGAGTGATAATAAAATAATCAACAAGCAGTTCATACATTCATGTTCTATTCGAACAAAAACTGGAAATGCTGTAATCGTTAAAGAAAAAAACCAATACGAAGATGGAACCATCAAACCGAACCTAGTTTTATATGAGAATCCAAAGAGATCCTTTTATATAACTCAACCAAAATACCGGACATACAATTACAAACCTGAATACGAATTAGCTTCAAGGCTTGACAAGATAACGGTTAGTGATCATGAGCTCTACTCGAAAGTAGCTGAGCTTTTTAATCTTGGTCCTGGGTATCATTCAGCTGATAAGCTTTTCAAATCACCGTATATCTTTGGAGCTGATATAAATGTTGAAGCTCTTATCAAGATGCGATATATGAATCAATACCCTGATTCATCTTTACTCCCAACTGTTGGATTCCTTGACATTGAGACAAGTATTGATACGAATCAGATCATCATGATATCTTATCTTCATGATACGACGGTTCATACCGCTATCCTTCGTTCATTCTTTTTTGAAGAAAAAGGTAAAGATCGAGTACCTATCAATCTAGATGATCTTGTACCTTTCATCCAAAAGAACCTCGAAGGAAGAACTAAAGATATAAACTTCACTTATGACATTAAGATATTCGACATCGAAATAAAGCTCATAGCTTGGATCATGCAATGTATCCATATGTCAGAAACTGATTTTATATCTATCTGGAATATGAACTTCGATATCCCAAAGATCTTAGCTACTATTGTAAAATCAGGTTATCGTCCAGAGGATCTTTTCCATAATCCAAAACTTCCAACGAGATGCAAATACCTTAAGTATCACGAAGATAAGCAGAAAAAAGATCACTTCACATTGAAATGGCATTGGCTTTATAGCTCATGTGGAACTCAATGCGTTGATGCAATGGGTCTTTATTCTCAATGTCGAAGAACTCAAGGTTATCTTGACAAGTATAGTCTTGATAACGTTCTTGATAAAGAGATTCAAATGGGGAAACTCCCACTTATCAGTGGATCTCACGTTATCATGCAACGTCATCATTTTAAAGAATACATCGTTTACAACATATTCGATGTCATTGGATTGAAGCTTCTTGAAGACAGGATCAATGATTTTGTATCTATGCATGTGCTTATAGGTCCAACTCCAGTAAGCAAGTTTGCAACTCAGACCACTCGATCGACAAATGATATGTATTACGACCTTATCAACAAAGGTATGATCCTCTCATCTAAATCAGGTGATGATCCTTTTATCAAATTCGATAAGTACTTACCTCGAGTAGGTGGTGCAGTTCTATCTGCGAGTCGAGTACGAGGAGTAGGGATTCCCTTAACCTTATGAACGAAGATTTTTTTCCTATTTCAAAAGATACCGATGTCAAATGCTATCGTTGTAAAAAAGAAAATACTCAATCTGAAGAGCAGTTTTACCTTACAGAGTGGGAACTTTCTACAGGAGCATCAACTGACGGTATTTATTATTGTCATTCTTGTATAATTAATAGTGGAGAACATACAATGATCACATTGCTTGAACCTAAAAATCCAAAGTCAGATAAAAAAGATAAAAACGTACCAGTAACTGTATTCACCTTAACTTTCGCTACAATCGATCTGAATTATTCGAACGTATCGATATCGAAGAAGGTACCTAATAGCAGGCTTGAATTGAACGAATCTGTATTAAATGATCATTTTGATGATATCATCAGGGATTATAATGATCCAAGTATTTCTACCATTAAGGGAGTATTTAATGGAAAATACGTTAACGTCGAAAAGAAATACATATCAGGATTCTTCGTTGATGTGCTTCATAAAGTTGAAGGTGAAGCTTGTAATGGTTTTGATAATGATGGTCTACCTCCTTGGAATCCTTAATCCGATTAAGAGGAAACAATATTGGAATTGTATTTTATCATTACAACTATCATAGATAGATTCAGAGAATATGCTTCGATAGAAAATTGTATTAGTGAACGATTTATGTATTTAGCTTATCTCTTAGCTAATATCGATAACGATCCACCATCATTCAAACATCTCGTCGTTGAAGCGTTATCTCGTCAGGTTCATGGTGATGATTATGAGTATCCGTATGATGAAACTATCTATACTGATCTCATTTTCGTTGAAACTAAAATCCCTATCATCTGTAAAACGCATGGTTTATTTTACCTAACATTGAGAGAGCATCTCATACCTCCCATCATAGATGCAGACGAAGCTTTTAAGCTCGATATTCGAGATAATTACCCTCACGGATGCTTGACTTGTATCAATGAAATCAAAAACTCGAATGCAAGACGTCGATTAACTACTTCGATGTTCCTCATGCAATTAGAACAATATCCAGACTCATTAAAGGTTGATTATAGCCTTGTAAGATATGGTATTCCAACTGATGGGTCCTCTAGTGTTGATTCTGATGGTAAAAGGATAGATCCTTCAAGTATTCCGATAGCTCTTATCTGTAGAGAGTGTAGCACTCCTGATAATAAAGTCATCTATTATCAGAGACCTTATATCCATATAAAAGGATTCAAAAAGAATCAAGGAACTGGGTGTAAAGAGTGTCATAAGAAGTTGAGAATTGAAGTTGGTAAAAGAATATGGGAAGATGAAGCTTTTCGTAAGTCTAAAACCGAAGCTACTAGAATCCAAATGAATGATCCAATTATGAGAGAAAAATTGCGATCATGGATGACAGAGCGGAATAAGGATCCTGAGTTTAGGAAACTTATGAGTTCTGAGGAGGTTCGTAAGAATAGGAGTATATCTAACTCTAATTTTGATAGATCAACTCCATCTGATGTTTATCTTCTTACTGGATATTCATCTGAATTTGGATATTTGATCAAGGTTGGATGCAGCTCTAATATCCATAGTAGATTAGCCAATCTCAAGGTTGGTAATGATATCAATTTTGAGTTGATTTGGTCAAAACATTTCGAAAACGGTATTGAAGCTTTTAAATTGGAGGATTTCATCTTAAATAATGAAACAATTCTGAATCATAAATGGAATGGTGATATGGGGAGTATTGTTCGTAAAGGAAGTACAGAAATCCTAACTTTTTCATCAGAAGAAGAACGATCTAAGATCCTCAATTTCATCATCCAAATTTCAGATACTTCCAAATTCAACTAACCTATTATATAACAAGATTCATTTCAGCATTTTTAGGAAACTTGAAAAATACACCTCTTTTGACAGTTTCCTAAAAATACCATTTTAAACCATTCCACATGGAGGTTTAATTTTGCAATTAAGCTTCGAAACGATGTTCTCGATACTAGTAGCAGACCTTGATTACTCAAGTCTTTATCCAAGTATTATGAGAGCGATAAATCAGAGTCGGATGACTCTAACATTTGTACCTATCTTGATTGATGGAATGACTCGAGATGAACTTGATAGGTACTTTAGTAATCTTGTAAATGTTAGAGAAAACGCTGAAACTCTTTGTTCTGTTTATCACGGATTTCCAGATTACCAAGAAATGTACCAATTAGTTAGGGACTATCAGTATAGAGACCAACCCTCAATTAATTGAAGGATAATAAATTATCATGAAATTCATTATGTTTTGTGGAGATGATCGAGTCGGTAAATCGACAATGTCAAGATCATTACAATCATTGATCCATAGAGGTTTTCGTGTTAAAACATCCATCGTATCTTTTGCAGATGGTGTAAGAGATGAATTAGTTAATCTCTATGGTATTCCAAATGAGATTATATATAACAAAACCATCGATAAGAAGAAGTTGAATCTTTGCCTCGGTGATTATACATATGAAGGAATCATACCACAGTTGTGGATGAAATATGGCTTAATTGGTAAGCTTTCTGACTATTCTGATATAGAGATATCTTTACGGGATCTTTTCGTAACTCATGGAACGAAGATCAGACGTCAAGAAGATGATCTTTATTGGAATAAGATCGTTAAAGAAAAAGTAGCATCATTCGATGATATTGAAATATGTATCATTGATGATCCAAGATCACCATCGGATTTTGAATTCGACACGTTGATTTTTCATCTAAACAACAATCAACCAGCTCATTATAATCTTGAACAACAGAGATTCCATGATTGGTTAAAAAATAACGAACATCGCATAGATTTGAGTGTAGATCTACCTGTACATTTACTTGAATTCGATGCAGATAAAATAAATAAACAAATCATCTTACCGTATATTCGTGATAAGATGATTATTAAATAAGGTGGTTTGTGATGCAAAATCAGATATCTTGGCTCTCTTTTGATCTTGGGAGTAATCTCGGTTGGAACAAAAGCGTTTGTACGTTCCGACCTGAGTTAAAAATAAACGTTGTTGATCATGGTACTATCGATTTGAATCATTTGGCTTCCGAATGGTCTAAGCGTAATTACAGTGAAGTACTCACTCCACGACGTATCAGGATCAATATCTTCATGGAGCAAATCAAGAAACTCGTTGATAACTCAAATGCTGACGCTTTTGTTACGGAAGATGTTTTCTGTAATCCTCATCGAGTCGATGCGTTCAGAGCATTAGTTATCTACATGGATCGATTAGAAAGCTACATCAATAATGAAAAGAACAAACGTTTATACACTATCCCTGCAACTCAGATCAAAAAGCATATCAGTAATTATGGACATGCTGATAAGTCGTTAGTCATCAAATCTGTTTTGGACAATAACCAAATAACTATGAAAAGGCCTCAAGATGCAACGACTCATGAGTTTGACAGTGTTGCTGTTGTTTGGGGTTTCATCAGAGAATACCTGATGGTTCAAGTTTGAGATATATATCATCCTGTAATATCAAATCTACTCATGAGGAGAAAATAATGTTTCAAGTATCAACTCAGGAAGACCGGACTCCTTCCAGATTAACGCGATATGCTGCTTCTAAATGTTACAATCGTAACAGTGAAGAGTGTTTGAAGAATTGTGATAAAATAGATATTCCAAATGCTTTAGGTAAAACTGGACATCATACAACGCTTCAACATTCGAGTAACTATATCTCATTCGATATTGAAAATATACCAGTGAGTCTAGCTACATTCGGTCTCCATCTTACGCATCCATTTTACAATTCGAGTCAACGAAGTGGTCGTTATTGTTTGGATATGTTTGATGGGGACAACCGTATTCAGCTTGTTGAATACATTCAGCAGTTTAAGAAAAAGTATATCGGTGATACACCTTACGATTTAAAGATCCTTAACTGGTTCTTACGAGGATTTGATTTCTTTCATGATAATATCGATAAGGTCCAAGCTTTAGCTAAGGACGCTCTCTATAAAGAGCGTCCTCATTATAAACTCGATATCGAACGTCAATCTTTAAGGATAGCTCAAGACCAACTACGTGTGTTTATCTCAACGATCGTTCCAACCGGAATGGTTTACACGATCAATCATATCGCTCTATTTGCATTATATGCTTCAGCTTGGAATGATCCATTAAAAGATCTTACACAGCAGATGATACATCAGATCGAAGATCTTGATATCATACGAACATTTGATTCATTGAATCTAAAACAAACTAATGATTATCATCCTCATTTCGAATGTTATGGTGATGAGAATAAGGTCTTTGGTATTTTGAATAAACCAGAAGTTAATGTTCATCTTACTAAGATCATTAATGATGATAACTTTGATAAATTTGAATCGCTCTTTAAATCGCACGCTGTTCTTGATACGCTCTATTTTGATCCAAACTGTTATCCAGAGGATATCGATGATCTTTATTGTACTGAGTTTAAGGCGACTGTCAAAGTACCAGTTGTGACTTTTGGTCAGGATCAACGTCATCGTATGATCTCAAGAACGTTAGCGAAGGTTACTGGTGATTTTTACATATCTCCATTACTTGAGAAAGTTCCAGGTGTGATCGATTTTGCAGCAAGATTCGCTAATGAATACAATGAGTTAGTGAATAATGTTGGACCACGTAATATGATCCATTTTATTCCATATGGTTCAGTTGTTGAATACGCTAAACGGTATGATTATAGAGCGTATGCTCATTGTATTCATAAACGTATGTGCTTCAATGCTGAAGCAACTATTTGGAAGATGGAGAATGAAACGATCAGACAGCTTTTTGCACTGATGAATCGTGATCGAAAAGAATCTGTTATAGGACCACCATGTTTAAATGGGAAGTGTCCTGAAGGAAAAAGAAGTTGTGGTAAAGAAAGAAGTTGTTTAACACGTAATCTCATTTAAAAGGACGAAATAAAATGGAAGAAAATACTACACCTGAAGTTGTAGATGTTGATACTAATATTACTGATGAAGAATTGGTAGATCTTGGGGGATCGACTGTAACAGGTATCGTTACTGACCTTAGTGAAGAGCTTGCTGGAGAAAATATCTCTTTGGATACTCAAGAATCTGATATCAGCGAAGCTGAAACTCTACATAACAAGGTTATTCAGTACGCTGATCGTCTGAATGAAATCATTAGTGAGAATGGTGAAGGTCTCGTGATGAGAACTTCAGTCACAGACACCAAAGATGATGTCTATGTTGGCTGTATCGATCAAAAGGATAATAGCGTTGTTATCATCAAGAAAGGTTCTGAAAGCTTTATGATAAAACTCGATGGTTATAAGGATATCAAGCATATCTTTATCGAGGGTGATGATATCATCGTAGCAGCCTTTAATCATCATGATCAGACAGTTATTATTAAGCTAGACAATAGCTTAAATACGGTTTTTCAGAAACCTATCTTTAATCATCCGATTGAGATTTCATCGATGGTTAAATGGAATGATCAATACCTTCTTGCAACCAATGTTATCAAGACGATTGAGGAGCATAATCTCTTTCGTCAAGCAATCATCCGATGCAACGATTTCTTTGCTCCAATCGATATCATCGAATTCGACGATAAGATCATTAATGATTTTGATATCCCAGTTGAAGGTTCTTTCACGAAGATCGAATGTATGCTACCTATCGAGGATAAGCTCTTTGTAGCCTCCATTGGTGGTAATAATGAAAAAATCATTTCCAATATCAGTATTATCGACTCCGATTACAAAGTTGAGCGTTCTTCGTATATGAATATCGAAGGATCTAATATGACTAAGATCGGATTGCTTTATCCAACAACTGATAATACTATCAACGTTGTTGGTATCTATACTCAAGATACTGATAACAGATCATTCATCAAGAAACTTGATTACAAGTTAAACATCATTTAATAATAGAAACCAATCGACACCTATGTTGGGTGTCGATTGGTTTTTAAAAGTATCTTGATGAGTATTTATTTTTTATGCTATTATAAATTTTATCAGATATATATCATTTGGTAACAATAACTGATCTAATAAATTTTGGAGGTTTATTATGCTTGATTACAATTACATTGATAAAGGTTGCAAAGTTGCTGATCACTTTCATAAACCATTCAACGTTACAATGAATGGTGCAGTTATCGCCAATGGTATCGATGTTACCTATCCTAATGGTCACATCGAGTTGAGGATCTTTAATTACGATCCTCGATTCAAATCAGCTATTGATGATATGTTCTCATCCATAGTTGGTGTTCAAGAAGTAACTTTCTCCAATCCTTTAATTATTTCACCAAGGGGGTGATCATGTATTTATTATACTGTATGCATAAACTTAAGAAGCATCTTGCTCTTTATGATGGTTCTTATGAAACGATGCGTAAGTTGCGTACGTATCTTTCATTTGCTCTGAATACCGAAACCAAAGGTATTCAAAATATCTCAATTTTAACTCGAGAATATGGGGATATTATTCATCGAATAATGCTTATATTGGACGAGCATGGACAGAGTATCGTGGGTCGTGATAACGGTGTCTGGATCTATACAAAAGATGGAAACGTCTTTGAACCAGTTACTGCAAAAGATGTTCCACTCGTATCTCTTCCTAACCTGGTGCATTTCCGATTGGAATTCCCAGAATTGGAAGCGTATTTATGATCAACCTAAAAGATCCTAAGATCAAGGAGCTCATGTAAGCTCCTTGATCTTATTTATTTTTTAACCGCGCCAAGCTCTTAAAAACATGTATTTTCGTGGACCGACGTTTATAGCGTATTGAGTATCATTGTAGAATGTAGCTTCTAGCATACCAAGTTCAGTTGATTCGAAGATAATGTTCGGATTGTAGCAATTGAGCATTTTGTCAAGATCGATACTGAAAGCGATATCGGATTGGCTTTCGCCGATAGTACCAACAACATCTTTCATATCAAGATTCATAAGAGGTGCAATTGTCATGATACCATTTTCAAAATCGACAAGTTGCAGTGCTGAAGAAAGTTTCTTGTTATGCATCTGTGCAAGTTGATTTTCAACAGCGTCGATAAACTTATTCGCATCATTCTCTTTGACATTCTTATCTGGAGAAATAAGATTGTTGAATATACCAATAAGCTTTTCTTGATCTTTGGCATTAGGACGTTTAGAGATATTCCAACCATTAGCATAAAATGGTCGAATAACGTCGTATGAATAAAGCTTGCAGAGGAGCCGTTCTGCTGCAATGTTTCCATTGAAAGATTGATAGTCTGTGTAGATGTCTTCAACCTCGAATCTTCCTACAGTCGTAAGGCTATTGATCTCTTCGTCAGGACTCTCACAGATTTCGTTAAAAACAAGACGAATGATCTTGATACGTGGTGCGAGGATATTATGCTTGATGCTCATTTTACCTACGTAAATATGATAACCAGGCTTAATAACGATCATAGCTTGTTTAACATTCGGAACACGGTTAAGCTTGTTGAATAGAACCGCATTCAGTAAACGATCGTCCGGACCAGCTACGACAGTTGCTGTTGAAAACGAAGATTCTTTTTTACGTCCACCAGTTTCCCAAATAGAAACGTTGTCATCTTTGATGTTGAGTGGGATTAGAATTGTGTCGCCGATTGCAACAGATGAATTCAAAAACTCAAAATAGTCAGTATAGACAAATTGTTTTTTATCATCACCAGAAGTTCTAATCCGACAAGCGCTAAATTCCATTGAAGCATCTCCTCTAAAATAAGTTTTAAGTTGGACAACAGGTTTGACTACTATAATGAGCTAAATACTTAATATTCCTCATTAATATAGTTTGAACATATTAATTTAAACTTCCTAAGATAGATTCGATATCATCTACCGAAGCTTTCTTATCACCATTTGAATAGATATTGCGAGATCCAGTAAAAGATGTTTCTAGATCATCAACGATACCTAATTCAGGATCGAACTGATAACAAACGAATTTGTGTTTCTCTGGAGTGTTATCGACGTATCGGTGTTTACCCCAATTCATAGTTAACCAAGAATTACCTGCATCGTCTTTTTCAATCTCCAAATAGATTATCATGTCAACCTCACGGGCTATACCAGTAGCATCAGCAAAATGACGTTCAGAATATCTCTTAACAGGGTAAGGTATTCCAGAAGCAGCTATATCAGAAGCACCTTTGTTCAACTGATGAGCTGTAACTAAAGTATTGCCAGACGCTTTACAAAAGTTACACACATTATTATACAATGACTGCAATAATGCGTGATTACCAGCTTGACTTGTTGAACCGAAATTCGTCAATTTCATTTGGCTCAAGTAATCAACAACAGTAGTGATGATCTGAAAACCAGCATTCTCGTATTTCTCGATCAGCGTAACGAATTCATTGTATCCAAAATACGCTGGTAAATACCTTTCGATAACGAGAACATAATCATTCACATTGAAATAGCTGTATATCTCATTAACGATTTCATCTTCAGTCATATCAGGTGGAGGAACTGAACCTTTGATGGAGATATACATCTCTTTAAACATCTTGAACATATTCTGATACCCTTCATTTTCTAATGAGATGAAGAGGATCATCGGTATCTTACCAGGAGTTTTTGGTGGATTGTTGTACTTAACGATCCATTGTGGTATTTTTGTTAATATGCCGGATTTGTAATTATGCGTCCTTGCAGCGAATATAACACTCTCACCTAGAGCTAATCCACCACTCGGGCCAAATAACTGATTCAGTCCTTGTAATCCAGTTTTAATAACATGATTCACACGACGTTCTTGAAAGAGCTTATAAGCACTCCGTATGCTTCCGATATCACTTGTGTTGATAGTTTCGACAGGACCGCTTTTATTCGTCAAGCTGTTTACATTGTCAACAGTTGATTGGAACTCTGAAATCAGAGAGCGTATATTCCTCAAAGACTCTTTCTGACTCTCTATAGAATATGACAACTCGCTTTCTTTAAGATGACCATACAATTTCGCTATATAGCTCTTACTCATGAACCACATAACGATATTGTTCAATCTGTCCGTGATATCAACGATACGATTCGCTGAAATTTCGTCATTTACAACAGACTTTAAAGCGTCACGAATGTATCCATCTTTCCTGAATATCTGATTCGAAAGATGTCGTTTGAATATATTCAAGATATCGATCTTGTTATCTTCGATATTCAATTGATTAGAAATGATCTCTTTGCAGAGCGTTATATATAATTCACAATATTTGATATCTGAATCATTGATTGATCCAAGATTATCATTATACGTATTGAATATAGAATCAACAAGCTTATGCATCTTTTCATCGTTACGATGAACTAAGACCTTTAATAGATCAAAGAATACAGTTGCGTCCAGTAGCATCGTGCAATCCTTTGTTATGATTATTGAAATGATCCCTCATCTAAATGATGGTTCAGCCTTTTACTATTAAATTTACTCCTAATATGTAATACCATCATATGAAATAAAATAACCTTCACACTAAGGAGATTTCGATGTTTTTCAATATACCTAGTATTCTTTTTACTCATTCTGATCATCTATCGGTAGATGATCTCAACAGAACTGATAAAGTAGCTGTATCTATCGAGCTTTTCATAAGCTGCATCTTCTTATCTCTTTATATAAGTAGACTAAGAGGTCATTTTCCTAAAAATAATAAATCTTATAAGCATCTTTTATCATCGATCCTTTTTTGTAAATCATGCGTTATCAGGATGCTTTTAGGTAATGTCGAATTAAACGCTATTGAATCTAATACGATCAATAAACTCACAGATCTCTTGAATAACATTCTTTATAAGAATAAAATCGATCGTCATATCCAATCTAAAGATCAGATCTTTGCTTCACTTGATCAATCTTCATTCAGCGCTAATCTGATACAAACTGTTAAACGAGAGATCCAATTCGTTCTCTCTGTAGCTAACCAATTAGATTACACTGACGATGTCATAGTTATACCATACATCAGATCATTCACTTCTCATGAAGCTTTTAACAAAGATACTGTAACTTTGTCGGATATTCATTTTGACTTAAAGATCGACCAAACTAAGAATACTGCATCAGATCTCTGGTATCGTATTTATCAAGGTATCAAATTCTTTGGTAATTATGAAGATGTCACGAAAATTCTCCAACATCTTTGTCTCGCTATTAATATAGGGATACTTCCGGATCTCGATTCAGGTCTTGGTTTAACCCTATTCCCATTTGAATCTTTTTATGTCTCTGATACACTTAAGAAATATATCAGTGAAACAGATATTAACTCTATAGAAAAGCATATCTCTATTTTTGATTACGAAACTGTATTTAATACTATCTTATTGAATAATCCAGTTCTTAAAGAAACTCATAGCGCTGCTATGGAAGCTGATTTTACAGACCAAGTCGGTGATTCAGAAGAAACTACTGATGGTAATGAAGAGGACCAACCAGTGGATGACTCTTTAGATACGGGTGAAGAGGACCAGTTATCTGAAGAACCTGAAACCGATGCATCAACTGATGACACTCAGGTCGATGCGATGATAAATACAGATAACTCTGAAAATAATTCATCATTCGATGATTCAAATAACCAAGAACAAACTGAAAAAAAATTACTAGGGTTTGACGTAAAACTCGTAGTAAATGAAACTTTAGATAGATTTATGTATAAAGTTTCTGTTGCTAAATTCGTCGACAATTTAATCAAATTCAATCATGATGACGTACCAACAGAATCAGTTGCGATCCTTCGTAAATGGAAGAATTCGTTTCTGTTTCTAACTGACGCTGATGAAACGAAGCGTCTTCTCAAATCTTTAAAGATCACCTTAAAATAAAAATATCCTTAAGGAGTTTATACATGACCGCTCTTAATAACTTTCAAGAGTTTATGGCTGGCCTTGAGTCCATGAATATCGATGTTGATGGCGATAGCGTATCCATCTCTGATCAGCAAACCATCGACTCTGTTTTTGGTAATGTTAAGAATTTCATCACCTCTAACAACCTGGTTCAACCTGATTACTTCCATTCTCTTGAATCCATCGAGACTCCGACCAGATCTCTGAACAAAGCTGTTGATGTAACCGGCGTTGGTATTGAACCATTGATCACCCTTTGTCAGAATTGTAACGTTCCGTCCAAGCATCTGAAAGCTGCTGTTGAGTCTGTAGCTCTGTGTATTCACAACTACTGTCAGAATTACAGTGCTAGCCAGCATTTTGCTAAAGGTTCTGCACCGTCTGGTAGCCATGGTGATTACGAGGTTCGTGGATTCGATGGTGTATTCTCTGACCGTATGAATGCCATGGTCAAAGGAGAGGCTGCAGCTTCTCTTGAGTCTTTTGGTGCCGATGTATCCAACGTTATCTCCGATGCTAAAGTAGCTGTCACTGTAACGATCCTTCGTTATCATCGTGGCGTTATCCATCGCCTGATTCCGAACATCCCGACTGATTCCGTAATGGTTTCCTACAAGGTTGACCATATGGAAGTATACGACTTGGCTAAATCTCGTAGTAATGATGCTGCTGAGCGTTATGATGGCCAACATCGTGTACCGTTTGTTGATCTGTATGGCGATCCCTCCCCAGCCAACACTCAGCTGAAACCGATCGTTCTTCGTACTTCCAACGATGCAACCGCACCGAATTCCAAGCTGCTTGCTGAGAATGTTGGTAAGATCAATACTTCGATCAACATGTTCGATTACTCGATCGACGCCGGTGTAATCGGTTATACTCATATCGATTTCACTGATATCGTTGCTGACAACGTCCGTATCAAAGCGCTGTACTTCAACGTCACCGATGGTACTTCCACTGAGCTTTTCCGTTTTGGTGTAAGTGAGTATGCTGGCGCTCGTATGTTGATGAATGCCAACAATCTTGATTCTGGCGATCGTACTTGTAACTTCAAGGATACCCTCGTCCTTGCCAACGATTCCAAAACTTCCAGCGATGTAGCATCCACCTTGCTTGCTGGTCTTACCGAAGATGCAGTTGTCAAATTGGTAACCAATGCATCCGGTTCTGTTAATCTGAAAACTTCTGAGATCATCGTTCTTGGATCCACTGCTCCTGCAATCGGTACCGTTTCTGGTAATGCCGTCATTGCTGCTGATCAGGCGATCTTTGATGCTCTTACTTTCACCATCGTTGGTTTTGAGCCTGCTGCTGAGTTTTCCGAAGAGAACGTACGTAAGACTACTCGTGCAATGCGAATCATGACTAAACAGGTTGGTTATGAGATCCCTGGTTCCCAGAACTTCGTTGTTCAGTACTCCCTTACTCAGACTCGTCCGGAAACTGTTATCGATGGTCTTGCTAAGCTTATGGCTATTGGTAATGATGATCGTGGTATCAGACTTATCATGGATACCATGGGCAACGTCAAAGATCGTATCGTTGCTGAGTCCAAACTTAGTGATGCTAACTATGTAAATAAAGTTGGTCAGGCATTCGTCGCTGGCCAGCGTGTTAAACCGTCGATCTTCTTCCACACCATCACTCTTGATGCTGATCTGAAGAATATACGTTCTGCTGATAAATGGGGTGATATCCGTGCATTGACTGAGGAGAATCTGCTGAACATCTTCTCTCGTCTGTATCGTGAATCCTACTACTCTCAGGAACTGGGTGATGGTGAGAAACCGGTATTCAACTGCTTGACCTCCATCCCGATCAAGTCTTCTCTGCTTTCTGTACCGCATTATCACAATCACCTTGCTGATTCTGCAGCTGACAAAGTAGCTGATGGCGTAATCGAGTTCCGTCGTACTCTTCCGGATGGTACTGTACTGAACGTAATCACCACTACGTTCAATTACATGGATGACAAGATGCTGATCGTACCTGTACGTCCTTCTCGTCCTCAGTCCGTCCTGAACTTTGCTCAGAACCGTGAGCGTGGTCAGTTCCTTGCTCAAGCTACTCCGACTATCAACGATTCGATCTTCAACTCATTAATCGGCAACAGTAGGGAATTTCCCGTGGTCTTGTGCCCCGTGGGTGCACTTGTTCAGATCAGTGGCCTTCATGCTATCTTTGATACCTTTGGTGCTCTGTAATTTTTAATGCTTGATTAGTTATTTTGATACCAAACCTTCTACCAGTAGCATAATAGCTACTGGTAGAAGGTATTCCTATTTAGGCTTTTCAAGTGAAATATCGCTCAATTGGTAAATATAAAATATTAAAACAAGCTACAAATATATATTATACTCTAACAAAATAGTAGTTAAACTCAATAATTCAAGGAGTAAAGTATGAAAGGTAGACGTAATCCGAACATTCGTTATGACAGCCCTATTCGTCGTTGGATTTCTGACAAATTACGTGAAAAAGGAATCAATGATCCTCTTCAATTCAGACAGTTGTGTTATGATTATTTTAAAGAGCATACTGATATTGATCAGAGTCGTTATATCAGTAAAGCTTCTGATTTGATGAAACCTATTTTAGGTCAATGTGTTCTTGGTAGAAAGACTGCTGGTATCATCATTGAGCATATATCATACTAAGAAGATGACCCTTTCCTTTAGGTGAGGGGGTACTGAGAATCATAAATTATCCATACAGAACGCATAATCCAAAAGGATCAATCATGAACCTAACAGCTCAGGTAAAACTGGAGCCTGATGCTGATCAGGCTTTATCATTAACTCGAACCATGCAGCTCTTTAATGATGCTTGCAACTTTGTAGCTAAATTAGCTTTTAAGCGTAAAGTATACCATCCAGTAGCGTTGCACAATCTCAAGATCAGCGACAGCACACTTTATTACCATCTTAGAGCTACTTATCCAAAGCTCAATTCGATACAAATCGAACTGGTTTTTCGTAAGGTGGCTGATGCTTATAAAACACGCTTAAAACGCTTAAAGAAGAGGAAGAAGCTAAAGCATCCTTGCAGGTTCAAAGAGATGAGCAGCATTCCTTATAATCATCTTATCAGTAACTATAAGCTTATCGTAGCTTCGGCTGGAGATAGAGCAATCACTCCACACCTTTCAGTCGTTTTAGTTGACGATGCTCGATACAAACGTTCTAAGATCGATTACATCGTAGCTGATCATCAGCGTAAGATATTAGCTAACGCTGTTCCTGGAACGTTTGGCGGAGAATCGCGGATCTCATTCCGAAAAGGCGCTTTTTATATCAACATCCCAGTGGAGCAATGCGTTGCTCCAGAAGCTATCGATCCGATCAGATCGATTGGAGTGGATCTTGGAGTAGTGAATATCGCAACTACTTCGTATGGTAAGATCTTCAGTGGAGAGCTTATCGAAAATAAGCGGTTGAAGTTCCAGAAGCATCGATCTTCATTACAAAAGTGTGGATCGAAATCAGCTAAGCGTCGGTTGAAGTCAGTAGCTGGTAAAGAAGCACGTTTTCGCAAAGATCTCAATCATTGCATCAGTAAAGAGCTCGTTGTTGCGGCTAAAGGCACAAGTTCACGGATCGTGTTGGAGGATCTCACCAACATCCGAGAACAGACAACGGTTAGGAAGCAGCAACGAGCTCGTCATCATGGTTGGAGTTTTGCTCAATTACGTGAGTTCATCGGCTACAAAGCAGCTATGGCTCAAGTGGAAGTTAAGGTTGTGGATCCGAGCTACACGAGCCAAAGATGCAATAACTGCGGAAGCATCAGTCGATCGAACCGAAGAAATCAGTTCCGATTCAGCTGCAAAAGTTGCGGTCATGATGCTCATGCAGATTACAACGCCGCTTGCAATCTAGCTTGGTTAGGAGATAATGGTGCTGAACGATTCGTTAAGGATGAGTTGATGCACTAAAGACTATGTTGGGGCTGTAACTGTCAACCAGCCTTATGTAGGGGTGCTATCGGAGCAATGATAGAGCTACTTACAAGCCTCTTCCTTTAGGTGGAGGTTGTTGACTATCAGTTTAGGTGAAACTCATGATTGGTGGAAAGAACCATCTTGATATAAACAAGGAACGCTACCATCATTGGTAGCGTTCCTTGTTTATATTTATTTTTTAATGTATTCTAAAGATGCTTTATTTATATATTAATGAGGTGAATAGTAGAATTAATCAAAAAGATCTGTCATTTTATTTAAGGAGAGTATCATGGATATAAAACAAGGTTTGGTTGTTGTTGGTATCGTCGTCGGTGTTTTAGGTTGTAGTGTTGGTCTTATCAAAAGACAAATAGTGATAAAAGAATTCAGTAAAATGAATTCTGATTATTTGAAAGATCTTAGAGGTGAATTAACTTCTGAAAATCCTATTCAAGGTATCATTACTGGTATCTTGAAAAAGAGAGGTGAAAACTGATGTCCATTCAAGCTGAATTAGTTGGTGCTGGAATCATTCTTGGATCAGCTCTTCTCTATATGGGTGGATCCAAGATCGTTGTAAAGAGATGCTCTGATGAAGAGCTTCGTCAGAAGTATTATAAGATGAAGGATCTTGCTGAGAAAGATCATAGGATCTTGAGGGTATTTCCTTTCAGAGTATCTTTTAACCAAATCATTGATGAAATCAAAAGGAGAGGATTAAATGGATAAGTTGGCTTCTTTGTATTTGGCAGGTGCAACTGTAGCATTGGGAAGTTATGCATATTTCTTTATCAAAACCAAGAGGATGAATAATCTTGAGTTGTGTGGTCGTTATATGAAAGTGGTAGAACGACTCAACAAAAGAGAATCATCTATCAGTCTTAAAGCTCAATACAGCATTCTTCGTAATGAATGCATCAAACGTAATCTCATCGGAGGAGAAAATACTATGTCTATCGTAATCAATCAAGTCAATGATACCTTTAATCAATTAACCATCACTTGTAACATCTGTAGAAAGCTTCGGATCGTTAATCCGATCAAGATCGCTAGAGTGTTCAGTACAGTTAATGCATTTGTTCATTAATTCATTTATATATTATTAGGTGAAGAATATGAATAGATGCTATACTTAGGTATATTTCAAAAGTACATCTATGTATGTTATTTAATCATAGGGAGGGATTATGTACATATTAGTTCGGATAGGTTGTAAATTCGTAGTTTCAACAACGTTGGATATATTGTCAAATCAAACACCTTTAATCGTTAAAGTGTGTAGAGCATTTTCATCAAAGGGTAAGAAATAATCCTTACCTAAATTCTTTATCCTAAGGAGGATATACCATGTCTGAGAATATCGACAACACCAACAAGAATACCACCAGTGTTAATGAGAACAACAATACTGATAATCCTCAGGTTCCTGAGAATCCCGGATTCTTCGGTCGTATCAAGGGTCTGCCTTGGAAGAAGGTCGGTATCTACAGTGCTGGGACTGCACTTGTTGTAGTCGGTGGTGTTTTCGCTTACAATGGCCTGATGGAGAAGGTTGTTGAAGTGGCCACGGAAGCCGCTGAGAAGGTTGTTGAGAATGCTGGTAAAGTAGCTGAAACAGCTGCTGAAGCGATTGACGCTATCGCATAATATCAAGTAAGATGAGGGGTTTTGATTAACCCCTCATCCTATCCTTTTATTTTTGGAGGTTCTTCATGTCAACTGTCAAGATGTTCTTCAACGCATTACGGATTTGGATAGTCTTCGCTTCAGCATCTATCGTAACAGCTATGCTGGTTATGGTGTTCTTATCAATCCTTTCCGGCATCCTTGTCTCTATTTCAAATCCTTTCTCACTATGTATCGATATCGCTATTCTCTTCTTACTGAAGTATTATGGCGTATTCGATAAGATCAAATCGTGGAATATTCCAGGAAAGCTTAAGACTTTCTATGAATGGGTTGGATGGAATTTTCGTGATGTATTTCGGAAAGAAAATGAGCAGTGATTAGAGAGCTTCCTTATTATGGAAGCTCTCTAACCTTTTTATTTTTTTGCTGATTTAAGTGTTTCTTCGACAACAGTGTTCAACCAGAATTCGAGATGATGATACTCTTTGACAAGCATAGCGTATTGTTCAATCAATACTCCAGTATCATTCATGATAGCAGCTAATCCAGAGATACGATGAAGATCAACATTATTATTTTTTGTTTTAATAACGCTATCATGAACTTTACTAAAAGTGTTGTAAAGACGATCCAAGGTTCTACCGATGACGATAGCTTTTTCAAGTTCAGGAGCTTGTGTTAAAGTGAGGTCGATCGCATCTTTAAAATCCCCAACTGAATCGAAGATCGCACCAAAGGTAGTTTTCTTAGAATCTGTTGAAACGATGTTTAAGAGGTATTGAGAGACATCACCAGATTTGAATACGTTTAATATATCAATGTTCTTGATACAAGCTTCAACGTTATTCAGATCATTGATAGCTAAAAACGAACCGATCTTCATGTAGTTATCAATAAGACTTGCCATACGTCGATCCATATCAAACGTAGTGAATGTCTCGATCATGAAATTGATGATATCTAAAGGCGGTTTTCTAAAAGGGTAACTTGGTACTATCGTATTATTCAAAAGAGAGTATTCTGTTGAATAGAGTCGACTTATTCCGAATTTGTTATTCTGAATAGTTATCGTAAGGACGCTTCGTTTGATATCCTTGAATGAATCCTTTAGCATGGATGCCATATTATTCTTAATACGAACAATGAAATCAGCAAAGGATATAGCTATATTCTGTAAGAGTTTACCTAACCCTTCTTCAGAAAGATTGTCATGCGTGAGGCCATAAAGGTTCAAGAGGTTTTCAAGCTCTTGAGCTTCAAGGTTCAAGATAGGTGAATCGTAAATAGGGTTGATGATCATCTTTGACATCTAAAGTTCTCCTTAAGGTATATATTGATCAAGCAAGAATTCGATATTCATTTCTGAGGCAAACACTGAATAATACCTGAAATTAAGAACGTATCCTTCAAGGTATTTGTCAGTAGTTGTATTATAACCAAGCTCAAAGACATTAACACCCATATTGATACGATAATCAGCTTCATTCGCTTGAGTACCTGTGACGATCGTTTCATCTGTATCATCAGGAGTTATGATATCTTGTGGAAGTTGAAGGATCTTCGTTCCAGTCATGTGAACAGATCCATCATAGATATCTTCAAAGAATGTGATTATCTGATCAAGAACATCAGTTATACCTAATCGAAAAACGTCTGGTTTTTGATCAGTGAAACCGTATCCTTGAACGCCGATCCCATATGTGAAAACAACACGTTTCATGAATTGTGGATCGTCTGGCGAATACTCTGCTGAATCTATAAGCGTCAATACATCGTTATTAACGTTGTAAGACGTTATGCGATTACGTTTAGTATTGAATGGATTCGTTTCAATACTTACAGCTGTATGAACTTCAGGAGCATTTTGACCTAGTCTCAATAAAGCGCTCTTTGTGCCAAACACTTCAGATATAGGTGATAAGTACTTTAAGAGGATCGTTCCTCGAATAGGATTATAAATACTCGAATAATTTCGGTAGAGTTTTGTTCCTAGAACTGATTGAGGAGTATCATCTGTGAAAATAGGTGGTACTGGAAGAGGTGTGTTGGTTAATTGATGTTGCCAAAAACCACCAGCATTGCAAACGACACCTTGATACGTTGTATTAAAGAGATTAGAAGGATCTATAGATAAAAGCGTATTGACATCGAATGATGTGATATTTAATCCAGTAGCATCTATCGTAAATGAAAGTCTTCTCCATCCACTTGGAAGATCTTGGATACTTGGAATGAGTTTGGTTATGGATCCAGTATGTTGAGTTTCGTTATTTTCACAATCATAAACGATAGAAGCTAGTATTTCAGTTGAAGCTAAAATATCTATACAGACAGCAGTACGTTCGATTGGATAATAATAGAGGACGAAGTTCTGAACACCAGTTATTTCTTGAGGGAGAGGATCGTTGAATCCATGAGCTCCCATTATAGCTGTTTCTTGAAGAAGGAGGAAATTCGTATCACTTGTTGGTGTGACGATAAGAAGATTACTTCCAGCGTTACGAACCGAACCATGGTGCGAAACATCAGAAAGAACCTTACTGTTTAGAAGGATATTCTGATGAGGTCCAAATATAGGACAAGCTGGTTTATTATAAGAAAAATCGATCGGTAGTTTGTTTGCTTCGATCGTTAAAACACGACCATTGATATCATGATAGTTTATTGGACAGTTTCTATCAACAGTGAATAAGCTATTGATAGAGATGTTAGGTTCTAAGATATCTGATGGTGGCATCATGATAGGTGTTCCAGGTAATCTAAACCTGAACAATTCACTATGAGCATTTTCATCAGTATCATGTTTCGAAATGACGTAGTTGAGTACATCAATATTGATTATACTGTCTTTATGGATACCTTCATCGATATCTTGACGAGTAGCGAAACGTTTGATATTGATAAGAGCATAACCGAACTCCATGATATCCATATCAACACCAAAGCGAGATATATACAAGCTATACATGATGTTGAGGAGCTGGAGTTCAGCTAATGACATATTGACTTTATGAGGATTATTGATATCTTCGATATGATCTTTAAAGAGATTCCTTAGAGGTGAAACAGTATTTGCTGTTTCTTGAAGATCATGAATAATATCTAAAATATCTTGGATATCTTTGGATTTACCAAAGTCCTCATGAAGACCAACACGTATCTCTGATTCGACTTTATCCCAATTGGATAAGATGCCTTGGATTTGTTGATCATTGTACATAAACGTATCCTCTTAAACAGAAAGATTATTGACTGAATCCAGCTATAGCTGCAACTGAATCTTCATCACTCAATGGTTTACTAAAGAGCTTCAATGAAGTTATCCTATTAGTTCCATTAAGATAGTTAGCTACTCTTGGGATAACGAATAAAAAGAAAGGAAAGACATCAAACATCCTATTCGTATTACTGAAAGTGTATTTCGCATAGTTGTCATTTACTTCAATATGACAAACGAGATTACTCTTAGAAATCGAAAGAACGACTGATATATGATTAATATCTCCACCTTTTATATTATCAATAAGTGTTTCAGTGAATGCTGGATTATAGTTATCATAAGATATAACGAGTTTGTTTTTATCTTCTCCATCATTGTAAGGGATAAGACTTAAACAGGCGATCGATTTTGTTAATCCAACTACATTGAATAAGTCAAGGGTCTTTAATGTGACAAGATGACTTAAACTTAATGTTGCGTATATAGAGAAATTGTTCTGATTGAGTACTGTGAATATGTTGTATACTTTCGAGTAATTCGTATGAATATTTCCACGTAATGTTGTTAGTTCAGCTCGGTATTCAGGAGTCATTGAATCACTTAATACATAATCAAGATGATTCAAATAATAATCAGTGTATTTCTTCTTAAAGATACGATCATCCGTTTCTCCACACGCATCTAATAATTCATTATATCCGATGAGCGTCTCTTCTCCACCAAAGAACAGAGCTTCAAGAGAATAGATATCGTATTGAAGATTGTAAACGCCATATGTTACGTCGAGATATGGATAGATATTCACAAAGAAATCAGTTGATATCAGTAGAGCTTGTTCGAATCCATGAGTGATGATGAATTCTACAGTATCTTGATACGTCGTATAATCGATCGTTTGAGGATTACCCAACGCTATCAATTGATTACTCAGAAGAAGCATGAGTCTTTCGAATGACTCTTCGTCAAGGATTCGATACGTTGATAAATCAAATGAAATAGGGGACAATACATAAATAGGGAGAACGCTACACATCGTCATAAGTTCATCGAGCTTAACTGATAATGTGTTTTCATGAGCATCAACTCGACTATTATGATTCTCCTCGAAGTATTCTTCAGTTACTTTAACTGATAGAGCTGTACCTATCTCATCAGGATCTTCTGGAATATTTTCTATGTAATATTGAGGATTTTCAATCAGCCAATGAACGAACTTTGTTTCGTCTTCAGGGATAATGAAATCTGTATCGTATTCAGTTCCAACTTGAAGGACGCGAACATCATTGAAACGTTCGTAACCATCATAGATATCTCTAAAGAAATAGAGGAATTGTTCTTCAGTGATACGATTATTTGTGTAAAGACCAACTCCTACAAAAGCTCTCCTTAGAGTTTGTATGATTTGACTATGCATCAAATCAAGATTTTCATAATGAGCAGTATCTCCTTCAAGCGCCATATGTTGATTTAGAAGATCAACAAGCTCTTGAGTTCCATCGTCATTTAAGACTGATTTAACGTAATTGAGAACTGCTGTTAAGCATTCGATTACGACTGGTGATTGTCGTAACTTGGCTTCATGCCTTGATATGGTTTGAAAATTTTTGATAGCTCCTATCATATTTATTCACCTTATAGAGAAGATTGTATATATTTATATCAAGCAGATATGATATAGCGAATACTACTGATACTGTTTAATATAAGAGGAGAATGACTCGTGATTATTAATTCTGTTATGCAAGATTATAAGAGAACATTAAAAAATTGTTTTCTTAATACAGGAACTTTATTGGATTTAGCTACAGGTAATTTCTTACCTGGAAAAAACAATAGCATGATCTTGAATGGTGGTTTGTATACAACGAACTCATTCGTTGGACGAGAGCAAACCTACAAATCAACGATCGCTGGAGGGTATTTTGGAAGAGCTCTTCATCATTATAAATCATCAGAAGGATTAGTTTGGGAGACTGAATTAAGTCTTCAAGGTAAAGGACGTATATTAAGTATCAGTGGTTGTAAATCAAAAGAAGATTTAGCTGATCTTGATAGTCGATTTACGTATTATGATAACACTGAAGTATCTCTTGAAGATATGTTTGAGATCATCAAGAAAGTGAGTGCTGAAAAAAGTATCCATATGAAGGATTATATCCGTGAAACTCCATTTATTGGAGATGATGGAAAACCGATCCTCACAATAGCACCAACGTTTATCTTCATTGACAGTTTCTCAGCAGCGAGTTCGAGTAAAGAGATCAGCTTGTATGCTGATAATAAACTTGGCGATTCAAAGAATAACACAGTTGCTATGAATGATGGTCGACTCAAATCAGAATTCGGTCGTCAACTTCCATATCTTTGTGGTGCAAAAGGTATCTATTTGATATCAACAGCTCATGTTGGTGATAAGATCAATATGGATGGTAATCCATACTCATCTCCACCTAAAGATCTTCCAACGATGAGAGCTTCCGATACGATCAAACGAGTTGGGACACAGTATTCATTTTTATCAACGAACATGCTTGAAACAAGGAAGGTTACTCCTGTTCAAGATTCTAAGAAAAAGAATTTCTATCCGTCTGGATCAACCTCTTCTGATGTTGAGCTCCAACAAGTAACATCGTATATTACACGATGTAAGAATAATGTTTCAGGTGATCCTATCGAATTGATCAGTTCACAGTTTTATGGTATCCAGGAATACCTTGAATTTCATAACTTCTTATCATCTCTCAAATGCAATCTTCTTGAGGGAGTTCAAGAACAAAAACTAGGTATCCATGATCAATCTTTCAATAGAAAGAACATCAGAGAATACATTGATAAAGATCCAACATTCGCTAGAGCTTTACAGATCTTAGCTCATTTTGCATTTGTTCGTAATCGTTGGTTTATTCCTGAAATAAACAATATCGGTTATGTCGAATTCTGTAAGATGTTCAATGCGTCAAAATCCTTAAAAGAGGAGATCCTTAATAGTACTGGAGTGTGGTCTTTCAAAGAAGATAAACCGAGTAGGAATTATCTATCGATATTTGACATCATAACTAAGATCCGTAGTGCAAAATAAATAGCCCATTTTAACTATAATATCGGTCCAAACGACCTAATGGAGGGAATAAACATGGCTGATAATATTCAGGAATACGTCGAATCTTTAACTGATACGAAAGTGAAAGGTTTCGTCCAAGCGGTATCTCAGCGACTTATAGATGCTGAAAAAGAGATAACTGAATTAAAAACTCAGAATGCTGATTATCAAAGTCAAATAGAAACTTTGAATACTCAGATCGAAGATCTTACTATACGAGTTATTGAGCTTGAAGTGTGAAATAATATACCTAATACGAACGCTACTATCAGCGTTCGTATTAGGATTTATAGCGCATTTTATGCAATAGTATAGGGGTAAATGGCCTTTCTGTTTATTTTATTTTTCTTTAAGGAGACACAAATTTATGCAGCCGAATATTCCTATTCAATATTCAACTTTACGAGAGTACATTGAAGCTATTTCTGGTGCTCAAGTTACGACGTTGACGCAAACTGTTGATGCTAATTATGCAACGATGATGGGTTTGGTCAATGATCTTCAAACATCGATCGCTGATATCGAATCATTAAATGCGAATATCAGTGCGAACCCAGACGTTGTTCTTAACACTTCACATCGTCTGACTATTGCTGGTAACCCACATCATGTAACGAAAGCAGAAGTTGGATTAAGTGAGGTACCGAACTACGACTTTACTGCTGAAGTTCAGATCAACAATGCGAAAGTTGGTATAACCCAAGCTCAAGCTGATGCTATCATTATTAACTCAGCGAAAGTTGGTATCACTGTTCAGCAAGCTGCCGATATCATTTCCAATAATGATCATCGTGCTATCGTATCTGGGAATCCACATCAGGTCACCAAAGCTGAAGTAGGTTTGGGTAATGTCCCGAACATCGATTGTACGAATGCTTCGAATATCACTTCGGGTATTTTACCAACGAGTGTTCTTCCTCCATTAGCTATTACTGATACATATTCAGTTGCTAATGAGGCCGAGCAGTTAGCTCTTACTGTACAAAAAGGTGATATTGCTGTTCGTACAGATCTTTCAAGATCGTATATCAATCAGACTGGTGGTAATGAGGCCATGACTGATTGGCAGGAGCTCATGACTCCAACTGATCTTGTTCTCTCTGTTAATGGCTATACTGGAACAATCCAACTTGTTACTACAGATATTCCAGAAGGTACCAACTTCTATTATACAGAAGCACGTGTATCTAACAATATTGATGTTGCTACCAATACTGCAAACCGTCACACTCACGGAAATAAAGCTATCCTTGATGCAACAACTGCATCTTTTACTACTGAGATTTCCAACACCATCGATCTCAACTCCGCTCATCGTGAGACAACTGTAGGTAATCCGCATCAGGTTACTAAAGCTGATGTAGGTTTGAGTAATGTACCAAACCACGATTTTACCGATGAGGTTGCCGCCAATACTGCAAAGGTCGGTATCACTCCTGAACAAGCTGCTGACATTGTAGCTGCTAATGTTCATAGAACTACTACCAGCGGTAATCCTCACGCTGTAACTAAAGCTGAAGTTGGTTTAGGTAATGTACCGAACACTGATTTTACAGCTGATGTTCTTGCAAATAATGCCCATCGTGCAATTATTACGGGTAATCCGCATCAAGTTACTAAAGCCGAGGTTGGCTTAAGTAATGTTCCAAATCATGATTTCACTGCCGAAGTTGATGCGAATACTGCAAAGGTTGGTATCACTCCTGAACAAGCTGATGCTATCGTAGCCAATACTGCAAAGGTTGGTATCACTCCTGAGCAAGCTGCTTCTATCGTAGCATCTGACGCTCATATTGCAACTGTTACTGGCAATCCTCACCAAGTAACGAAAGCTGAAGTTGGCTTAAGTGAAGTCCCCAACGTTGACTGTACCAATGCGAGTAATATCACTACTGGTACTCTACCAACAAGTGTTCTTCCTGCATTGGCTATCAGTGAAACTTTTGTAGTTGCCGATGAAACCGCTCAGTTGGCTCTCACTGTACAGAAAGGTGATGTTGCTGTTCGTACCGATGAAGGAAAATCTTACATCAATGCGACTGGTGATAACACTGCGATGACTGATTGGCAGGAGCTCTTAACTCCTACTGACACCATCTTAAGTGTAAATGGTCAAACTGGTAACGTCATTCTAACCACTACGAATATTGCAGAAGGGACTAATCTCTATTATACTGAGGCTCGTGTATCTGCGAATGTTGATGTTGCTCTTAATACAGCGAACCGTCATAACCATACCAATAAATCTATTCTTGATGGTACTGAAGAATCTTTCACTACTGTATTAAAGAATAATATCTTAACCAATAATGATAAGGTTGGTATCACCACTGAACAAGCTGATGCTATCGTGGCCAATACTGCAAAGGTTGGTATCACACCACAGCAAACTGCTGATATTATCTCCAACAACACTCATCGTGCTATCGTATCTGGTAATCCGCATCAAGTCACTAAAGCTGAAGTTGGATTAGGTTTGGTTCCGAATCACGACTTCACCGATGAGGTTGATGCGAATACTGCGCATAAGAATACTATTACTGGTAATCCGCATCAAGTTACTAAAGCTGAAGTAGGATTAGGTAACGTACCGAATACTGACTTTACTGGTGATATCGCTGCATCGAATGCTCATATTGCAACTATCACTGGTAATCCGCATCAGGTCACTAAAGCTGAAGTAGGATTGGGTCTTGTACCTAATCATGACTTTACAGCTGAAGTTGATGCGAATACTGCAAAGGTTGGCATCACTCCTGAACAAGCTGCTGCAATTGTAGCGAATACAGCACACGCTGCTATCGTAACTGGTAATCCGCATCAAGTTACTAAAGCTGAAGTAGGATTAGGTAATGTTCTAAACATTGATACGACAAATGCTACGAATATTACTTCAGGTATGCTTCCTTCAAGCGTACTTCCTCCTATTGCTATCACTGATACATATTCTGTAGCAAGTGAAGCTGAGCAATTAGCTCTTGATATCCAACGTGGTGATATCGCTGTTCGTACAGATATTAATCGTTCGTACATTAATAAACTTGGTGTTAACGAAGCTATGTCTGATTGGCAGGAGCTTTTAACACCAATCGACTCCGTTCTTTCTGTTAATGGATTCACTGGAGCTGTCGTTCTGACTACATCCAGTATTTCTGAAGGGACTAATCTCTATTACACTGAAGATCGTGTTATCAATAACGTTGATGTTGCTACCAATACTGCAAATCGTCATAATCATGGAAATAAAGCGATCCTTGATGGAACGACTGCATCATTCACCACTGAGATCTCCAACACCATCGATCTCAACTCTGCGCACCGTTCTACTATCACCGGAAATCCTCATCAAGTAACGAAAGCAGAAGTGGGATTAAGTGATGTTCCTAACCACGACTTCACTGCTGAAGTTGCTGCCAATACTGCAAAGGTTGGTATCACTCCTGAACAAGCTGCATCTATCGTTGATGCAAATACGCATATCGCAACTGTAACGGGTAATCCTCATGCAGTTACTAAAGCTGAAGTCGGTTTAGGTTTGGTTCCGAATCACGACTTCACCGATGAGGTTAATGCTGCTACAACTCATATCGCAACTGTTACTGGTAATCCTCATCAAGTTACTAAAGCAGAGGTTGGTCTGAGTGAAGTACCTAACCACGACTTCACAGCTGAAGTTGCTGCGAACACTGCAAAGGTTGGTATCACTCAGGAACAAGCTGATGCTATCGTAGCCAATACTGCAAAGGTTGGTATTACAGTTGAGCAAGCTGCTTCTATCGTAGCATCTGACGCTCATATCGCTACTGTTACCGGCAATCCTCATCAAGTTACTAAAGCAGAGGTTGGTCTGAGTGAAGTACCGAATGTGGATTGTACGAATGCTTCGAATATCACTACTGGTACTCTACCAACAAGTGTTCTTCCTGCATTGGCTATCAGTGAAACCTACGTTGTTGCTGATGAGACTGAACAGTTAGCCCTTACTGTACAGAAGGGTGATATCGCTGTTCGTTCTGACCTTAATCGCTCGTATATCAACTCCACTGGTGATAACACTGCGATGACTGATTGGCAGGAGCTCTTAACTCCTACTGATACTATTCTCACAGTTAACGGCCAGGTTGGTACTGTAGTTCTTACTACTACGAATATCGAAGAGGGTACAAACCTCTATTACACTGAAGCACGTGTATCTGCAAATGCTGATGTTGCAGCAAATACTGCAAATCGTCATAATCATGCAAATAAAGCTATCCTTGATGGTACTGAAGAATCCTTCACTACCGTTTTGAGAAACAACATCCTTACTAATAACGATAAGGTTGGTATCACCACTGAACAAGCTGATGCTATCGTAGCCAATACTGCAAAGGTTGGTATCACTGCTCAACAGGCTGCCGATATCGTTTCTAACAATACTCACCGTGCTATCGTAACTGGAAATCCGCATCAAGTCACCAAGACTGAAGTAGGATTAAGCGAAGTACCGAATCACGATTTCACTGCTGAAGTAAACGCCAATACTGCACATCGTGGTATTTTGGAAGGTAACCCGCATCAAGTTACTAAAGCTGAAGTTGGCTTAAGTGAAGTACCGAATCATGATTTCACTGCAGAAATGCTTATCGCATTAACTCACGTTGAAACAATTACCGGTAATCCGCATCAAGTCACTAAAGCTGAAGTAGGTCTCGGTAGCGTTCCGAATCATGATTTCACTGCTGAAGTTGCAGCCAATACTGCTAAGGTTGGTATCACTCCTGAACAAGCTGCAGCTATCGTAGCCAATACTACTCATGCTGCCATTGTTGCTGGTAATCCTCATCATGTAACAAAAGCTGAAGTTGGTCTGAGTGAAGTACCTAACGTCGACTGTACCAACGCCTCGAATATTACTACAGGAACTCTTCCTTCAAGTGTTCTTCCAGCTATCGCTATTACTGAAACTTTTGTAGTATCGAACGAGCTTGAGCAACTTTCTTTAGATGTTCAAGAAGGTGATATCGCTGTTCGTTCTGATCTTAATCGTACCTTTATCAATATCACTGGTACGAATAACGCTATGACTGATTGGCAAGAACTCGCTACTCCTACTGATACCATTTTGAGTGTTAATGGTCAGACTGGCACTGTAGTTCTTACCACGACGAATATTGACGAAGGTACTAACCTTTATTATACAGAAGCACGTGTATCTAACAACGTTGACGTTGCAGCAAATACTGCAAATCGCCATAACCATGCAAATAAAGCTATCCTTGATGCAACAACCGCCTCTTATACGACTGCGGATGTTGATACGTTAGCTGCTGCTGATGCTCATCGTTTAACAACCACTGGTAATCCGCATCAGGTCACTAAAGCTGAAGTTGGTTTGGGTAATGTACCTAACTTAGATTTCACTTTAGATATTGCTGCGTCGAATGCTCATATCGCAACTGTAACTGGTAATCCGCATCAGGTCACGAAAGCTGAAGTAGGATTGGGTCTTGTACCTAATCATGACTTTACAGCTGAAGTTGATGCGAATACTGCAAAGGTTGGCATCACTCCTGAACAAGCTGCTGCAATCGTAGCGAACAGCGCTAAAGTTGGTATCACTCCTGAGCAAGCTTCTGATATCACTTCTAATAATAATCATAGATTAACTGTTACTGGTAATCCGCATAATGTAACAAAAGCTGAAGTTGGATTAGGCTCTGTACCTAACCATGACTTTACAGCCGAAGTTGCTGCGAATACTGCAAAGGTTGGTATCACTACTCAGCAGGCTGCTGATATCATTTCTAATAATGAACATCGAGCCATCATTTCTGGTAATCCGCATCAAGTTACTAAGGCTGAAGTTGGGTTGAGCGATGTTCCTAATCACGACTTCACAGCTGAAGTTAATGCGAATACAGCTCATACTGCTATCGTAGCTGGTAATCCGCATCAGGTAACGAAAGCTGAAGTTGGTCTTGGTAATGTACCTAATGTCGATTGCACCAACGCTAGCAATATCACCACTGGTACCTTACCTTCTTCAGTATTACCTCCATTAGCAATCACTGATACTTTTGTTGTTGCTGACGAAGCTGCTCAACTTGCATTGGTTGTTCAGAAAGGTGATGTTGCAGTACGTACTGATGAAGGTCGCTCGTATATCAACTCCACTGGTGATAACACTGCGATGACTGATTGGCAGGAGCTCTTAACTCCTACTGATACCATCTTGAGTGTTAATGGCCAAACTGGAACAGTTGTTTTAACTACGACAAACGTTGCTGAAGGGACTAATCTCTATTATACTGAGGCTCGTGTATCTGCAAATGCTGACGTAACACTTAATACAGCTAATCGTCACAATCATACAAATAAAGCAGTTCTTGACGCTACAAATGAATCGTTTACTTCTTCTATCTTAGCTGAAATCAATATTAACACTGCAAAGGTTGGTATCACTGTTCAGCAGGCTGCTGATATTGAAGCAAATAATTCTCATCGTTTAACTACGAGTGGTAATCCTCATGCTGTAACCAAAGCTGAAGTAGGTTTGGGTAATGTACCTAACTTAGATTTCAGTTCTGCTGTTGCTGCTAATACAGCTCACGCTAATACCGTTGCAGGTAATCCGCATCAGGTTACTAAAGCTGAAGTTGGTTTAGGTAATGTACCAAATACTGACTTTACAGCTGATGTTGCTCTGAATAACGCTCATAGAACAACTACTACTGGTAATCCTCATCAAGTTACTAAAGCTGAAGTTGGGTTGGGTCTGGTACCGAATCATGATTTCACTGCTGAGGTTGCTGCCAATACTGCAAAGGTTGGTATCACCACTGAACAAGCTGCCGATATCGTTTCTAACAACGAGCATCGTGCAATCACCAGCGGTAATCCTCACGCTGTAACAAAAGAAGAAGTTGGTTTAGGTTTAGTACCAAACCACGACTTCACTGATGAAGTTAATGCTAATACTGTATTGGCTCATAGTCATGCAAATAAACCTATTCTTGATGCTACAACCTCAGCCTTCACTACTGAACAAGCTGATGAAATCGTAGCATGTCATTCACATCGTATTGATACAAGCACTAATCCTCACGGTATCACCCCGATCATGATCGGCGCTGAAACTCCAGAAGGTGCTCAAACTAAAGCTGACACTGCTGAGCATAATGCTAATCTGTATACTGATAGCTTTGTTCTTCAATCTCCGAATTCTTTGTTATTTGAAGCTGCATTGAGAAACTCCTTGGCACTTGATAAGGGTGTTGGTATGATCAACTTCTCAAGAGCCTCTGTTGCAAATCATCTTGATCGTTACGGTATCGTTCGTGCTTCTGAAGCAAACGTTCCTCGTTTTAATAAAGATGGTTTGTTGATTGAAGGTCGGAGTACTAACTACTTTGTTGGATCTAAAGATGCTAACGTTTTTGATAAAACAAATTGTCGTGTTGAACTCAATAAACAATACGATGCATCTTTTGAAGCTACTGTTGATATCATTTCGATCGATGTTCCTGCAACTGATTGGAAACTTTCAAAAGTTATCACTGACATGTATCTTGAAGAAGGTAAATACGTTACATTCAGTGTTCGTTTAAAATCTATCACTGATACCCAAGTTGAACTTGCTATTCAAGATTCTGCAGGTATCAACGTTGGGGATTTCGGTGGAACTAAAGTTATCACTCTGAATGAGTATCTGACTCGTTATGATTTCACTATATTCGTTGAAAACGCAACAACTGGTCATCCCGTTGTCGAGGTTCGTGGTTTAACGAAAACTGAAGGTGAAAGCTTCGGTATCGTCGATATGCAAGTTGAGCCTTTACCGTTCGTATCGAGTGTTATCGAAACTGTTGATGCGCCAGTTACTCGTGAACCTGATCGTGTTTATATTCCTTATGTTGAGAACTATCCTGGAAGCTTAGTTGATAAAACCATCAGCTTTGATGTAAATGTTATCGGTACTACTGAAGATGTTCATCGTTGTTTCTGTTCTGGCGATCTTCAGATGTATATTGGTAACGGTACTCCTGGAAATCATATGACTCGTGTTGGTATGTCTTCTGGTGAAGAGACTGAATGGGTTGAGAAGATCGGTAAGTTCCGATTCGGTATCACCTATGATGCTACTTTACAGGAATTGAAGATGTTCCATGATGGTGAGAAAGTTGCAACGAAAACTAATGTAACTAAGGCTGATCCGCCTTTGGTTGATTCAACTTCTTATGATCAATTCCTTGCTGAAGTTTATCCAACTCTTGATCCTTCTTCTTATGGGTTAGCTATCTTACAGATCCCGCTTGATGTAATGCAAGCTACCATCCGTTTCGATACTGGTAATCCTTTTATGACTATCTCTAATATCAGGATCACTGACAAAGTGTTGACTGAGAAACAAATGCTTACTTTCTAATACGTGATTTAAACTAGCAAATAAAATCCACACAGGCACCTTGATTGGTGCCTGTGTGGATTTTTAAATATATATTATTATACAGAATGATGTATATAATAGAACTTTCAAGGAGATATCCAATGAGTATTGGTGAAATAGTAAAAGTAATGACCGAGGATATGGTTGCAAATAATTGAGTGTGTATGGAGTTAGAAGATTTTGCATATACTACTTTTCATCATAAACCTAATAATACAGAGATATTAGTATATTGTGGTGTAAAATACAAATCAGAATCTGAAATCGATAACTTATTCGCTGGAATAATACATACTTTGGTTGTTCATATAATCAAAAACGATTATCCTGAAGGTATTAATGTAAATAATTGGGTCAAATTCGAAAAGGTTCCAAATACTGATAAAGATCATGTTATGTATCGACAATATTTTAACGATCCTACGTTTGATAACTTCATTACTTATAAATTAGAAGATGAATCATTTCGAATGTTATCAAATAACGATATTAATTAAGTTATAAATGATAAAAGATGAGGTCCTTATCATGGAAATACTTACAATATCTGGCAACAATGAAGTTGATATAAAAATAACTTCTGGAGAAAACGATATATCAAGCGATGACTCATTTGAAGAAACACTTCGTACTATTATCGAAACTCAGAAACCAACTATTAAATTTATCAACATATCTATAGATAAAAACGCTATGATGTGTTTTTGTTTATCGGAGGGTTTCGATACAAAAAGTGTTCATGATTTTGAGGTATGTTTAATGATGGGAGATAGATTCTATAGAACGATTACCGACCTTAAGAAAAAGATCAAAGAGGATCGTAATATAGTTTTGAGTGTTACTATCGACATTCCACATGGATTAAATCCAATTAGAAAATTAAATTGAGAGGATATCACAATGGCTATTGAAGAAATCACTAATATGACTTTTCTTGATAAAATAAAGAGCTGCATCAAGAAATATAAATGCATGATAATGGCTGTTAACCATAATACATGTGACAAAGATGATATCAAGGATAACTATGATAAGATCAATGATGCTTTTGTTTACTCAATTGGTCGTAAAGAATTTGGTCATCCAGATATTTTGATATTATGTGGTTCAGATAAAGAGAATCCTATCTCATCTGATCAATTGAGTAAACGCTTTAATTACGCATTACAAGCATTAATAGTTTTAATGGAAGAATGGGATGATAACCCTGTTAAACCTGGGCACACCTTTGGTGGTAAAGATACTATCATAATCAAATTCATTTCAAGAGAATATGAGGATTATGATGATTTTATCGAATGTTGTAAAGAGGATATTGCCATCCAAGCTGGTAACTATTATGGTACCTACGATTATGAATTGATTGTAGGTGTTTTTGTACAAGATATAGAGTAGCTGTATAGTTATACAGCCACGTCTTCTATAGGTCGAATCATCTGATTTATTTCAAGCGATGCGGTGATCTGAGAAGGTAAAAATGGAAACGAATGGAATCATTCATAATTTAGGAGAATCTTATCATGGACGCAATGGAAATTTACAAATCTATCAATAGTGATTCGACTGATGAAGAGAAGCTTGAAGCCTGCAAAGCTATCTTGGAAGCTCCTGGTAATAGAGCTTGGACTATCCGTTTAGCTAAATATTACGGTTGGTGGGATAATAGTGTAGCTGAACCATGTAAAGCTATCTTGGAAGCTCCCGGTGATAAAGCTATGGCTATCAGTTGTGCTAAATCTGAAGGTTGGTGGAGGGATGAGGTAGCCGAGCCATGTAAAGCTATCTTGAAAGCTGGTGGTGATAGAGCTATTGCCATTTATTGTGCCAAACGAGATGATTGGTGGAGAGATGAGGTAGCTGAGCCATGCAAAGCTATATTGGAAGCTCCCGGTGATAAAGCTACGGCTATTTGTTGGGCTAAAATTAATGATTGGTGGAAAGATAGCGTAGCTGAACCATGTAAAGCTATCTTGGAAGCTCCTGGTAATAGAGCTTGGGCTATCTATAATGCTGTTGATGACGGTTGGTGGAAAGATAGTGTAGCTGAGCCATGCAAAGCTATATTGGAAGCTTCCGGTGATAAAGCGATATCTATCTGTCTTGCCAAATCTGATGGTTGGTGGGATAATAGTGTAGCTGAACCATGTCAAGCTATCATGGAAGCTTCTGGTGATAGAGCTGTGGCTATCAGTTGTGCTAAATCTGAAGGTTGGTGGAAGGATGAGGTAGCTGAGCCATGTCAAGCTATCATGGAATCTTCAGGTGATAGAGATATGGCTATTTATTACGCAGTTAGTATTGGGTGGTGGAAAGAATCAAGATAAGATATATTGAGAAGCTTCCATTTACGGAAGCTTCTCAATTATTTTTTTATTCTTCAGTTGTAAATAATTCTAGATAAGAATTGATGTCAAGAACAAGATAACTTACATGATCATAAACAAAGTTCACCCAGTTAAGACCACCAGATTCTATTTTAGCGAATGTTAATATATTAGTTTCACCAGCTGCAACAGACAATGCTTGATTAAGTTTAACGCTCCATTCGCGAGTATTTGATGTCATTTCTGACCAACCGTTATCAGTTGTTGAGAAGTCTCGATACGTCGGATGAATAGTGAGTAAACTTGAATAGAGGTTCGTATCAGCTGGAGCTACACCTACAAAATACTTTTCATAAGCAGCTGTCATGATTTCACGATAAGGATCTGTTGCTCTAGCGATAAGTTCCGTAACAGTATTTATTTTTTCAATAAGATCAGTGCCTTTGATGATCGATGGATAAATATCAGCATTTGTAAGTTTAGTGATATTATCATAAAAAGGAATGAGCAAGAAGGCTGAATGATAGAAGATATCAGGTAAGATGATTTCCCAAATAGCCCTTGAACCGACACCACTATTAAGAAGGTATTCGGCAATAGCGTTTCGAGCCTCAAGTGAATCAGGACAACGTCCACGATAAATCAAACTAAATACAGCCATGTAAGTATTACCGTTATAGATATAACGTGTTTCGAATAAGTACATACCTGTCTGATCACGATTAGTAAGCTCTGGTTGGAGAAGAGAATCTGACCATTTCTTACTGAGTATAGCTGAGTTGATAGGATCTGTCAATCCTGAAGGGTTGAGTAATGTTTGTAAATCTAATGGTGGAACTATGTTGATAATAGTTGATTCAGGATATTCTGACTTAAAGAGTGACTTATTGAACCAGATCTTGAATTCAACAACAACGCTATTGATGATGAATTTGAACGAGAAATACCCTGGAACGAGTCGGTGTATGTTGACACCACCATAAACCATAACGACTGATTTCGCAGAAGATACTTTGATAGAGTTCGTTACGTATCCGAGGAAATTCGTTGGATCATTCACCAAGACACTATTGATATCTGATAATGAATCAGAAGCAATCGTACCGTAAGATAGGTACTCAATAACGTTAAAGACACGTTGTTGCTCTAATGATGAGATCGTTTCGAGCGCTGATTTTTCATCATCTGATAATTTAGCATAATCAAGAGTGAATTTTATTTCACGAGTATTTGATATACTCACATAACCTTCAGGGAGAGAATCGTTGATAAAATCAAGATTATCTAGATCTGGGTATTGTGCAAGAGTAACTGTTTCTGAAGGTTCAATTAAAAGATGAGCTAATCCTTTTTGATATACATTAGTTATTGTATCAAGGAATATGAGGGTGTCGTCAATTTCTGCAATAGCTTCTTGACGAAAAAGGATAGGTAATCTTGATGCACGTAAATCACCTAACTCAGTAGGTTGTATAAAAAATTCGATCGTGTCTCGATCAAGATAACCGCACGGAATAGCTAGTTTCTCAAGATTCACAAACCTACTTGCGCTATCGATGAGAGATCTATCTGAGAGAAATCCCTGAATAGACATAAAAACCTCCAACAGAATTTATAATAAAAGTAATATAACCTAATGTCGATCTTAAAGTCATATAATTGTGAGAATGAGATACCTTTTTAATATAATGTTATTTCAAGTACCGATTCTATGAAATTACGTGGGTATTTATCCTAATTAAGGAGGATCCAGCATATGCCTGTAATAGACTCCATGGCGACTGAAGTTACAAAGCAATGTATTGAAGTCATATCTGAACAAATAGTTAATCGTATTATTAATTATCTAGGATTCAGTAATCTGTTTTTGTTTAATGACAATCTTTTCATAAGTTCTGATGATTTACAATCATCCAATTTTGACGACAGTTCGGATAATATCAGATCTCAGAATAATAGGTGTGATGTTAAAATCGTACCTGGTTATAGTCCGTTTGAAACTAAATTCGACATAGTAAGTGGGAGAGGTCTTGATTCAGCTATTCAGATGAAACGATGGAATATTGGAGAGTATCCAGTATTCAGTGATAAACGCTCAAGTGTTTATGTTGTTGAAGTTGGATTGCCTTCAATGATTGAACTCCAATTCGAGGTTAAACTGAAATCGATAGAATTATCAGATACCTTCCACAATGCTTTATTTTCAAGAGCTTTAACAAATGGTGGAATGACTGATTATAACGACATCCAATTTTCTTATGGTTTGTCAGATAAGCTTATCTTATTCTTATATAAGATATTCAAGATGCAAGATGATCTTCTAAATGAAATGACATTCAAAGATTATCTTACTATTGGAAGTAACAGCGCTATCACTCCGATGACTAATCGGTTCAAACCTGATCAGGATATCGAGCTTGTTATACAGAGAACTAATTCTAAAGTGATTGGTCGTTTGGAATACAGTGGTGATAAACATGAAACTGAATATTACAATAAAGTATCGAACAGGTATGTTATCAGTTTTTCGTATTTTATCCAGTATACAAAACCTGTTTTATTAAGAACTGCTTACCCTATCATGATTTACAATAAGATCATTGATAAGCAGTATATTGGAAAGAATATTCAGAATATGTCAGATGGGGAATCAAAACAATATTTTCAAGAAGTTGCTTTAAACAATTACTTTTTACGTCAAAACGATTCGAGTATCAAACTCGAGGATTCTTATCCTTTAGTGAGGTATCCGTTTTTTGATGACTGGCAACGATCTCCAGCTATGTATTCTAATATCAATACGAAATATCAACTTTTATTCATTGGTTTATTGAGCGTTGATATTAACCCTGATGACAGCTCTCTTTCTTTATCAGTTGATTTAGAGAATGAAGTATTTCCAATGCTTAATCAAAAGGCTGTTGATGAAATCAAATACGTTATCAATAACTTTGAACTCGATGAAAATGCCTTTTCTACAAAAGATGATATTTACAGAAGATTGGGTATATTTGATATAGCACTCTTTTGTAATGACTCATTAGTTGTTTATGATAAATTAAGTTTATCTTCAGAGTACCTTCTTTCAGTAACTGGAGATCTTGATCTATCAAAACAGTATCGGTTAGTTATTTCTCAAATCAAAGATATCAGTATCTTAAATAGACAATATGTCTATTACATGTTGAGTCATCCTGATTATTATACTGATTTCTTAGCAGCTCATATGGATTTCTTAGTAACGAATGGATATGTTAAGATCATTACGGATCTTTTCACGAAACAAGTTACAGCGGTTCCAGAACTTCGGATGGTTCAAGATGATCCGTGGGTTCTTACTCCAAACAGAGCTATCACTATCAATAACTATATCGTTGAAGTTCGACGACAAAGATAAGGAGATGTCATGGGATTAGTTCTTCCATTACAAGTTGACGATGTTCCTGAGAAATCAGAGAGTGGTGATACCCTAATAACAACAAACGATATCGCAACAGCTGTTAAAGATACTTTTATCAATAGAACAGCTATCAACAAAGCGACGTATCCTGAGATTTATGGAACTCTTTTAAGTTACACAGAAGGTATTCCAACGAATGTCGAATACTTCAAGAAAAGAGAATCATACATCAATAGACAAACGATTGATACCAGTTTCTCTGGTGAACGAAGCTCGATCCTAACATCATTTGATCTTATTCACAACTTTGAAATACGTCTTAAAGATCAAATAGATATCAGTGTAGATCCTGAAGCAACCGAAGTATCGATCGTTGGATCAGCTATCATCTATCCTGGATTCAAACCGAATGTTGGTGATATCTTCTATTTGAAGCTTTCTGATAATAGGATCGGATGCTTCATTGTTAATACGACTCAACCTCTATCGATAGCGCATGGTTCGCATTATCAAATAGAATTCCATTTTGATCAATTCCTTACATCTGATTATAATGATCGACTAAAAGCATCAGTAGCTGCTGAACTGTATTTCGATAAGCAGAAATACTTTAGCGACGAAGCTGCTCTATTATCATCAGTTTCATATAATCAATATGAGAGTTTATCAAAGCATAAAAGAGCTCTTATATCGTTAATTGTGAATAACTATTACTACGACAAAGAGAAAAGCTTGTTGGTTCCAAACAATATCTATGATGATTTCCTCATTGAGTATTTGACGAATAAAGTCAGTATTAATGATACACCAAAAGATATTTGTCAGATACCGAATCCTTATGGATCAGCATTTTTTAATACGATTTGGTATGCTTTTCTTAATCAAGATATAACAGTTCTACTGTATATTGGTTATACTTTAATAACCTATAGACAGTACGTCTTTGATACGAATACTTCAGATATTGACAAATTAGCTGTTCTTAAGCTGATGAATAAATACATAGAATTAGATCCTGTACGAAATATACAGATCAAATTCGATCCTTTAGATACTGAATTTAAAACTGTAAGTTACATATTCTCTAAGAGGTTTTATTATTACGTATTAAAGTCATTTGAAATGAATCAAAGTTTGTCTGAGTTTGAAAGCTACGAGGCTTTTCAAAATTTTATTTACGATATCGATGACGATTCACGTCTTTATGATGATTTTTCAGACATCTTTTATTCATTTACTGCTGATGGATATTATTCTATGTCGTATTTTGACACGCTCAATAAAGCGACTGGTTCAAATAACGACATCCATCTCCCAGAGTTTGAATACATCATCTACGATTTCATAGTAAATAACAATATCGATATTGATTATCTTATCAATAAAGTTCTTGTGAAATTTCCATTCGTTAAAATGAATCCTCAAGATAAACTGTACTATTCAGCTTTCCTTATCCATCTTGTCGATTTAGCTATCCAACGTATACGTTAAGGAGCAATCATGATTCTTTGTTTACACCATGTTGACCACGATGGTCATACAGCAGCAGCTATTGTTAAAAAGAAATACCCCGATGTAGAGCTCTTTGAAATCAATTACGGGATCGATGTACCTTGGGATTTGATCAATAAGAGTGATACAGTTATCATTGTCGACTTTAGTTTACCTATCGAAGATATGCAAAAGATCGACAAAGAGCGAGAATTCATCTGGATAGATCATCACAAATCTATTATAGATGAAGCTGAAGAGGCTGGATTTAATCCGCAGGGTATTCGCTTCGTTGGGAAATCTGGATGCCGACTAGCTTGGGAGTATTTCTTTCCAGGAGAAACAATTCCAGTGATTGTTGATTACTTAGCACGTTGGGATGTTCATGATTTTTCTGATGTAGAAAACCCAGTTGATTCAAAGGCTATCATCTTTGAATATGGTATGCGCATCTATGATACGCATCCGAATAATGGTGCATTGTGGAATCTTATTTTAAACGATGATCCTGATGCAATAAATGCTATTTACAATGATGGTAAAAAGATATGGATGTATCAGCAGAATATTGATGCTGAATACTTGTTGATGTATGCATTCGATGCTGAATTTGAAGGACTTAAAGCTCTCGTTGTAAATAACGATCGATTAGGATCTCTTGGGTTTTTAGAACTCTGGGATAATACAAAATACGACATCATGATGTCATTCACTATCAGTACTGGAGGAGCTAAATTCTCTATCTATACTGATAAAGACGAAGTTGATGTAATTGAGGTAGCAAAGAAATTCGGTGGGGGTGGTCATGAGCAAGCTGCTGGATTTACAATCGAAGATATAGGATTCTTCTTTGACAAGATTAATATCATAAATCCAAAAAAGGCTAATGAATAAATGTATTCACATAACATACCAGCTCATATCGATGAATATGTTAATGTGATAACGTACCCTATCGAAGTGCCTGAATACGCTATGATGAAAGCTCGGGCTTACAAAGATGGTGATATCATTAACATATTTGAACCCGATAAGAACCTTGTTGTTCAATCAAGAGCTACTGTTGCTCAGATGATCGATTTTAACTTCCGAGTCATACCTTTTAAAATACTGTATGCTCATGATATTTTAGAGATTTATAAGTATCTTGAGACATACATCGATGAGCTACAACAATTTAATGAGATTGAAGAAGCTCAGCAATACTTAATTAAAGCGAAGGATTTCTTTGGTAAACTTGAAAGATCTGTAAATATATTAGCTCGTCATGGGAATGCTGAAGCTCGAGCTCAACATGAGCGTAAAGAAATTGTAAATATATTCAAAGTAGCTCTCGGAGGATCTTCATGATCATACCATCTGATATACTCAAAGAAATGGTTGACGAAGTTGTCAGTATTGAAAGATCTAATGCTGTTATTATAACGTTTCATTTGAGGAATTATGATGATCCAGAATGGGTGATCGAAGATCTTTATTTAACTTCATTGATAAAGAATCAATCACCCCTCGTTAATGTTATGGATGAAATAACTGTTTCAGCAGATGCTACTCCGAAACAGTTCCAGGAGATGATTGAAAGGCAAAATAATCTCTATGCTGACGTTATAATCGAATACGCTAATCGTCAAACGAACGAAGTTATTCTTGAAGAAAAACCTATCATTTTAAGATATAGGGTTTTCATTCATGATGTATCGAATCTGTTAAAACAGTATGGTGTTTACAGTTTTGCTAAAAACGAAGATCTTACTGATAGAGAGATCGAAGTTAATCATTCAGTAAGGATCCCAATAACGATGCAGTTGATGACCGAAATCGATTATGTTATCAATAAGTCATCATTTACTGGAACCATGCAAGATGTTAATGTAGAAGATAGTATCAAATACATATCTTCTATTATGAAGGTCCCGTATATCAAAATGACTCCTCCAGATAATGCGATAACGTATCAGCATTTGATAATTCCACCCGAAAACAGTGATTTTAAAGTAGTCTTTGATTATGTGAATAAAAAGTATGGAACCTACGCTAATGGATTTAGAACCTATTTAACAAATGGAATCTTGTACGTTTATCCACCATTTGATATGAAGTGTCAGGATACCCCAAAACTGAATATATTCAGAGTATCCGAAAACACCTATATGGGTTCAACAAATTATCATAAGGTTGAAGATAATCTCGATGTATCTATTGTAAGTAATACTGAGCTTGTTGCGAAAAACCTGTCAACTCTTGGTAGTGAGAATGAAGGTAATGTTAAAATGTTTGTTCGAGCTGATGGTGTGATCGACGGTCAGGTTTCTAAAAATAAGAAACTTAAACTCGAGAATATATCAGCTGTTATGTCAAGTGTGAATGATAACTCTATTTCGAAGAATTCTGCTATCACTAAATACATAAAACAACCAACCCTCAATGTGTTTGATCATGGATCAACATTCAGTGAAACTGATACTGAGCTTTTAACTATGGGTTGGACTAATGCACGATTGAATATGATCTATCCAAGTATGCCAGTAACATTTATCTTTGATGAAAAAGATCAAGTGAAACAAAAGACTGGTAGAATCGAATCGATCATATACAATTTCACAAAAGGTAATCGTCATCTGTTTTTGTGTCAAGTAGCTTTGATAATTCGGGTTGATCCAAAACAGGAAGATTACAAAGTATCATAAGGAGGAAAACTTATGAAACGGTCTTTAATACCTGATTTAGAGGCATTGAACCTCGATTCATCTGATGAAAAGGAAGATGTCGTTCGGATGAATGTTCCACTGATGATCCGTATCTTTGAATACATCCGTGAAGATGTTAAAGAGGATGTTGAGATCCATGACATCGCAGAACGTCTCGTTAAATTCAGTAACGAATCCGACAAAGAGCTAACGATGGATGATTATGAAGCTATCGTTGGAACTACTACTAAAGAACCAATATCTGTAGCATCTGAAGAAGCGATGCTTGCTTCTGAAGTTCAAAAGGATGACGTATTCGTATGTACTGATTCTGGTAAACACTTTATCAACGTTACTGGAAGTAATGAGTCTTTAGATGATTGGAAAGAGATCGTCGAAGAGGAAACTCATGATCTTGAAGAAATCGAGATGGTGGTTGATTTCAAAAAGATCGTTGAAGTTGATAGTGATGAAGCACAATTTGCTCTTGAAGCTGCCAATGAGATGGTTATCAAACGAACTGATCTTGATAAGTATTTTGTAAATACTTCAGGTAAGAACGAATCATCTTCTGATTGGGAAGAAGGTGTTTTATCAACAGAAGCTATCAATAATAAAACGCATAGTACGATCGTTATCAATATGGAGAATATCGATCAAGCGAATGCGTTAACAACAGCTCTGAATAATTTCAGTAATAAAGCTGGGGTTGGGGGTGATGTTGAGATGTTCATCAGTACAAGTGATGGTGAACCAAAATCTTGTGGTACTATCGGTCATGATGTTAAGATAGGTAAGATCTATCACAACGTTCCTGATGAAAAAGGTGGTGATAAAAAAGAGGACAAGAAAGATAAGGATAAGAAAGACTAAATAATGAACATCATCAGAACGCTACCTTAATTGGTAGCGTTCTGATGATGTTCATTTAATCTTACATTCCTTTATATCAAACTGCAGATGATGTCAAATTTGCTTTTGATGTTTTCAACGACGAACGGTTGACTAGCATTTGACCAAAATCTCGTATTAGCTAATCGCTTACTCACAACATCGAAAAGCTTTTTGAGTTCTTGACTCCTATTATTTTCCGGTTGTAAACCATATATTCCGATAAATGTAGCTAGTATGAAATACTCTTTAACGAATTCTAACCATCGGTATTGAGCTCCACCATGGAATCCAATATAATGATTATCTATCGTTGTATTGATGAGATCCAATAGGCTAGTTTCTTTATCAACGTATAACGAAGTGATTACTTCATCTGGTTTCACTTTTCCATGAACGCACTTATCGATAAGATCTTCGATTTCTTGAATAACAGATCTTCTATCGTTTAAAACAAACGTTGACTTATCAGTTGTTGTGAATTTCTCTTCAGTATATGAAAGATCAGGATCTATCGATTTAAACACTACGATATCGTAGATAGATTTCAAAATCCAGGTCCTCAAGTTGTCTTCCAATAAAGGTATCAGGCATGTTTTAAAGATGAATGGATAGTTATTTGTATTGTCAACAAATTCTTCCGGAAAGAGTAAACGATACTTCGTGTAAAGCATCAGTAGCTTGACAACGTTGATACTAAAGATAACCTCATATGGAGGATTCTTTTGATACTTCAATTTACTCGTAATGATGTCAAGTTCGATATCGCGTGAATCATTTGAAAGCATCGTTAAAGGATGAAGTTTCATCCAATCGTTAAAATTATTACTTCCAAATGGAGTTGTTTCTACGATATCGATATCTTCAGAAATAATCAGATATTCAGCTGTTTTGTATTTCTGACTATAAATGAAATTCTTATACCTGATAGGGTATTGACGTATGAAATCAGAATACGCTGGACTCTCATATTCATTAACGATCTTAGCAAATCTATCAAAGTCATTATGAAATTTCAATAGGTAAGGAATATCAGCTCGCGTTATAAGAGAATTCAAGAAATCAATACCCATTGATGGGATTGGATCATTTGTAAATCTTAAGGTTCTTTCTTCAAGTCGTCTTAAGCCTATCTCTAAATTACTTAAATAATTCTTAAGATCAACTATTTGGATTTTGTAGCTATGAGGTATCCTTGAGATGAAGGTTCTGAGATCTGTAAACATTTATATCCTCATATATTAATTTTTTATTTGGATGAGTAATAGTGTGATCACAATATCGTAAAGGATTCATATTTCAGATATATATCATTTGATTGAATAAACTGATATTTCACATGCTAATCTGGAGAATGCTCATTATGGACGCTGTAGAAATTTATTAGTTGAAAATTGAATGTACTTCAGAATAAATGAATCACAATTTCAAATATATATTATTTAAGTGAGGTTGTCATCATATGTAAAAAAATATACTGAGTGATAATAATATGAACTAAAGATGAGACAGTTAGATGTCTCAACCTACGAAGTGTTTTTGTGGACCTAGGACACCACTAACTTAAAAAGAGGAGCAACAAAATGATCATTAACAATGAAGGACAGCAGGTAAACCAGCCGCAAACTGACGCAGCACCGAAAGCATTTTCTCTGAGAGATGTATTGCAGCGATGCAATTCTCAGAATGGTTGGTCTGGTGTCGGTCAAGATTACATCAATTCAATCCGTACTCAAATCGAGGATCCCGCAGCTACTATTAAGGGATCTATGCATCATATCAGCGATACAGCTGTAGCGTTTAATCATGAAGATAACGGTATCGTTCTTGTTCATGAAGGCGACATGATGAATTACCAGGAGCTTATCAATGAGGTTAAGCTCTACAACGCAAAACAGGCATATTACAGTGCTTTTCCGAAAAAGAAGCTGTTGAACATCGTCACTGTTAATCGGTTCATGTTCAACCGACCGATTCAGATGGCCTCTTATATCAATAATCTGTTCTTGTCTCAGAGCGATATGATTAAGAGCTTCAATTATCAATCTTTCGGATCTCAGAATAGTATTGATATCAACACTGATATCGGAGTTGTTCGTCGATTCTTCGAGATGCATTCGACGACTCCAGTATTCTGTGGAAACTTCGGATTCGTAGCATCTCTTGCGGATAAGAATTCCAACCGCAGTGCTGGTTATAATCAACCGACACCGATGTTTGGTGTTTCTGGTTATGTTGAGTTTATCAGGAATGATTCTGATGGAACATTCACTCCTATCGTTCATGTAACTGATATTCTTTCGGTTCTTCCTACCAATAAAATCTTGGCTCTTGCTTTACCGCTCATCGGTGGAGTAATCATTTCTCGCAATATCTGGAAACAGCCATTCTCAGCGATTGCGAAAGATAACAATATCAATATTGGTAATCTCATCATCGATGCCAATAGCGGTAAGCCTTATGAAGTGAAATCTGACGCTGATTTCCGTCAGATGTTCCGTCAGTATATCGGAGATCCGCTTCTTTGTATTGATATCAAATCTGGCGGAGCTGATATTCCAGGCTTGAATCGTTTGATTCGTCAGTCTGAGCATATTGCTGTATTCAATGAGATCCTCGAGTTCTTCGGTGAGGCTCCTTTGAACGCTTGTCCGCCGATTGCTCAGAACATCTTCCGAGAAATCATCGGTGCTTCTGATATCGCCAAGAACAATATGGTAGAACCCATTGACAGTCGTGATATCAATTACCTCTACACGGTTGCAAAAGCCAAATACAACCCTCGTCTGGATTATCTCTTGGCTCGTAATGAGTATGATCCGGTTCGACGATTCGAGGCTATCAAAGAGATTTATGGTGACATCACACCTACTCACATCTCTGCAACTACCATGTTCCACAACGACTTCCTTGGTCGTATCGTCAACAGACTGAATGAAACGATCAAAATCGATATCCCGAATGTTGGTGATACGATGATGATCAATATGAATGAGTTTGCATCTAAGGCGTATAAACCGAATATGCCTATGTTTGGTCAAGGACAGAGCTCATTCAATATCGGTGGTTGGTCCTCTTTCTAATAGTAGGATTTTACCCTTTTTACCTACTATTGGGAGCTTCATGATAAAGCCGACAAAATAACTTTATCATGTCGAAATAAATGGTCACTAAGTCGGAGTGACCATTTAAATAATCATAATTTTTTCATAAGGAGGAGAATGATGCAAAACATACATATATATTATTTAAAAGAAATCACCTGTTGATCCTGATGCTTCAGGATCAACAGGATAAGATCATTCTTTAAAAGGGAAATAGAAAATGCAGAAATGTTTTGTATTACCGAGTATCATTAACTTAGATGATCTCTTTAGTCGGACACCAAATACAACGGTGTTTAATGAGATCATGCTTGAATGTCAATCAAGCGAAGTTGTTGATATACTTTGTGATATTTCCAATGATAAAACTGATTCAGTAGCCTCATGTGAATGCGGTTGCCTTAAAGGAAATTATTACACTGGAACGAAATGTCGGGTATGTAATACTGTTTGCGAATCGAATCTCTTTGGTGAGATACGGAATGATTCGTGGTTAGCTATACCAAACTCTATCAAAGGAGTTTTGAATCCACAAGTTTTCAGAATCTTGGAAAGCTGGATGGGAAATACTACAGGTCATCAACCTATCATACGACAAATCCTCGATATGCAATTACCAGTAGAACCTATACCGAATACGCCATTTTATTCTGGTATGGGATTTAATTGGTTTTATGATAATTTCAACGCTGTTATAACGTACTTTTTGACAAGCCATCCAACAGATACTGGTAGAAAAGCTGCTCCGAGTATAGAGCTCTTTCTGAAACAAGCTGGAGAAGCTATCTGGTGTCATTATTTACCAATATTAAGTAAGATCATCCAACCTATTACTCGTGTGAATAAAGATGTTCGTTATGCTGATACGGACATCAAGAATCTCATGAAGTCGATATTCACTTTAAGGAGCATCCTTTTAGCTGAAAAGACCATGAAGTTTTCTTATGATCACATCGATCGAAACTTCTTCAATGTGTATATTGAGTTCATCAATTACACGAAAAATATCTTGTATTCGAAGCTGCCAAGAAAACAGAGCATACTGAGGAAACATGTCTTTGGATCACGATCGCATTGTTCAGGACGAACTGTTGCGATCCCAATCGTTGAACCTCATGAGTCAGATAATATCCATCTTCCTTGGCGATTAGGATTGATGATGTATCGTTATCACGTATTGGCAGTTTTGGTCAAGAAGTTTAGAATACCACCACTTAAAGCGTTTAATCGTGTTGTCAATGCTATCAACGTGTACGATTATGAGATCGATCGTATTATGCAGGAGTTGATCGCTGATTGTCCGTATAAAGGATTCCCTCTACTTGTGAATCGAAATCCGTCATTGAAAATAGCGAGTATCCAATTATTATTCGCAACGAAGATCAAACCTGCATTAACTGAGAATCCGGTCAATTTACCAAATATTGAAGATATTAATGTCTCAGTGTTTGATCAGGATGATGAAGGATTCAGTAAGAGCTCATCGATCTTGGACATCAATGATGAAGATCAAATCGATCCAAAACTGAAGTATCTATTACGAAGCTATGTTGAAGATGATACAATAGCTGTTTCACCACTGATCGTTAAAGGTCCCAATCTTGACTTAACACATAAGGTCCGCTATGAAGTAATTCATAGATGAAAATCTCTCTAATTGCTGGAACCTACTAAAGCTGTCTCACTACAACGTGACTCGAAAGGGTGAGCGTGAATGTTTGAAAACGAGACGGATATATGGGGAACCGTGGATTCTAAGAATCCCTTTAGCAGCCAAGATCCTAAAGTTATTGGGTATTGATTAATTGAATGAAGATACTCAGGTGGATTAGTTAACCAATAAATAAGGATAAGGTCCAACGACTATGTGATTAATGGGTAATTCAATAACAATGTATCTATGGGTTATTGAGTCTACATACGCGCCATTAAGTATACAGTACTTACCAAGTGGGTAGGGAAATGGGAGACTGCCTCAGGAGATGAGGTAGAAGAGATAGTCTGGACATCTAGGGAAAACCTAGAGCTGCAGGTAATGCTGCGGGGATCAACTAACGACTGATCCTGAACATAACGTTGATGGGGACGAGATCAATATCATTCCGTTGTATGAGATGGATGAAGTCAAAGAGTTTGAGCGTCTTTATCCAGCTCACCGTTTCATTTCTGATAACGATCTCAAAATCGATGGTGGAGATGTTGTCATTTCTTCTCAACAGATTTGTATGCTGGCCTCATGGATGAATGATCCTGAATACAGCTAAATATCAAGTGGTAGGCATAACAACCTACCACTTGATTTATTTTTTAAATATATATTATACTAGGAGTTGTAGAAAAATAAAACACCTAGTTATTATATAAAGAAAAGAGCTTTCCATAATGAATCGTAGCGTTATCAATTGGGTACATTGCAAAACGGCGGGGCATTCTGGGAAGCTTGGATTTAATAGTTACGACACACGATTGATTTACTCTATTAAATCACGTTATCACCTACTCATTAAACGATTATTTGCCGAAATCGCATCGACCAATGAATGTCGATGTTCATAGTCCATTGCCAATTAAATTCCACTATTGGCGCATAAATCGACTGATTTCTTATTGTTGATCAGATTGTGTGGTAATGATTGAGCATCTTAGAAAGTCGTAATAACAGATGACTCTTTGAACGAATTTGTACTGGACAAGTGCTCTGACAAATTCAAATCGTTATGACACCGTATGTTGAAACTTCGGAGACGGTATGAACCTTCGGGAAATATCAACATTTCATATCGATAACCCGGTTTGAAATCCAGATAGAGTCGGGATTTATTATCAATCAATTCTACTGATCCTGAATAATCGGGATCAGTGGTAAATTTTTATCGAGGGTAAATTTCGTGTTTAAGATAATAATAAGTAAGAATACTGGATTAACATGTGTTGAGATAAATCAACCATCACAGGAGGTGTATGATAAAATCATAAAGATATGTCATTCATACGATGTATCTGACGAGAAAATAAGTATAATAAATCGTGGTGTCGCGAGTTTTTTCAAAGTAAAAAAGAAGGAGGGTATGATTGGATACTTATAGCGTTTTGGAGTGAGGATGTAGCAAAAGCTTTCTTAGATGTTGTATCAAGCGAGATAAGCGATTTAAGTATTGATGAAGATAATTCTAAGCTTTATTCATTGTCATATAATCAAGTTATGACTATATCGAAGGAATTGTCAAAGATATTCGGAATAGATGAATCGAGGATGGATTATGAACTTCTCAGATCCATAACTTGCGTAAATAAAGATAATGATTCATCTATCAAAATGATCCAAGAATCCAAAAATTCCAAAACTTTCAATAAATGCTTATTCTGTAATAATAAATGTAATAAGAGTAAGTGTCCTTAAAATCTAGGGTATAAAATTATGCTACAATTCATTTGTAAAAAAGACGACGAGGTAGGACTTTATATTCAAGTTAATCACACGAATCATCTTGATAAGTTATTCGTAAGAAAATTCGCTTTGGATGGATTCTCAAACATCCTATCCGAAGAAGAGAATGCAAAATCAGTTGAACAAGTGAATAGCGTATTCTCTTTAATGAGCGAAGCTGAACAGGATTATATATTCAAGCTGTATGATGAAATCAATATCACTCTTCTTCAAAATTATCGGCAGGATGAGATCAAAGATACATTGAATTCTATAGGGAATCGTATATTAAAAGATATCGAACGAATGAAATTGGTCGATTACTGTAATCAACACCCTTTTAATAAATTCCCTATCCAAATCAACAGTATTAAGATAAACTTCGTTTCATTGATTCTTATCATAGGAATATTTCTACCGGTTTTAATCATGGTGAAATCTTTCAATAAACGATATGTTAAGAATCAGACAATGAATTCGTTGGCAGTCAATCGTGTTCTGAAACCAACCATTGATACATATTTCAGTAAAGAAAGGATGTTTATCAAAAACCTTATCATCGATGCGATCAAAAATGATTATCCTGAAGCTAAGGATATTATTATCATCGATAAGAAATTCAAAAACATTTGCACTTTTAGTGAAATCATTCTGTGTAATATCATTTCAGATATATTCACTAAAGCACCTTGTAACAATGAAGTAGTATTTGAAAGCATCAACCAATTCTTCATAGCTTATATTCGGAATTATATCCGAGAAAATAAGTAAATACATAACCGAACAATGATTTAGATATTAATATCAAAAATCAAAGGAGATCTTTCATGATGGGTTCAGTTATGCCAGCTATAACTCTAAATGCTTGTCCAGGTTTGTCAAGTTTTATAGGAACAGCTGGTACAGACGCATTGTTAGCTGATATAAATCGAGATCTGAATAACAGTCAGTTCTTTGGATCTGTAGATGATATCATGTCTGTTGGGAGGCAGATGTTTATTGATAATAACATTGTACCGATAAGGGCTATTGAAAATAGCGTTAAGAATCTTGTTGGTATGTTTGAGTATAACGATGTTTATCGAGAGATAACGTCTGAAGAAGATCTTCAAAGCATTCCTTCTTGTATGCATGATAGCATACTTCGATACAAACCTATCAAGAAGCTTTTTGATGAAGCTCGTATCTTTGGATTCGGATGGGACTATGTTCCTGAAGAAGATTGTTATGGTCGGTTAATCAAAAATGGTTTTGTTGAAGATGTTGAAGCTATTATGGATGATAAAGGTGAATTCGAGTTGGAATACACTTTCCAATCAGATGATCCAGATTTATCATTCGAAGAACTTGAATGCATCAAGGTGACTAGAGATTATCTTGATTACATCCTCAACGAGACAGACATCGATCCAACCGATTACGGAAATAGAAGGTCATAAAAGATACTCCATGAGCTGTTATTATTAACAGCTCATGGGACAATATTTTTTCGGGAGCAAGAAATGAGTACTCCAGTAATACCTACGTTAATGAGTGATATCTCCATGTTAAAACATCCTGTTGATATCATCAAATACGTATTACGTTGGTATATGTATGTTCCTAAGAACATCAACGATTCATTAAATGAACAAGAGATATCGTTTCGATATACAGATGCTAAAGTCGGTCATGATCGAGGTATGTTGGCAAATGCTTCGAAAGGTGATATCGAAAAAGTTCTAAAAAGGTATTTCCCAAATGGTACTATCGATGTAGCAGTTGCTACATCCGATTATGATACAGTAAGATATGACATAACGTTCGATATCGTTATTGTTAACGAAGGTAAATCTTATTCAATCAGTAGAAGTTTTCGTGTTGATTCTGATGGTTATCTTGTTTATAACTTTGATGGAGAATGATCATGGACGATGTCCAGATAACTATAAAAAAGCTCATCGATGAACTTACTGAACATAAGCGTCGGTATTACGACCTTAATGAACCAATCATCTCAGATATTGAATACGACGCATTGCATCAGCTCTTTGTCGATTATCAAAAGAAGTATCCAGAAATAGTTGAAGAGATAGGTTGGAAACCTTTTGGTAAAGTTGTTACTCACAAACACAAGATGCTTTCATTAGAGAGCACTCAAGATCTTTTAGTTGTATTAGGAACATTCATTCACCACAAATGGTTGATTTCATGTGAACCAAAGATCGATGGATTGTCATTGGAATTGGTTTATAATGATAAGAACTTAGTATCAGCATCTACTCGTGGTGATGGGAATGAAGGTGAAGATGTTACAGCCAACATTCGATTCGTTGAGAGTATTCCGAAGACGATTTCAAACGATGCTTGTATATATGGTGAAATTTATTTGAATAGAGCGGATTTCACTAATATAAACAAAGATCGAATGGCTCGAGGAAAATCTCTTTATACGAATTTAAGGAATGCAGCTGCTGGTATTCTGAGATCTTCTGATACAACGAGATACCTCCATTTACTCCAGTTCTTTCCATACACTGTCAAAGATCATAATCTTGATAGTCAATCTTCAAGCTTTACATGGTTAAAGCTTAATGGTTTCAACACGTTGGATGATTATACTCTCTTAGCTAAGTATATTTCAGATATCGAAGATTATCATGACCATATGACTGAAATAAGAGAAAAGCTTCCATTTGAGATCGATGGTTTGGTTTTCAAAATAGATGATTTCGATCTTCAAGAGAAGATAGGAATGGCATTTACCCATCCAAAATGGGCTATCGCTTTTAAGTTCAAACCAGACCGAGTTTATACTCGGTTGAACGATGTTGTATTCCAAGTAGGTAAATCTGGTATCATTGCGCCAGTTGGATTACTTAATCCTGTTCGCATACGTGGAAGCTTAGTTGGAAGAGCTTCTTTGTCAAATGAATCAACGATAAAGAAAAAAGATATCAGGATAGGTGATATCGTAGCTCTTGAAATGGCTAACGATGTTATCCCTTATATTGCTGAACCATCTATGGATGATCGAACTGGTAAAGAAGAAGTGATCGTCTTTCCAAAAGAATGTCCAGAATGCCATCATCCTGTAAGTAAGAATGGTGTTCATTACGTTTGTACGAATTATCAATGTCCAGCTCAGGTTATTGGTAAATTGATCAACGCTGTTAAACGAGAAGGGTTCAATATCAAAGGTCTTGGTTATGAAACCATGAACAAGCTAATAACGCATGGTTTAATCAAGAACATTGAAGATATTTTCAAATTGGATGATCCTGAGAAGATCTCCATAATGTCCCAATTAAACATTGGTGACAAAGTGATTAAAAATCTAATTAACGAGATAAAACGTAAGGTGTGTATACCTATACGTAAGTTCATTTTCGCATTAGGAATACCCAACGTGAGTGTTGCGACATCAGCTAAATTGGCTGAGTATTTTCATGATGTTAAGCATCTTGTGAAAATGCAACCTTACAATTCAAAAGCCGTTTTATCTAATATCAACTCTGAGACGATTGAAGCGATCGAAGCTTTTCTGAGAAATTCAGAAAATATAGATATGATCAATCGTATGGTGTATTATATTCGAATAGAACCAGATGATACACCAACATATTCAATGAATGTTGCTATTACTGGAAAATTCAACAGACCTAGAAATGAAATAAAGGATCAGTTGAATTCAAAGAATATCAATGTTACGAGTAAGGTGAACAAATCAACAAGCTATCTTTTATGTGGTGAAAATCCAAGTGAATCTAAGATAACTACTGCAAAAAACCTCAACATTCCGATCGTTGGAATCGACTTCTTTTAGAGGGAAAGAAAATGTTGAATGATTATGGAAAAAAACTCTTAAAGTTGGGTACTCCAAAAGATTCATTAGAACATGTTGACCCTACTTTAAAGATAACAGAAGGTATCCCAAATCAATATGACAAAGATACTGGTGGAAACGCTGGGGACTCATTTGAGTTCCCACTATCCGATAAAGAACAGGATCAAATCAATCGTTTACTTGACCCTATATTCCAATTGAAGGTGGGATCATGAAACACGACCTCATACCTGACATTGTAAATACTGAACGTATCCGGATTGATGAAATCGAACGCGAAGAACTTGTATTTGGTGAAGATGATATTATTCGAATAGATGATAGTAAACGAGAAGAACTTACATTCGATAAAAGCGATATCATCGATCTTCACAATTTACAAAAAAGAAAACGAACCTATAAAAAAGATCCAAATAAGAAGAATAAGAAAAAGATAACTCAATCTTCCAGGAAAAAGAATAGGAGATGAAATGGACGCCTTTAACGAAAAAGAGATGCGTGATATCGATCAATTGCATTCTGAGTTGATGAAAATCGAAGATACTCAGAATAATGTCGATATATCCGAATTCAATTACTATTCACCGTTATTCAGAAAAGCTGATAACCTTTCTAAAGAAAAGATCAGAGAGCTTTCTGACCAATTCTTTCGAAGATTCAACGTCTATAAACCCATTGTTGTTTTTCAAGAAGGTGAAGAGATTTTTCGAGTACCCCAACTCTTTATTGAAATCAACGATGTTTCTAAAGAACATACGAATCTCGTTGACAACTTCAGAACGCATGGAGTATCTGATGTCCCGAAGTATGCTCAGGAAGCAACCTATGGTTTATTAGCAGCTATCCTAAAATCCCAAGAAGATGTGAGTGAAAAAGGCTTCAAATCGTATGGTGAATACATCAATCATCTTTCAAATGAGTATCGTAGAGATGTTGAGGCTTTCACTCAGGTGAAGGATAACGTACCTGTAGAAAAACAAAGATCTCACAAAGATATTGATATTAATGACATTGACGGACTTGTCTGGAAATGAAATTCATATGTGCATCCGATCTCCACTTTGGGCACCGAAAGGTGCCCAGTATCGATACGGCAAATAATCTCAGATCATTCCTTTTTCCTCAACTTAATGACACAGTCGATGTTCTATTTTTAAATGGTGACATCTTTGATGCAATGGTTTCTATCAACAGTATCGATTCAATTATTATCCTTGAACTCTTTACTGATCTTTTATTCCTCTGCGATAAACACAATATCAAGATAAGAATCCTTAGAGGAACTTATTCTCATGATCATAAACAGCTTGAGTTTATATCGAAACTCAAATTGAAGCTCAATCTTTCAGTTGATTACAAAATGTATGACACACTTAGCGTTGAATACATCAAAGAATTCGATAAGAATATCTTGTATTTACCAGATAATCTTCCATTTGGTACTAAGTATGATATGTTCGATCATATCAGTAAGCTTTTTCAAGTTATCAATATTGATAAAGTTGATTTCATCATGATGCATGGTGAGCTGACGCATATGATTTTCGGACATGTGAGCAAGAACTCATTTGATGTGAGTGAGTTGAATAGATTCTGTAAAGGTTGGATATTTTCAGGACATATTCACAAACCGCTTAAGTATAAGAATTCTATTTCGATAGGAAGTTTTAATCGGTTAGCTCATAATGAAGAAGAATCTAAAGGATTTTGGTTATTTGATCAAAAACCTATATTCATAAAGAACGAAGAAGCTACGATCTTCAAGACGATCAACCTTTCACATATAGATGATATCCAGAAGATCATATTAAAATATCAAGAAGAAGTTGATATCCTTGATAAAGATAAAAAATCTTTTATTCGAGTATTGATAAAAGATTCACACCTGAAACAAACTCTTAACAAATTCAGCTTGGAATATTATCCTCATGTGGTTTTAACTTTCAAGAATAACATTACAAAAACCACTGAAGAGGATGACTTTCTTAATAAGAAGTTATTTCATGATAAACACGAATACTTGGAAGCTCCTTCCTTAGAGAATATAGCGTCCATTGTTTTTAACGATCTCCAATCTAAAGGTCTATTTATTGATATCGAAGAAATTAAACAAATTATCAATGTAGACATATTCTGAGGTTTATTATGATTGTCGAAAAAAGAACATATCACCCACTCGTTAGTGATCTTGAAGAAAAAGTAAGTTATGGTACTTTAGGTATATTGGAAACGTTAGTGCATCATTTTAACGATCAACCTCATCTTAATCGAAAGATCCTTCTCGTTAATGGTGATACAATTATACGTAATTGTTATCATAAAGATTTACCAGTTAATACGATATACGATAAGATCTCTTTCGATTTTGAAAAGCTCATTTACTATTACAGACAATATGTAAATGAAGGAATCGTTATCATCTATTTTCATCCAGGTATATATGGGTTTATACCACAACATCTGCAAAAGAAATTAACACCGTTACGTGAGAATTTAACAACATTATCCAATGGTGTAATAAGTCTCAACAGTGTTGAATTCAACAAGGTTAGAACCCTCAGTGATGAAAGTGTCAAAGTAGTAGCTTTGGCTGTAAAAGGTAAGTTTAGTTATAAAAGCTTACTGGAACAGTTTCGATCGTTATTCTTATCGAATAAGATATGGATGATCAGTCATTGTCCGATCGATTATTTCTTATTCCAATCATTTGATATTGAACTTATCAATAGCCATACAGGTATCATAATCACTAAAAAAGATCTCGGTAAAAAAGTATTTGGTGAATCAAATGTACCTTTCAACAAAACATCATTGATGCTCTTTGGTGATAAAGAGTTTATACGACCTTTATGTCGTAATAAACCAAAGGCTTTATTAGAACTTAAGAGTAATAATATTCATCTTCGTACTGAGAGAGAATTGGCTCAACTTGCTGTGACGAAACTCAAGATAGATAGGAAATCTCTTTTGTGGGATTTCTGATATTTTTTTACAAGAAAGTCCTATCATATAGGATAAAAATCAACTCTTAAGGAGATTAAAAAGGCTATGGACGATAACGGCAATATTAATAAAGCGATTCGGTTTTCAACGGATGATTTCAAATACACCGCTGATTTGAGTCTGTATGGAGGTCGAGCAAGTTTTTCTATTTTTGATAATGGGTCAAAAAGTGCTCCAGTAATTAAAATGCTCTTCAATCAGACATCTGGTGCGCAGATCGTTTTCATCATGAATAAAGTATTGAATGAAAAAGATCTCAGATCACCTATCGAGCAATCCCATTATCCATACAACCGTGATACTAAAGAAAGCTCATTCAAGAGTTCTTTAGCTATCGGTAGAGATAATGAAGGAGTCATTTTCTTCGATTTCACAAGCGATACGCACAAAGATCCTATTCGGTTTTATCCGATAACTGATAAGAGTGTCCGTATCAACGGTATGGAGCTTCCAAAAGTTACATTAACTGAGATGAGCGTTCGAGCAATCATCAATGTTTTTAACGTGTTACTTAAAGCCAGCTTGTATACAAAAGATCTTCCATTTTCACCGAACGATGGGGGTGGTTCCACTGGAGGTGGTTTCGTAGATCCGAAATCGTCTGTTGGTGACGACGTCCCGTTTTAATAAACTGCTAAGGAGCTTTGGAATGAAATTAGTCTTAGCTATGCAGTCGGACAAATAAACAACTTTTCGAGTACTACCGCATAAGGTAGTACTCGATTTTCATATATATATCATAATAAAGAAGCTTGTATAATTAATATAAAAAGAGGAGTTGATAATGTCTGTTTCGTACGATTTTCTTAAAAGATATATAGACCCAGATACTGGACAGGTTAATTTCATTGAGATCGATTATGACCCTGAAAAGATTCGAATTGAAAAGCGTTTGTTCAACATCAGGACTTATGATGTTTTAAGGAAGAACAAATGGGGTAATGTTGATCCAGTTAATCGATTCATCCGTGAGACATTGGATGAATCTGAATATGACCAACTTGTCCAGCTCTTCGTTAAATGTAAAAGAGAATTGGTTGGAGCTGAAACTGGAGAGAGTATTGTCGACGCAGTTGTTAAGATCGACAATTATATCTATAAAACCTTTAAGAAATTAGGTATTTCTGCAAGGGTTTTCGATTTCGTTTGTCGGGATCAGTCTATATCTCTTCCTGATTTTACTAACATAGGTACACGAGATCAGGATACTCCAGAGAAAACTTTCTATGAGGATGATTACCATCTGATCAATACGATCGTTATCATAGCAAAGATGCTTTGTCCTCTATTTGGTGACATCATCAACCGAATCAAATTAGCAAATGATTCGTATAAAAGTATGAAAGAGATCGTAGCATTTGGTATCATTAATAATATCCTTCGTGAAGATTTTGAAGTTATTACGAAGAAGCTCATGAATTATATCGGAAAGATGATCGATAGATTCTTATCTGATGATCCGATGATAACTTTCAATGGTATCACGGCAACAAGCCTGACGAATTACATGTTCGCTAAGATCATCGTTAAGAATTTTACGAATCTTAATTTGTATGAGCCTGATGGAAACGTTATTCGATCAGTTTGTGTGACATTAAAGCGGTCTATTGAAAATGAAACAAAAGGTGCTACAAAGCTCATGTATCGTGAGCGTTTTGTACCTGAGACAAGCGATGATGATCAGAATACATCGCTTATGGAAAACTCTATCAATACGGTGAATGAACCAGTAGAAACACCCGTAATAGTTCATGAGGCGATTGAGTATTTCATTAGTGATTTTCTTGAAAAGAATTCTGTTGATAAAGAGTTCTTTGAAGAACTTGTTCGGTATTATAAAGTAACGATCCTTCAACCAACACCTGTGAATGAGTTGATCGTTGCTTTGTTTGTGGCTGATCCAATAGGTTCTGCGTATTGTGTAAAATACATGGATATGGATATGATGATTCGTATCATTGTCATCATCCAGATCTACGCAATGAATATGGGGTTCAAATCGATCATCCCTATCTTGTCACTGATACCAACGAATACTACAAAAACGGAAATAAACGATGCTGATAATCGCATCATTCTGAATAACGGTCGTGGTAATAATCCGAATATGATTAATTACTTCATTCATTTGAATGAGTGTGTTGGTCATATTAAGGATTGGAACGGTTTCAATTTTACTGAATATATGAAGATAATCATGATGTATGTCATTGAGAATATTCATATATACAACGTTGCTCCAGGTTTACTAAATATATCTGATACTGGAACAACATACAAAGGAGACGACGACACACTCAAATACGATGAAAACATCATAGCCGAATTACATAGCTTTATGTACCATCTTCTTAAATTATCCAACGAGGATCGGAGCTTTGTTAATCAATATTAGCTCAGGATTAACGATAAGAGAAGCTGCTTCCATGGGAGAGGTTGATATACCTATCAGCCTTTCCATAGAAGCTGTAAATACTAAATCAATCATTCGGAATGGTAGGTATAAAAAAGATCAAAGTACAAGATTCGATTTCATTAAAGAAAACGGTTCTATGGTATTAAATGGAATCTATTTCTATATTGAAATGATCTCTGTTGGAGTAGGTGTAAACCATTATCTTATCATTTTAAGACTGTGGGGTAAATCAACAACGTGTAAAGAATTTCTTGTAACTAAGAACATCGAAATATTCAGAAAATCCATACTGAATATGAATATTTTATCATCAACGATAATAGCAAAAATATGTACAACGATCGGTGATGAGAATATGGATGATGATCTTGATATGGCTGATTATCAGGCTTTAGGATTCGTTACTGAAAAACTTCCCATTATACCGAATCTAACGCAAAAGGAATACAACCAACTCAATTACCTATCTCTATTAACTCAACCAAGATGTACTGATGTCACAAAGATCCTTCTTAACACACTCTATTTTGAAGGATTAACTTCTGTAGATTTGATCAATTTAACAACTGGTATTGAACAACCGAACTTCATAAAGAGATGTTATCAGTACCAGCATCAAGCTGATTTTGATATCGATGCGAGTAATATCTTTATGAGGATCATTGATATCGGTGTTTTGGATAGTATGATCATCTTAAAGAGGATACCTTATGATTCTTTTAATATCAACATCAATCTCAGAGAATATGATATAACGATCAACACTGTCAACACGTCAGCTGGACCGCTTTTTCCATTTGATTTCAATATGATCTATAACGAAATCGTAGGCATTCTTAATGAATTCGTTATGACTTTCTTGTATTGTGAATCGTGTGCGAACGTATTAACGAATCAGGAGTCAGTTGTATATATTGACGATGATACCAAAATCGTCATCGACTCATTAAATATTATTAGAACCAATGATGAAATAGTAACAATAACTTTCTATTCAGGAGATTATATTTATTCGAGAAGCTACGATCTGATCATGTTGGCTATGCTGTCCCCTGTCTTAGGGGAATAATCTTTAAATATATATCATATACTGAAACCTAAAGATCTTTTTAATTGGAGGAGATCATGTTACAAAATATCTATGATGAGCAAGATAATAATCAAACTGCAAGTAATAATATCATTCAAAGTATTAGTGGTAATTTCAATGTTGGAAACAGTGTATTGATTCTGCTTTCTCCACGAAATGTTTGTGATCATTATAAACGTCCTTACGTATACAATTTCGATAACAACCTTATTGAAAATGTAGCAGAGAATATCGTTTCACATCCATCGATGCAACATAGTGTTAAAAATATCATCAATGGCGTTCCTTCTATCAATCACGCTATTTTACCATCTTCGTATGGATTCAATATAGCGACTTCCGCTTATTCACACAGTTGGGGATTCGTTTTCATCATCGATGATAACATGGGTCCAGGTGTTATCAACAACAACATATCGAATCGCCGTATCTTTATCGGTGTGTGTGGTCAAGAGCCTATATCGCAAATGGGATTAGCTTCAGCTACCCCAGAAAAGTATCTGAACCCTAATTGTCAATTGATCATAACCAAACAGATGCTTATCAGGAAATACGCAACGTTTGGTTCACGAGATTACCGTAATGCTACAAGAACTACAATCAACGATAACCTCGTTCATTATGATCAAACGCTTTGGGGTGATGGTAATGGTGACTCGACATTTTACACATTGAATCCTGGATCTATTCATAATCAAGTTAATTTTGAAGAAGATCAAATGTCAGCTATACATGATCTTGGATCGAGTATAAATGTCATGGGTTCATCTAAGATAAAGAGTTCGTTGGAATCACCAAAGAAGCAGATGCAAGATATCTTAAATGCGATCCAATCTGGATCTCAGAATCTTTCATTCCTTTCAACTCAAGGTGATTTTGCAGAAGAAGCTATAACTCCAATAGGTCATGGATTGGATGACACATCGACGATGTTTCAGTCATATGTTCATAGCGCCTTTAATGAGAAGAACATCAATGATAATTCCATCAACGATGCGAATATGATTGATCCTAGAGCATTCGTTAACATATCTATGTTGATGAGTAATTATTCTCCACGTGTTTTTCCAATTAACATTCCACAGAATGACAAATTCGACATCATTCCTCAGCATTACAAGAGTTTAAATAACATCTTCTCTTCGTTGGTTTGTTCTGTGGTACCTGCATATATGAGTAGTAGCAATATATCAGAAATAGCTTTTATGTATAATTCGTATCATGATGCTATTTCAGTTAATCATATTGCATCACCGACTACCGCCGATAATGAAACGCTTAAGCTTGCATGGCAAACTTTCGAATACCTTATCAGGAATGATCTTTTTCCGATATTGAGGCATAATGGTGGTGAATTTGATCTTCAAGTACTTTCAGTATTGAATGCAAATACTGATGTTATTTTGAATTTCCTGGATAATGAAATACTACCAGTTGGATCCATTTATCGTGAGAATACCCAACTTGGCGGTATAACCTCATCGTTGATCGGTAATACGAACAATGTTGATACAAACTCTGTTCGGTTGAATGATCTTATCAGGCAAGTAAGTGGAAATGCCAAAATCTATTAAAAAGGTGAAAAATCATGAGTGAGATAAAGGTAGAACAATTTGTTCGATTTCTTGTTGGTCTTGGTGGAGTATATGATGTTGATGAGAATGGTTATATCATCAATAAAGATCGAGACGAAGATAAACCGGTTCTTCTGAAGGTTGATAATCGTTATCGAAATATCATGGTGATGAAGGATGTCATTAAAGATCCTGAAGTCGTTGTTATCAATCCTCTGAATGAAAATATAACTGAGTCGAACGATGCTCGATGGTTATATATGGGGTTGACAGCTGGATTGGGTCATCGTATACTCCACATCATCAATCATCTGCATTTTATCATCTCTTCTGAGAAATCTGATGAAGAGCTATCGTTCTCAACTGAAGAACTGAAATTTGCAGCTCGTCATAAAGACTTCAATAAGAAGACTTTGGATGCGATCAACATCATCAGTAAGAAGCTTGAAACATTCACATATGTCTGGTATAATCGTAAACAGAAGGAAGCTCACTTGGGAAGCTCTGTTTATGATCCAGATACAATAGCTGAATTTCCACAATTCACACCGAAAGTTTGGAAGACTATCGGAAAACTCTTCGGTGAACTTTTCAATGTGAATGAGGATCTTGAGAAAGGTAAAGAAGAGCTTTATGAAAAATATACAGTTCGATCCGACCTTATCAATGTTCCAAAACTTGAATCCATTTTGAATGTTTATTATAAGGTTTATTCTCACCTCAATAAATATCTCGAAATGTGTAATATCGATGATGCTGACTTTGTTATCGACTTGACTGAATTCGGTCATCACATCGAACATCTCCAAGATTATTACAATAAGGCCAAATGGTTTACTGGACCGATCGGTTCAACTAAGACCGAAACTCCCCAAACGAGTATACCAACATCTGTTCCTCAGAGGAATGCTCCATTGAGAGGACATGAAGAATCATCTATTCCAGATAATCCGTTTAGACGGAATATGGATTTTGATAGATTCAGTAATCAGCCAAGTAGATTCGGTAATCAACCTCAGTTCGGTGGTCAGCAACAATTCGGTGGTCAACCACAATTCAGCGGTCAACCACAATTCGGTGGAAACGTTTACTATTAATTAAAAGATACGCCGAAAGAGCTTTTACACTCTTTCGGCGTATTTATTTTTTAGGAGCAATCATGGCTAATTTTGATTTATTTGTTGGAATATCTGTTGAGAATAAACAACTTGAATCACGACAATTACGCGTATTCCTTCGAGAATTATTACCTCATGCTGGAGGTGATTTAAAAGACAATGCTCAAGAAGAAACGTATAACGTGAAGGACGATCAAGGTAACCAAGTATCTGGGAGTGTTAAGACCTCAAATCATGTTGTCGCTGATTATTTTGGTTTAGAAACAAACAGAGCTTTTCCACCTGATATCGTTAAAGGAGAACAAGTTCTTGTCTTCAAATACGAAGGTGAGGATAAATACTACTGGGTATCATTTGGTCGAGATGACAATCTCAGAAGAGGTGAGCTTCTACGATGGCAAGCTTCGGATGATATGTCAGAGATCAAAGATTTAAACGAATCGAATACATACTTTATGGAACTCGATACGAAGGTTGCGAAACGAGCTCGTATTCACACCTCTAAATCTGATGGTGAAGCTTTTGTTTATGATATCACTATCGATTCAAAGAATAACACTTTAGTCATTACTGATGACATCAATAATACAATAGTTATCAAGTCTGATGAAGAACGTGTAACTATCAACAATTCACGAGGAAGTGTTGTTAACCTAAACAAATCTGATATAGAGATATTTGCTCCAAGGAATATTCTGATAAGAGCTGGGAATACCCTAACGCTGTGGAATCCATGTTGTATTGGGAGTGGTGGGTTTGCTGGTGGTGAGGGGCATATGACACGAGTAGGAGCTACTCGAGGTATGTCTGGTGATATAGCTTTCGGTGAACGAGGTAAATGAAATGTCTGAAGGATTTCCTGATGTACCTGAATTAGTTGGACAATGTCCAGCTCGTCGTAAATGTTTTTTAGATTTCACTTACTATCTCGAATGTGATGATTGGTGTGAACGACATAATCTTCTAAGAACTGAGAGAAAGTATGGTGAACCTTATCAATATTCCATCAGGATGGGGATAGGAGCTGGTAATGCTATCCGTATTTATGATGATGATGAAAATAGGATCGATCTCGAAAGTGAAGAGAAACGGATCGCTACCTCAAATAGTTTAGGTACCCTATTCGAAGTCATCGGTTCAGATATCAACAGTAAAGCTCCCAATGATATTACAGAACTAGCTTTTCATGAGATAAACTATAGCGCACCTGATATCAAGACCACTGCTAATAGGACATTGTTGGTAGGTATCACACCATGTGAAAATGAAGATGATCAAGCTGATCTTCTTTGTACTGATATAACTAAATATGAAGTTATTCACGATCCAAATACCCAATGTCGCATTTACATGGATGGTGATCGGATCACTTTAACATCAACAGCTATTCGTCTCAAAGATGAGTACGTTCAAAATAGCTATGAACCTATTTGCGGTGGTGGAAGTTATGTTGAAGACGATGAAGAAACATCATTTATCAACATCCGTAAAGAATACATCGAAATCAATGCAAAATGTACTATTGCATTAAATGCTGGTCAAGTTATGATCAACGGTACTCCATCGGATCCAGCTGCAACCAATGCGGCATTATCAGCTAATGCCGATGCTGCATCGGCAGCTGCTGGTGCTGCTGCATCGGCGGGAGCTATGGCTGCTTCTAATGCGACTGAGATAGCTGCGCTTAAAGATACCATAGCTGCACTAGAAGCACGAATAACTGCACTTGAGGAAGTCTAATGTTTTTCAATAAAAAACAAAAGGATTTAGATATCGAACTATCGGCTAAAGAATTTCTTGAGCTTAATAATAGACTTGATGACATGATCAGAGAATGGATCACCGTCGAATCAATTGGAGGTTTACAAAAGAATTCAAAGCTTGCTGAATTGTTCATATTCAATATGAAACTCATCTATAGTTCTGATGTATATAACAAAGAACTCAGAGATTTCATGAATTCTAAGGTTGATGGTTCTGGAGATACTGATCTTCTGTTTAGTCGTATCCAAGATCTCTATGTAAATATCTGTTTATGCTTTCCGAGTTACTTCATTCAATCTATTCGCGAAAAGCATTTTGATATTTTAAAAGATCTTGGATACGATCCAGATCAGGATATCTATGATCAAACACCATACGCTTGGTTAATGGTACGTATCCAAGATATCATGCGATTTAGAAATGTCACGTCAAAGTAGTTGACGTTCTATAAAGACGATAAAGACTGAATATCGTACTTTGATCAGGGATAAGGATACTCGATTTGATAGTAAAATCATCATACGAGTTAAGATAGTTTATCATTTTAGCTATCCATACGATATTTATATCACAATTGTTATCTCTGAGAAAGTGGTCAAATTTGTAGAGATATCGATCACGATCAGCATCGGATACAACTACTTCAAATGCACTACTTTTAATCATTTCAACATGGTCATTAACGAATATGACCCAATCTTTATCAGTGTTGTTGAGCTTTGTTATTTTCGTTGTAATATCCTTTTGAATGGACATGAATCACCTCTAAGTATTTTGAAATATATATTATATCAATAGGTAGTCACTATTGTCTCTATATTAATGTTACATGATTGAGGAGAATGAAATAATGTCAATCACATCGAACATGAGAATACCTGCTGAATATATTGGACTAACAGGTTTACTTTGTCCTGGAATCGCAGTTTGTTCATCATCTCGACAAGAGTTGTTTGCTAAGAATATTGGTCAACCACGTGTTCCTGATGCCGGTGGTGATTTTCCAGACATGTTTGCCGGATTTGAAACAATCTTCGGCGACTACTGTTTCAATAGTGCTCGTCGTGAAAACAAGATCAAAGTTATTCAAGTTATTGATAAATACCCTTCATCGATAGCTAATATTAAACCTGGAAATAACCCATTAAAAACTGTGATATTTCGAGATCTTGTGACTGGCGAAATCAATTATTTTGATATTAGAAAATACAGCAGCTATTCAAACGATTTTGGTTATCGTAATGTCATGAAAACGAATATCCAAGCGGATGACGTTATCCCACCTGATATGGAAATTTATTCTTCTCCTATCAAGAAAGGTGACGAATATTGTTTGGGTGTTAATGCTAATGTATGTTTTGCTACTTTTCTAGAAACGACTGAAGATTGTTTTATGATATCTGAAAGCCTAGCTAAGAAAGTAGCCCCTCTCTCTATTGAGGATCGGTCGATATCTTCAAGTATGAGAAAATACCCTCTGAATCTCTATGGTACTGATGACCAATTCAAGATCGTTCCTGACCTTGGCGAATTCGTTCGAGATGATGGCGTATTGTGTGCATTTCGTCCAGTTCGTCGATTCAGTTCTATGTCAGATCTACAACCTCATAAACTCAAAGAGATCAATCACATCTTTGATAAAAAGATCTACGCACATCCTGGAGCACAGGTTGTTGACATCGAGGTGTATATCGATAATAAGAACGATCTCCCTCAGAATGTGTACGATCAAGTAAAGGTTTACTACGAAGCTCGTATCTCGTATTGGAAACAAGTTGTTGAAGTTTATGAGAAAGTGAAGCATCTTCCTATAAGCTTCAAATTCAATACTTTAGTTACAAAAGCTATGGGACGGTTGTTAGCTGCTAAACAACCTGTTCCAAGTATGGGAAAACGACAAAAGGTTACTTTAGTTGAGAATTTCAACCCGGTTGTTTTTCGAATCGATATCACCCTTATGCACAAAGTTGTTATAAACAATGGACATAAGTTTGCTGGTAGAGATGGTGCTAAAGGTGTCGTTCGCGTTAAACCAGATAATGAGATGCCTATAGATCAACAAGGATTTCGAGCTGACATCTGTATCGATCCAGTATCAGTACTTAAACGAACAAACATCATTCAGCTTTATGAGCAATACATCAACAGATTGCTAAAATGGCAAGCTATGAATCTCGATAAACTTGGCTCTATCGAGAATCAGTTTAACAGGATCATCGAAGTCCTAAACGATATCAATCCTGAATACGCTAAAGTCGTTATTCAGAGCTGTAATAATCCTGATAAGATAACCAGATACGTTGAGGATTGTAAAGCTGATACGATCAAAATATGCATACCTCCAGGTATGGATAATCTAACTAAGGACATGATCCTCAAATTGGAGGAGAAATATCAGACACCGATAAGTCCAGTTGATTTCGTTATCGATACTCCAAATGGTAAGAAAACAATCAGGACTAAAGAACCAATATGCATAGGAGCAAAATACGTTTATCTGTTAGCAAAGTACCCGAAACCATTAGCTCCAGGTTTTGGTTTTGTGAATAAATGTCATATGCCTGTAGGATCGAGTGATAAGCATTCTACCCCTATTGGAACAAAACCAATACGATTCGGAGAAAGCGAATCTCGTATCTTTGCAGCTACTCTCGATATCAAATCAGTACTCAGATGGAAATGTTTATATAGTGGATCAAGACTTGGACCAAAATGCACGATCAGTGCGTTGATGAATACTGATAAACCTTCTCAATTAAAGAGGATACCAATAACAACTGAAGAACTTTACAACGATTGTCCATCTATTCGAATAGCACATCATATGTTTGAAACGTGTGGTGTCGATTTGCAAAACAGTTTGATTTCTGTAGAGGATGGTGAGAGCGTCTTTGAACAATTCAAAGGTCTGTTATAAAAGGTGGGGTTAAAAGCCCCATCTTCTTAAAAAGGAGAAATGTGTGGACACTCTAGATCTTAAAAATGTTGATATGATTGCTGTGATCGACGACCTGATCTATTATAAAGGTAAGATCCTTGTCATATTCGACAACGGTGAAAAAGTAGAACTTCCTGTTCGTAAGCTGATATTCCATCTGATGTTTTGGGCTATCGGGAGGAAATGGAATATCACAATAACTCCAGCATTTATAGTTGATACAAGTTTTATTTATGATTCAACGATAAGTGAAATCGGGTCAAGGCTTTTTGATGCTATTCAAGCTGTTACAGAAGGATCTTGTTATAATTTTGTTTATGACATGAATGACGCTGTCAATTATTTGAATAAATTCATTACTATCAATTGTCAGGAATATCATCAAACGATGACTATTGTCGATTTAGCCAGGATTGCTTATATACCTGGTATAAAAGCAATAACCGACGATAGAGTTTGCGATATCAAAGTTTCTATTCAACAAGCGAATGAGTATATCAAAAAGAATTTCAGTTTACTATTTGATGAGCTTAAGAAACCCTATCCTGGAAATAAACTCCACAACTTCGTTAATCTAAGATTCGTTAAAGCAACTGCATTGGCGCATATCTTTTATCAAATCGGATTTCGTACAGACATTGATGATAATACAATCAGGTATCCAATCCAAGGAAATTATTTGGATGGATTAAGAAACACTGTTGAGTATTGTCTTGAATCTCTATCGGCTAAGAAAGCTATGTTTTATAATAGAGATTCTTTACCAACGGCTGAATATTTTGCTCGAAAGCAGCATATCTTATCAAGTTGTATACAACACCTGTATAAAGGAGATTGTGGATCAACAGTTACTCTTCCGTTTTACATCACTGAAAATCTTGCAAACGTTGTTCTTTATAAGAACATCGTTGAAGGAAAGAATATCATCACTCTAACTCCAAATAATATCAAACATTATATTGGTAAGATCGTCCAATGTAGAACACCAATCGGATGTAAATACACTGATGGTGTTTGTGAAGCTTGTGCTGGAAAACTCATATCAAACATCTCGCCAAATACTCACATCGGTATGTTTGCAGCCATTCGAGTTGCTTCAGTTATCACTCAGGTTATCTTAAGTTCTAAGCATGTTCAAGAAACATCTATTGTTGAGTATGCTATTCCTGAAGATCTTAAGGTATACATGATGAAGCACCAAGGTGGTATTTATGTCAAACCAAAGATCAGAGAAAAATTCAAAAAGATCACAATGATCTTTAAGATGAATGATACTATGCAATTAAGAGAATTAGGTTCTCTTAATATAGCACGGTTGAGTACAATCAACGAATCATCTTTCGGTAAATGTAAGGAAGTTGTTTTAATGCGTGGTAATAATCTTATCACTGAAGAAGTTGGATTAGGATCAAATGATCAATACCCTTTATATTCTCGAGAGCTAATCAGATATATTGCAGCTCATCAGGATCTTATCACGATCAAAGATGATATGTTTATGATCTCTTTACGAGAATTCGACTTTAAAGATCCTATCTTTAAATTGGTCGTCATGAATAACTCGATGGTTAAATTCGTTAACAACGCAAAGAAGCTGGTTGAAAGTGAAATCAAAAAATACACTTCAGCAACCGAGCTTGTGAACAGTTTCTCGAATCTTGTTTATGGCCAAGTAAAGGTTAACCTAGCGTATTTAGAAATCGTTGTTCGAGCAGCGTTGATCACTGATAAAAACGATTATAGAATACCTGTGATTGAAGATATCGATGACGTTATGTTTACAACGAATCCGTCAGCGAATATGCTAAGGTCTGTTGGTATATTGTGCGCTTTTCAGCAATTACCAGCTTCGTTACGCAATCCAGCTCTTTACCTCATTCCAAGGACATTCACACCGTTTGATGAATTCCTCAATTTAAAGCCAAGGACAGCGGGATTTCTTTCTGTCAATAAGGCATAATAAGAGGGGGTACGTATCATTATACGTACCCCCTTTCTAAGAAGAGACATCAATGAATTCTGTTACTATAGAGCAAGGATCAACAGCTATCTATTTATACTGTTTAGCGTCTGGTCGTCTTGCCGAAAACCCATCTGTTTCTATCTTTAGATTCCTCCAACAACATCTCACCGAATACGAATTCGATCCAAGAACAAAAACAAGTCATGCTAAGTATTTCTATTATCGATACGATAAAGAAAATGGTATCCTTTATTTACCTGTTAACATCATCCATCAACTTGAACAATACTTTAAACTCAACCTTATTGAATACAAGATCATAAAACTTCCACCAATCAATGGTAAGATAATAGCTATTAATAAAGTTTCAAAATTTATCGATAGAGATTATCAGGTTGATTCAATCCAGTTCTTGGCACAACCAGGTATGCGAGCTCTCGAATTGCAAACAGGTTGTATATGTGGTCAATCGAAGATTTTTTTCTCAGATGGAAATAAAACTCGAGAACTTTTGTTAGAAGAAGCGTATAACATAACAACTGAACGAAAAAGAAATAAGTACGCCGGATGGTTCAAATTCATACCATGTAAAGTTCAGTCGTTTGATGGGAGAAATATCTTTTATCATGATATCGAAGATATTGTGTATAGTGGTGTAAAATTCGTCATACGTGTTACATTTGATAATAATACCTACATCGACACAACGTTCGATCACCTACTTATGACTGAATTAGGTTGGATCGATGCTGAATTAACGTATGCTCAGATGGTTGTTGGAACAAATCCAAGAAATCCTATCATGACCTTTTACAAACAGGTTAAAGATATTCGAGCTATTGGATTACGACCAACTTACGACATCATCTGTAAAGATCCTCACAGAAACTTCGTTGCCAATGGTACAGTTGTTCATAATTCAGGTAAGACTTACATAGCTATTCGAGCATTAACTGAATTGAATAAGCGTGGTATCATTATAGTTCCAGCCTCGTTAATGACGCAGTGGATTGATTCTTTATCTTCGATGTGTGATGCAAAGATTGGTGTCATTCGTGGAAGTAATTCGATTTACAATATTATTAATAAAAATTTTGATGTCGATGTTGATATCTTTGTAGCCTCGATCAGTACGATCAAAGAATATGCTATGGGATCATCTTCATTCGATGTCTTACCACCGATGCCAGTATTCATTAACGAACTTCAAATAGGGGTTAAGATCATAGATGAATGCCATCTGAATTTCAATGCAAATACAATAACAGATATAATGTGTGGTAATATTGAACATAATATCTATTTGTCAGCAACTTATATTCGGAGTAGTCATTCGAGTAATATGATCTTTAAGAAGATCTTTCCAGATGAAATAAAATACGACGGTGGTGTTGATTATAGTCGTTATGTCAATATCACTGAAGTTGGATATTCTTTTGGTGACATCGATGATCGACACGTCTGCTCCAAACGTGGGTATTCTCAATTCAAATATGAGAAATACTTGATGAAGAGGCCTCAGAAGATAGGAGCTTTTCTGGACAAAGTACTGAAAAGATCTGTTGATGAGCATTATGTCACAGTAAAAGAACCAGGTGAAAAACTCTTAATCATTGTTGGTTTGAATAGCTTTGCAAATGTACTTGTTGATTGGTTCCAATCTGAATATCCTAATTTTAATACTATTGGATATTTTTACGAAACTGACGATGAAGTGTTGAATCACGCTGATGTTATAATAAGTACAACTGGTTCATGTGGTACTGGTAAAGATATCGGTGGTCTAAGATCAATGATCCTTTTCATATCATTTAATGCTGAATCAACAACACTACAAACCATTGGACGTCTTCGTAAAATGAAGAACACTCCAGAATTTGTCTATTTAGTTAATAGAGGTATCAGATCGCATCAGCGTCATGCGTATCAACGACGTAAGATCTATAAAACCATAGGTAAATCTTTTAACTATTTAGACTACATAGGATAAAATCATGGACGACTTTGATGAAAGCTATTGGATGATAGAAACGATCCGTGGAAGCGATAAAGAAAAACGAGTTATTCGTTATTCTCTTATCCAAAAGGATATTGATAAAAACGCTTACAATAGTGAACTTTATGTACCTATTGTTTTAGCTCCATTGAATAAGCTTTGTGTCTTTGTTATAAGTGCCTTTTACAAAGATACGAAGCTCTGTTTATGTTTACACGATCTCCGTGTCGTCAATGATGAAATCGTAAGCAGTTTTAATTTTCTTCTGAGAGGAAATGATTATCAGATAAAACGGTTTAAGAATGAGATGAATCGGTCATGTGATGATAGACGATGTATTGGATTAAGTTTCCTCTTTAGGAAATTATTCAATTGCGGATTCCACACGATCTATGCTGAAAAAATCCTTAGGCCAAAAACCAACTCTTCATTAAAAGCCGCTGTTAAGATCGTACAAGCTGTTAATGAATCACCGGATGAATACAGTAAGTTGATTTCATCCATAGGAGAAAAAGATGGAGATTGACATCGATGAAAGGATACGCTTTATTAATTGTTCAATAGAAGATCCTCGAGGTATTATTTGTATTGACTTTAAATCAACTAAGCGTTATATTGAATGGGATAGTGTCCATAAGACAGTTTATGAAGCTATCCATGAAGCAAACAAATTACTCAATGAGCTGTAAAATATATGATCCTCATCCCTACGCGTTTGTAGGGATGAGGTCAAAACCATATTATGAAAAATACGACCAATTATTTGAATTAAAGATGAAAAGGAGGCTAATTCTTTGCAGACCGAAGAGCTTTTAGTCAAAGTGATCTTTAATAATCAACTGGCATTTTGTGGTATCTTCGGAGCTCTAGGTGGTGTAGTTCATGTCTTAGATATTAGAACAAAGTTGACTGTTTTCACGTTAGTTAGTAAGATAATCGTATCCTCATTAGCTGGGATTTTATTATTTTTTGCAACGTATGATATCAGTCAATTTTCTCCATCTCTTCGAATAACTGCTGCGATTGTTACTGGATTTTATGGATCATCGCTGTTTCGTTATTTGTCACGATTTTATCTAAAGCAAATCTTAAATGCAGAAGGCGAAAAAGTAGTCAGTGAACTTGAAAAAAATGATACGGAGAATCCGACCGATGAATAAAGATAACTCGTTGTATCAAAAGACTGTTATTTTTTTATTAAAGCATTCGAATATTATAGCTGTAATAATGATGGTAACAGCCTTGTTTGTGTGTTTCTCAGAAAATATTTGGTACTTCGTTTTATGTTTAGTCATGTCGTCGATTTATTTAACTGTATTAACAGCTCAATATATTCAATCTGATAGTGAGTCTGATTACGGATGTTCGTTACAATACGGTTGTCAGATAGCCTCCTTTAATAGTAGGATATCTATTTTATCCAATGTGACGATTGCTTTCTTTGGTATAGTTTTTTCTATTTTAACATCGTATTATTTAATAATACCACCATCTGACAACATTGATGACAAGTATTTTGATTTAAACAATAACTCATTTATCATAGGTTGTTTTAAGTTGATGTTCATTTACATCATATCTGATAAAATCCATTCTCTTCAACTTCTTTTATCCATATTGATTCGTTCATCACAAACTGTACGAACATTAAATATCGATAATAATGATGAAAAATGTCGTTATCCTATCATATTCGTAGATGATAAGAAAATATCTTCATTAAGATATTACGTTACAGGTTATAAAAATAAAGTAGCTGTCTTTTTTGATCCACCTCTATCTGTTAACAATACTTCAGACATAAAGTACACCTTTATACCTGAGGATGAAAATCATATCATCAATGATCAACCGCCATACAATTTAGAAGATATATCTAATTGTCCAACCCGATGCAAATCGTCTTGCAACATCAATATAAACAATCAATAATGGTGCATCTATCATGATACATTTTTTAAAAGGAGGAGTTTAAATGTCCGAAACTATCCTCTTTACGACGGATCGTCCAGACTTCTATTTGTTAGAGCAGATCTATGATAGTGTTACTAATCCTTCAGGAACTATCATTCCGAGACCTGGTTCTCTAGTTCTAGATCCAGTTAATCAAGGTGTTCTCAAAAGAGTTCTCTCAGTTAACGAATCAACTCACAATTCAATATTGGGGCCTGTCGTCACACAGCTCATTCAAGCTCCTATTGAAGATCAAGATGAAGGTGATACGAATATCACATCGATCATAGATTATGGAAATAGTTTATTTTACCTTTTCTATGACACAGCTGAAACTCCTACGAAGTTGAATATCGATAAAAAGGTTATCATCTTAGGAGATGATGCAGCTTTTTATGAATTAACCCGATACGACACAACGATCAATCAATACGTACCGATATCGTTGTATTACGATACGGCTGGTAATTACAATGGTACTAAGGTTCCTTTGGCTGTTATAGCTACTGGTATCAACAACGCTAAGGTCCCAACTAACTGTCATACAAGTTATGCTATTGAAGAAGGTGTTATTTATCATCTTAATATTTATGACTACGCTGGAACTCAATGTGGGTCAGTTAAGTTGATGGGTAAAAAAGCTTTGATCAATAACGTTTTGGATGATAATCTTATCATCACAGACTTTATCGTCGAAGCTACTCAACAGGAAGACAATGGTGATTTCTACCTATTTCCAGATCAAGATCCGTTGTCATTAGTTTTAACACCAAGATTGGTTTACAACAATGGGACGACTAAAGCAGTTGCTATTGATGACGATATTTGTCATCTTTATGGGTTTGAAGGATTTACAGCAGCTTACCCTGGACAAGAAGTTGAAATCCTGGTTAAGTACTTTCTTGCTCCATCACAACAAGCTATCACTGATGCACTGATATCAACAGCGAATTCGAGAAGTTTGGTTAAGGTCAAAACGGTTAAGGTCAAAGATCCTGGAACAAATGAATACAATGTAAAGATCCTTACTGTTCCGATCTATATTCAATCGACGAATCGTTGGGTTTTAACCTTCTTCTTGTATTCTTTAGGAGAAAACGTTGTTCGGAATATCACACCGAATGTTACAGTATCTCCAGTTTTTGATGGTTTGTTGATGGGTGTTGATCAACCTCTATTATTGACATTACGGATACGTGATATTTTTCTTGATGCTGAATCTGATTTCATTTATCAACAACCAGTTGTTATTCGAATAGCTCCATATTCGTATTATGAACGATATATCATTCGTGATAGCGTTGGTGATACATATGGTATTTATGGTGTAGAATCACCTATCCTATCACGTCCTGTTTTGTATTTCGACGAAAGTGTTAATTTTTATTTTATACCGACCTCGAAATTCAGTACAAAAGAACTCTTTTTAGAAGCATTCTATTATAAATCAAGACCACTTTATGATAGTGGATCGTTATCAGAACCTGTTCAACCAACGCATTTCACGATACGCAATGTCACAAACGGTATGCTGTTATTAAGTGAACCTATATCAGTTAACGATTTTGGTACAGGTTTCAGTATCATTAACGTTGATACATTGAATGCTCTGGTTGGGAATAATTGCATCGTAGAATTTTTACGATATGAACAAAGTCAATACAACATTCTATTTGGTGTTCCTGTAGATGTTTATACTGGAACCTATGCTTAATATAAGGAGATTAAAAGAAAATGGAAGGATCGACATTTAAGAAGTTAGAAAAACTTAACAACTATGCGGTCGTTACTGCAGTTGTTACGAATGCGATAACTGCGATGGGACGTTTCAAAAGCATTCCTCGTTCAACAATTATCAGTGATGTTTATTCGAAGATCAAACAACGAGCTTCTAAATAAAGAAGAATAGGAGAAACAAAATACCATGAGTGCTACATTCGACTTAGCTGAAGCTATTGTCCAATTTACTTCATGTACTGAAACGAATTGGGATAATTTTAATTTACCTATTCCTCAAAATGTAGTTATCGTTACTGCTGATACGAAGAAGTTTAAACGTGGGGATGGTATTCATCTGTATGTTGACTTACCTGATGGACCAACGATTGCAGGTATCGCTGAAGGTGAAGGGTCACTGATCAACGTATTAGTTCAGTTGAACGCTTTTGACGAAGATGATATCATCATCATCGATAATGAAATGTATTCTGCGAGTGGTACGAAACTGACTGATTTAATCAATCGTATCAATGCTATTGAAAACAAAGATGCTATCCAAGATGCGAATCTTTTATCCATCGCACAACAATTCAATATGTTGGATACAACTGTTGATAACACTGATGACGGTAAACTTGGTATAATTCTGAATGGTAAAATAGCTCCAGGTCCATATCCTGAAGATATTGTCGTACCGACAGAACCAGTTCCAATCCATATCGTAGATTTTAATATTTATGAAGATGAAAAACTATCTTCAGTAGCTACTGAGTTGTTTGGAGGTTTGTCGTATTACGTATTCATCAATCCAAGTCATGATGAAGCTGATATTGACAATCTCACCTATGGAGTGACCACAACTTCAAATGATATTACTGCAACTCAGATCGAACGTGGGTTGTTTAAAATCGATGTTGGACAAGTCACTTTTGATCATTCTGCAACATTTACAGCAACTTTATCTTACAATACTGACACTGTTAGTATTGATAAAAGCATTGATGTCAGTCGAAGTCAGGGTGTATTCATCGCTCTTTATGGTGGAACTAGTGTAGACACTTTTAACACTGTAGCTATTGATTCTTCCAATAATATCTATGCTGCCGGATATACATCATCTGAAGGATCTGGTGGTAATGATACACTTATCGTTAAGTTTGATAGTTCTTTGAATAAGCTTGCTGGTAAAGTTTACGGAGGAAGCGGTATTGATCAATTTTTGAGTATGACTATCGATTCTTCTGACAGTGTTTATGTTGTTGGATATACAATGTCTGAAGGAGTTGCTGGCGATGCTCTTATCGTCAAGTTTGATAGTGATTTGACCATTTTGGTTCGTAAGCGTTATGGTGGAAGTTATATTGAGCAATTCCTTGACATAACGATTGATTCCTCGGATAACATTTATGTTGTTGGATATACCAATTCTGAAGGTGTTGGTTCAACTACTTATTCGAGTTCACTTATTATCAAGTTTGATACGAATTTAGATATAATAGCTCGTAAGACATACAGTGGAGCTAGTACTGATGTCTTTCGAGGTGTAGCTGTTGATTCCTTAGGTAATATTTATGCAGTAGGAAATACTTCATCGGAAGGTACTGGTGGTGATGCCTTTATCATCAAGTTTGACAGCTCTCTGAATAAGCTTGCTGGTAAACGTTATGGTGGAACTACAGGTGATGTTTTTTATAAAATCACTATTGATTCATCAAATAATATCTATGTCGTTGGCAATACCAAATCTGAAGGTGTTGGTTCAACTACTTATTTGAGTTCACTTATTATCAAGTTTGACAGCTCTCTGAATAAGCTTGCTGGTAAGAGTTATAGTGGATCAGGTAATGATTTCTTTTACAATATAACAACTGATTCTTCTGATAATGTTTACGTTGTAGGTCGAACTTATTCTGAAGGAACAAATATTGGTATCAACGGTTTCTTCATTAAATTCGATAGTTCATTAAATAAACTCGCTGGTAGAGTTCTTGATGGTACTGATGGTGATGAGTTTTATGATATCACTACCGATTCTTATGATAACATTTATACAGTAGGTTATACTACATCTGAAGGATTAGGATCAGGTGACGCTTTCATCATGAGAACTGGTACAGATATACAATCTGGAACTTTTACAAGTTCAACTCTTTCCAATTTATCTTTCATTGATAGTAATCTTACATTAGCTGATAGTGCTTTAACTTTAGCTGATAGTGGGTTAACGGTGGGTTCAAGTATACTTACGTTGAATACAAGTAATCTTACATCAGCTGATAGTAACTTAACACTTGAAAAAGCTACTTTCATTTAATCAAAACAAATCACATATATCCGGAGAATAATCAACAATGAGCACAAATTTCGATTTAGCTGAAGCTACTATCAACTTCACTGCAGGAACTGAATCAACTTGGAATGCTTTCGTTCTTCCAATCCCTGAGAATGTTGTTGTTTATACAGTTGACACTAAGAAGTTCAAGAAAGGTGATGGTAATCATCGCTACAGTGAGCTTCCAGAAGGGCCAAGTATTGAAGGTATCGCTTCTGGCGAATCCAATGTCGTTAACGTTCTTGAATTACTTGAGATCGGTGATGATGGTTCGATCATCGTTATTGAGAATGAGACGTACGTCGCAAGTGATACTAAACTGAATGATCTCATCGATCGTTTGACAGCCATTGCTAATACAAATACTGTTCAGACAGCTAATATGGATGCAATCACGAATCAGTTCACTCTAATCAATCAGAACGTTACTGGAGCTGATGATGGTAAACTGGCCATCGTAACAAGTCATCAGATGAAACCTGGTGTGTTAGGAGAATCTTTAGTTGTAGCTGCACCTGTCAATCCAGTAAATATCAAAAGTATCGGTTTTTACAGTGATCAGAAATGTACAATACCAATCACAGATATCGACTATAATTCGGTATGTTACTGTAAGGTTAATGCCCAACACGATGTAGCTGATGTTGATGATTTAAGTTACACTTTAACTGAAACGAATGATCTTATTACATCAACACATATCGATCGTGGCTTATTCGAGGTCACTGTTGGTCAAATCAATGTTGGCGGACCTGTAACGTTTACAGCGACTGTAACTTACAATACTGATAGTACTAGTGTTACTAAAGATCTTACTATCAACCAATACGTCGGAATCATCGTAGCTACTTATGGAGGAGCAAATAGTGATAAATTCTCAGCTATCGCGGCTGACTCCTCCGGTAATCTTTATGCTGTAGGTGATACCAAGTCTGAAGGATCTGGTAATAATGATGCTCTGATTGTCAAATTCAACAGCTCCTTAAGTATTCTTGCTCGTAAGATCTACGGTGGATCTAACCATGACTTTTTTAGTGCCGTAGCTATTGATTCTTCTGGCAATATCTTTGTTGCAGGATATACCGAAGGAACTGCTCAGGATTGTATCGTTATCAAGTTCGACAGCTCATTGAATAAGCTTGCTGGTAAACGTTATGGTGGAGCTAGTACAGAATATTTTTATGGTATTAATGTCGATTCTTCTGGGAATGTGTATGCTGTAGGGTTTACTAGTTCTGAAGGATCTGGTAATAATGATGCTCTTATTATTAAATTCGATAGCTCGTTGAATAAACTTGCTGGTAAACGGTATGGTGGAACTGGTGGTGATTATTTCAATGGAGTTACTATAGACACTTCTGGGAATGTGTATGCTGTAGGATATACAGCTTCTGAAGGATCTGGTAGTCATGACGCATTGATTATCAAGTTCGACAGCTCATTGAATAAGCTTGCTGGTAAACGATATGGTGGAACTGCAAGTGATGTTTTTTATAAAATCACTATTGATTCATCAAATAATATCTATGTCGTTGGCAATACCTCATCCGAAGGATCTGGTAATTATGACGCATTGATTATCAAATTCGATAGTAATCTGAACAAGCTTGCTGGTAAACGATATGGTGGAAGTGGTATTGATTATTTTTATGATGTTGTTATAGATGGTTCTGGGAATATCTATGCTGTTGGGAGCACTACATCCGAGAGTGTAGGTGATGAGGCTCTAATCGTCAAGTTTGATAATAATCTAAATATTTTATATCGCAAACGATGTGGTGGATCATCTACTGATATTTTTGTAGGTGTTGCGATTAACACATTTGGTAATGCTTATGCTGTGGGATTTACCGGTTCTGAAGGTATCGGTGGGGGTAGTGATTGTATCATTGCTAAATTTATACCTAATGTACCATCCGGATCTTCAACAGGAACTATCCTTACAGCTATTAATATTTCTGATAGTAATTTAACTTTAGCTAACAGTGCTCTTACATTAGCTGACAGTGCTCTTACATTAGCTGACAGTGCTCTTACATTAGCTAACAGTACTTTGGCTTTAGCTAACAGTACTCTCACTCTTGAGAAAGATACTTTCTATTAATGAATAATCATCAACAGCTCAGGATTGACCTGAGCTGTTGATGCACTTTTATTATTTTTTATTTATATATAATATATATGAAGAGCTATTAATAATAAGATTAAACTTATCTGATAAAGGAGAATAAACTATGGACGTATTAAATGTTGCTGTAAGGAATTATGAGGCTCTTGGTCGTTCTTTAAAAGATTGTCCATTGAAAGAAGCTGACGATATCATCGATTCAATGGAACAAGAGATTCTTGTATTCAGGCATCTCCATCCAGAAGTTGCGGCAACGATGCAATATCACCGAGATGTTGTTGAAACACGTAAACGTCTTAAACAAACAGTCGCTAATCCAGCATCGGTTTGAAATTGATATTTAAGATCAGCTATGCTCCAATAAGGAGCATAGCTGATCTTTTATTTTTTAATCAACAAAGTCATCTACGAGATCTTGTCTTGATAAATTATGAATAGCTAGATTCAGTATATCGCTGTCAGTACTCATTTTCAGTTTCATGTTACTCCCTATGACGGATGAAATGTCATTTAGACTATTCCGAACATCGTCGTTTCCTTCTTTTGTCCACAATGTTGATAATGATACTGTATCACCATCATGATCAGCACTTAAACCAGGTAACCTGCTCTGATGAAGGATCAAGCTTTCGAAATAGGGTTTACCTATAACAGGATAATGAGGAGTATTTATTTTTAATCCAGAGTCGAATACTAATTCTTTTTGTTCACTTGGATTTGTTGTCGTTATATGAATAACTCCAGGATAAATACTACCATCTTCTAATACTGGGTATCTTGTTATAAAACCATTCTTATCTTTAGCTATATTCAAAGCTGCGATATAAAGGAACTCAACCCAAGTCATTGGCTTAATCAGTGATTGGTCAAACTTCAATTTAAAAGATTCGACAACTCTCTGTAAATCAGTTTTCGTTTTACCGATAAACACTTGATCCTGGATATTATAGGTTAAGATGAGATAATACTCTTTACCATTCTTATCAGTGATACTGATAGCACTTTCCCTAAATCCTATATATTTAAATTGATTGATGATCTTATTTACACCTTCTGATGTAGTGTACTTGCTGATCTCGATAGGCTTCAGGGATGTGTATTCCATCTCTAAGGTTTTACTATTCGTAACAGCAACGCTTTCAGTTGATCCATGACGAAAGATCTCACCGTAAAGTTTGTTTTTAACGTAATGGATAAAGAATGGTTGAAAGCACTTGATCAGATTCAACATCGGGACCATAGTTTCATTAGATTTGATAACTGTAGGATCCTCAACTGAATCACTATCGTTCGTTGCAGCACTGATAACATTACGAGTTGAATAAGCTATCTTACGTGCTCCATAATGCTTTTGAATAAAACCACCTTTCTCAGATATAACATTCATGATATAATCAAAGACAGCTGAAACCTTAAGCTGTATCTGGTATCGTATACCGTCAAATATAGAGTCATCTGACATATGAAATGACGATAGGCTTGAAGTTAAATTGATAACTGCCATATATAACTTATTGATATCCTCATTGGATAATCTTGAGGATTTCATATCAAGATCACGTAATCCTGCTGGTATACATATAAGATGCGTTGTCATCAGTTTATCTTTATTTTTACTAATCAATTTCGCTTTATTGATAGCTCGTAATGATTCAGTTTCGATATCACCCAATTTAGAAAGATGCTTTACAAAGAATTGAAATCCAGTACCGCTATTTGGATCATCTTTCTTAGCTAATATAAAATTATTAATACTCTCATCAAATACACCGTATTGTTTACCACTCAGTATATTCATATAAAGAGTCTTTGGTTTTATATTAAATGCGAATATGACTGGGTGGATAATACTTGTATTCAATGGAATAACTGCTTCAGTAACGAATCGATCCATATTCGTTATGCTACCGAAAATCTCTTCAGAAAATAATCCATTAGGATGGAATTGATTAGAATTTACAGCAAATATATTAGGAGATTTAACGCTTTTCAAATTGGCTTTATCAGAATACGAATGACCGTCAAGTAATTCGAATTTGATAGGAGCCTTATTCAATAGAGCTTTAATCTCTTCAGGGATCAATGACTGATCGAGCATTTGGATTTCCTCCAATTAGATTTATTTATCACCCTTCAAAAACAATACTATGATCGTTAAGCAAATCATTATTATAATGAATAATAATCACTTATAAGGTGACTTAATATGATGGACAAGGACGAATATGAGAAAGGAGAAAAACTCATACTTAATGATTCATTCGCTATCTCAAATATTTATGTCGATATCGGTTTTTTGAAGTATCTTGATTTGGGAAGATTCTTATCAAAAGGAGTAGGAATAAAATCCATATATGATAAGGTAGCTTCGTTTGTGTACAGTGATGATTTTGTAAAGCGGTCTACAAATGAGCTTAAGTACTTACTCCCAGATCTCAATATAGATACTAATACGAAAATATCTGATGACGCTCTTTTAAGGATAAGTCCTTCATTTGATAAGGTTGAAGAATTTATCCTATATTATATTGAATTAGCCAATACTGCCAAAACTCATTATGGAATAAACAATCCTACAAAACTCTTTTTGGATGTGAGTTGTTTACCAAAACTCTCTAATGAAATGAAAGATATCTTGGTTAAAGAATACTCAGCTGTATTCGGGATTGATGTTGCTCTTATAACAGATTTTAAAGGAACCACTATCAACCGATGTGATTATGACGCTTTCTTTGTGAGTGATCTTTTTTATTTTAACGATGTCGTTATCAATTTTCTTAACAGTGGTGAACTGATGGGAAAATACCTTTTCTGTCAAAAACTACTTATCATATCTAAAATGAATAAAAAGGATCCATCTCTTTTTGAAAGCGTTTTTCATAATATCGAAATAGCTATGACTACGGCTATCAAGTTTAAATTCATACAACCTTTTCCTTGTTTTAAAGGAGATTAATATATGGCGACTCAAGACAATGAAGGATTCGATCTGCCGAATCTTGAATCGAAACTCAATGAGCCAGAACCGATCATAAATCCTGATCCCTCTGACCAAATATCAAATGAAGATAAACCTGTTTATGTTAAGAAGAGTAAGAAAAGAGATACATTCAAGAAATTAGAAGCTTCTAAACTCACTATCGATCAAATCAGTAATGAAGTAAAGAAAGCTTTTGATATTAAAATAACCAATACAGATCCATCAGACATTTCAGCTCTTTTAGATAACAACAAACGAAGAGCTCTTTATCAAGCTGATATATCTCAAACAGTTACGAGTGAACGTAACTTATACAAGCTCTGGATACCTAAGGTAAAGAATATTTTACCGTTAGATCTGTATGGAACTAAATCGATCAGTGATGCGGCTATTGACGGTCCAACACGATTGATTATTAAAACGCTTGAAAGACAGAGGAAATTATCTGTTGATCAGTTTGTTCGAAATCAAGCTCGTGATATCATCAATGAGCGTTTCCAATTAAATGCTCATAAAGATAATTTATCCTTTTTGAGTCATGTAGTTGCTAATACTAAGAAGACATCATCTTTTCTTGATACGTTTGTTAAGAAATACATGATGACGAGTATTGAATTGAAATTTAAGCATATCTTTGTTTCTCAAGATATCTTAAAGCATACTAAATTGATGATTGAAACATTATCATCTAAATTAGACTCTGTTAAACATAATACAGCATTATCAGATGTAGCTAAGATTTCAGCATTTGCTGAATTTAAACGAACGCTTCGTATTAAAGCAAATACGATGTTAGCTGATGCAGCTTTAGCTCAAATCAAAGGTCCTGTAACGAAACTCATTAACGATATCGTTACTCGAACGAAAGATGCTGCTGTTGATAAATATCAACGTTATACTGGAAATTCACCTATCGAATTTTCAGGTGATGTTGATGAAAAGTTATCTGACAAGACCAAACGATTAGCTCGAAAAGTTAAAGGTGACATTGGTTATACTGATAGGTCCTTTCTATCACCCAATATGTCAAAAATAACAGATATTGAAAATCAAACATTAGTATCGAAATCTTTATCTTCAGTCCTTGATATCATTAAAGATAATAAAGAGGCTAAAGGTATTCGAACTCTCGGTGATAAAACTAATAAAAAGGCTACATTTGATGAATTAACTCGAAGAAGTGTTATCGATATCATTCCAAGTCTTTTAGCTAAGATCCACCAACAAGTAACGAAATCTTCAAATATACTCCTCTTTAATACAAAACGAGATCTTTACAATTACAATACAGATGATCTTGACGCTGAAATCAATGCAAATGAAATACGCTTTGATAAGACTGCAGAGAAATTTGTTAATGATAAAGATCTCGGTGATAAGCTTATTGAAGATACTTTTGGTGATAGAGCTGAACGTGGTCAGATAATTCAACCTATTGTTAATAAATTCTACAAAGGATTTGTTGAACATGGTGGAGATAAGGCTGCATTCGAAAGAGCTCTTCCAAGTATCGTAACCTTCATTACTAATATATCTAAACACGCTAAAATCGTTAAGCTTGATCACATCAAGAAATACTTGAATGGTGCTGACCTTACAGCATTTGAGAAGGCTTATCTTGACTCTATATTTGTTGATATACCCCAAGATCTTAGAAAAGATGTAGCAGCTATTCTGACTCAATCTTTTTTTAAGGATATCGATAAGAACGAAATCGACACAGCTATATCGGATGATATAGGAAAACAACTTCGCGATATCATCAAACTTCGTCAATCTGAAATAGAGAAACTCACTGAGTTTGGACGTCAAGGTGATCTCAGGAATTCTGATATCGTTGATAAAGAAACTGGTCAACTTAAGCATGACATTATTCGTAAGAAGTATGCTAACGTTGATATCGAAGGTATTAGATCGAATCTCTCTACGGAGGAAGCTACTGAACAATCTTCTCTTAAAGAAGAGATGGCTCAAAAAGTAAATGACATTAAGAATCGTACGAGTAGAACTATCAGGCGAGTTCGGAAACGTTTTCGTGGCGATGAAGGATTAGAACCACCACCAATTCCAACAAGAGATCAGATTCAGATATCTGGTCCAGGTGTTTATACTCAAGGTTCTAAAGAAGAATTTCATATTCCACTTGATAAGATTTCGGATAAGATAAGAGTTGGTATCATTAATCTCATTGGAAAATCTCGGATCAAACGAACTAAGGGTACTGATGAAATCATCGACCTTGATGAGAAAGATGGTGTCTATCAACAAAGAGAACGTATAAATCTTAAGGATAAGCTCAAAGAGACTAAAGATAAATTACCTATAGATACGATTAAGCAAACTATTCAAGATACTTTATCTGATATAGGTGAAAAAACTAAAACACAATATGATGACATAAAGGGATCTGATATTGATGGTAAGATCAGACGAATCGTAAGGCAGATCCTTAATAATAAAGGTAAAGCTAAAACTGATGAATATGAGAGTCGGGTTGAATTTAAAGGTGAACCTTGGAGACCTAGGAGTCAATCTCAACGTTATGAGAAACCTACTGAAGAGTCTAAAGATGATAAGGTTTTAGATTTCTTAAAAGATCAATTCGAAACGAATAACATCATTCAGGAATCGCAACTCCAAGCTTTAAATGCCATCATTGGAAAACTTGATATTCTTGGATCAGGAAGCTCTGAAGAAAAAGAGAAACGAGCTAAATCTTTTCGTAGTTTATTTAATCCTATCAACTTCGGTAAGAAAGCTGTAGGTGTTGGATTAAAAGCTGGAGGTTTGTATCTCAAAGGTGTTGGTAAATTTTACAAAGGGTTATTCAACCTATCAGGTAAAGCTCTTAAAACGAGTGCTGGATTAGCCAGAGGTGGATTCGGTTTAGGGAAAGGAGCTTTAGGTATCCTTGGAAATATCATTCCAGGTATAGCTAACTTTTATGGAGGTGTTTATAAGAACATCTTTAAAGGTATGTTTGCTACTGGAAAAGGTGTATTCAACCTCGGTAAAAAGCTTTTTCGATCAAGTAATAAATACGCTGACGTTTATCGAAAGGATGAAGTTGAATTAGGTAAACCTCTTTTAAAAGGTATCGACATTAAGAATGGAAAGTACGCTTATCTTAATGGTGGTATTTTAAAGGACAGCTTGTCTATAACTGAACCTATCATTGATACTGAAACAAACCAAGTCATTATATCTGAAGAGGATCTTGAACATGGTTTGGTTGATTATAAAAATAAACCTTTAAAGAGTAAAAACCTTTTAGGTAAGATCTTTAAAGGTATTGGAACGGTCGCTAAAGTTGGTGTCAAAGGTTATGGGATGGTACTGAAAGGATATTATTCCATGATGAAAACGATGCTTTCTGGAATATTCTCATTCATTCCAGGAATTGGAAAATTCTTCGGTAAGAAAAAGAAAGATGATCCTGGAGTTTTAGATACAGTTAATGTTAAAGAACTAATAACTAATCATCTTGTTAAGATAACTGAACTTTTACAACCGATATCAGCTCACTACGGTTTCATCCGCGAAGGAAGTTACGATGATTATAAACGTGATCGAGAAGCTGAAAAAGGATCTAAGAGGAAACGAATTCGTGATATTGTTAAAGAGAAAGGTCAAAGTCGAGTTGATTCTGTAAAAGAAGCTGCTAAGAAAGGTGGTGGTCTTTTAGGATTAGTTGGAGCAGCTTTAGGATTCGGCGGTGATGGCGATGGTGAAGGTGGTTCAAGTGCTTTAGGTACAGCTACAACTTTAGGAGCTGGAGGTTATGCTCTTAAGAAAACTAAAGATGTTATTGGTGGTATCTTTGGAAAGAAAGCTGCTACTGAAGGTGCTGAAGCTGCTGCCAAAACAACTGCAAAAGCTGCTGTTAAGAAAGGCTTACTTAGAAAAGCATTAGGTAAGGTTGGTGGTTCTAAAGGAGCGATCTTAGCCGCTTTAGCCACATCGCTTGGAGCGAATTTCCTTGGTGGAGATGATGAAGCTCCGAAAACAAAAATGGGGATGGCTGGAGATGTAGCAACTGATATCGCAACATTTACAGCTGCTGATAAAGCTAAAGATCTATTACTCCCTAAAGTACTCAAGAAAGGTGGTGAAACTGGCGCACAGCAGTTAGCTAAACAAGGTATCTTAAGATCTGGATTAACAGCTCTCGGTAGATTCGGTTTTATGCAAGCTGCTAGAACTGCTGTTGTTAGTGGGGCAACAGCTATTGCTGGAGCTGTATCAGCACCAGCTGTTTTAGCTGGGTTAGCTATTGCTGGTTTAACTACTGGTGGTTACGTTGCTTGGAACTGGAGTAAGAATAAGGATAGAAGAAAATCTATCACAAAGATACGTAATAGTGTTTATAAAGTACCTGAAGATAAATTGAATGTTGTAATTGATCTGGAAAACGATTTATCTAAGGCTATGAATGATAATAAGAAATCTGATTTAGTTTCATCTAAACTTAAAGAGTATATCGAAGATTTTGGATTAGATCCTGATGATAAACGACAATTCATTTTCTTCAAACATTGGTACTCAACGATATTCTTCCCAGTTTTTAAAGCAAGTTATGATATCATTGAACAATCTTTTAAAATCAAATTCATTGATCAAGAAAAGCTTTCCGATGATCAGTTGAATGAGTATAAGCAATCTATTGAAAATAACGGTATTTTCCAATCGCTTAAAGAAAACCAATTCGAATTATCTTCTAAAGGATTTCGTCTATGGGAAAAAGAAGAATTCTTTAAAGACGGCGAATACGTTGATAGTAATAAGAAGCATCAAGAACTTGAAGATCATCTTAAGAAAACAACTGATCTTATTAAGGATAATAGCGCTATCTCAAAAGTAAGTTTTGAAGATATGCAAAAGAAGAATGAAGCTAAAATTAATGATGCTTGGGATGGTTACGGTATGGTAGGTGTTATGCCTGAATTTAACTTACCAACTGAATCTCCAAGTAAAGTTATTAATGAGATAAGTGATACAGAACGATCCACTGAGGAATATGCTGATTTATCGAAAGATAAAAGCTCTGGATTGGTTTTTAAATCGAATGGTAAAGTCAATCGTCGTAAAACTTGGAAGAATGTTGAAAAGCGTATCATTGAGCAGATGGTTAAACTCGGTTGGTCTAAAGCTCAAGCTATCGGTATTGCTGCTAATATCCACGCTGAAAGTAGTGGTGATATGACAGCTGTTGGTGATAGTGGTGCAACTTATGGGTTAGCCCAATGGCATCCTCCTCGTCAACGATTATTCAAAGCTAAGTTCAAGAAAGATATTCGACAAGCTACTTTTGATGAGCAATTAGCCTTTATCGATTATGAGTTACGTAATGGTAATGCATTAGAAAGAAAAGCTGGTCGGTTGTTAAAGAAAGCTGGATCTCCAAGTGAGGCAGCTTCCGCATTCACTTATTGGTACGAACGACCTAGAGATAAAGAAGAGCAAGCTCAGATACGATCAGCTTTTGCTGCATCTATTGCTCGTAATTATAAAGAGCTTAATGAGGAAGATATCCGTTCAGATGAGGATATGACTCCAGAGCAGATTGAAGCTTTTGAGAAATCTAAATACGAAAGCGATACTGAAACTGTAAATGTAAATGGAATACCTGTTAAAATACCAAGTGGTGGTGGAAGTACTTTAAGAGCAACTGGATCTGGTGCAAGCTCACCATGGGATAATTTTGGTGAACCATCTATCATACCTTCTGATAATATACCACAAACTCCAAGTAGATCTAGTGTCACTTCTCCAAACAATATTGGAAAAAGCACTAAAGGATCTAAAGAATCCGATAAACTGACAGATCTTACTCCATCTGAAGGTATAAGTGCTACAGCTGGATTAGGTGAATCTGTTGCGAAATACGAATCTGGTAAAAAAGGCGTTATGACCATCAGTAGTGGAAAAGGTGATCCTGGTGGCGTAAGTTATGGTAAATACCAATTATCAAGTAATGCTGGTACATTAAGTAAATACCTGAAGATGTCTGGATACTCTGATCAATTCAAAGGTCTATCTCCTGGGTCAGCTGCATTTAATGCTAAATGGAAAGAACTTGGTTCTAAGGATCCTAAATTCGCCGAATCTCAAAATCAATTCATTCATAAAACTCATTATGAACCAGCTTTTAAGAAAGCTCAAGAGTTAGGTTTTGATACGACAAATCGTGGTATCCAAGAAGCTATTTGGAGTGGTTCTATCCAACATGGTGGTATTAAAGAAATCTTACGAAGAACAGCTGCAGTACCTGGATTCGATAAAATGACTCCAGAACAACAAATAGCTGCATTCTATCAACAACGTAGCGACTACGCTTCTTATTATATGCGTAAAAATGGAGCTTCTGAAGAACAAATCAAGAATGCTTCATATGGGCGTTATAAGAAAGAGATAAAAGATGTTATTGCACTATCTCAAGCTCAAAAGGATGATGTGACGAAACAAGAACCATCAATCCCGAGTCCTGTTGTTAATCAACCACAAATAGAAAATGATGCAATGAAAGATATCCAAGAAAAGGATATCAAAGCTGGATTACCTAAAACTGGAATCCCTGAGGTTGTTAAGAAAGCTACAGAGGAAACTATCAGTAAAACTTCTGAACAACCTAAACCAGAGATACCTCAAGTTGTTAAAGAAGCTCCCAAACCTATCAATGTTACTCCATCTAAAACTGAAGGAGTTACTCAACCAGTTGTTAGTCAACCTCTACCTCCTAAAGTTATTTCAGCTGAAGCTGCTCCAAAAACAGTTACTGAACCGGCTAAATCTGAAAATCAAGTTAAATCTGAAGCTGCTATAAAAGCTGCCTATACGAATTTCATGAGTGAGACTCCTGAAGAACGTAGAAGACGTGATGAGTTATTTAATCAGTATCGTAAGAATATGTCTTCTTTAGATGCTGCTCGTTTATCGAGAGAAAATGCTCACAAAGAATTTGGAAAACCTGTACAACCAGCAGCTATTCCGAATCAAATAAATCCAGGTACACCACAAACTCAACCGAATAGTGAAATAACTGTTAATGATCCTGAAGGTAAGAATCAGACGACATTACTTCAACAACAAAATGAACTCTTATCACAGATAGCTTCACTGTTAGGTGGAAGTGGTAAGAAAGAATCTAAAGAAAAACCTGTTGAATCTGGCGTAACAGATAATAGTGCTGTTGTTACCAAACTTGATGAGGTCATAAGTGCTATTCAAGCTAATGCTTCAAAGGCTGTTGGAGAAACAATTCCTCAGCAGACTGGTACATCCTTAACGAGGAATGTTGAAGTTCCTTCAAATAAAGGATTAAGTGTTGGTCGACAATCTATTCAATGAAAAAGAGAGATACGGTACTCTAAAGTACCGTATCTCTTAATCCATATTTATCAATCTGAGCAATATTATGATCTTAACAGGTATTTTTCCTTTTATATAGGGAGTTTTTATGGCTGACGAAAAAGAATACGTTGAAGCAAAAGAGAATAGATTCATCTCAAGGGTTTCAATGGGTGATTCGTTTGAAACAAACGAAGCTATCATACGACATACATTAGATGATACATTAACAAAAGCTGCAGCTGCTGAAATCATTGCAGCATTGCCAAGTTACTCAGTTAAAGCTAAGAAACGTGATACTCAAGTCGGTGGTAATGAGGCAATCAACTGTTACTACCAATTCAATGAGAGTGATGATATCGTTCATACTATTAATAAAGTTGGTATGACTGATGATGCTGGTATGGGTCGTGTTTATAATGAAACATTTGATCAACAGCAACAAATCCTCTATATGACTTTCGGTGTTCCTGATTTTACAAATGCGGCTAATTTTGTAAGCACCTTATATGACCAAAACTTAGCTACATTGATGAATACAGGTGACGCTAGTGTTTTAAATAAGGTTGGTCAATTCATAGGATACGCTATCGGAACAGCATTGACGATACCCATAACCGGACCAATCAAGATCGTATCGAAGATCTTAGCTGAGCCGTCTCCATCTAAGTATTACGACATCTTACCAACGATGCCTTTGTATTATAAAACAGTTAATGTCATATTAGCTCATCTAGCATCAAATATGAATCTCATCCCTGGAGAAGATGGTGGAAGTACTGAAGGTGTTCCAAACATTCTCAAGACTCATGGATTAGATATACTAACGATACTGTCTCGTAAATATTTTTATGATCAGATAGCTGAATCATCTGCTCCAACTACTGATGAACTAATGAAAACGCTTTCTGGTGATAAAGATTATGAGAAAAATATTTGGGAAAAAGGTAAGGATGGTATTTCGGCAGCTGTTACAGAAGCTTTATTGCATGTGGGTTTCCGGGTTGAGAAATCGTCAGATAGTTCTGAATCAGCTTCAAATGCTACAAAAGAACCTGAGATACTAAGTAAGTTAAATGCTGAAGTTTCTGCTGGTAGAGAACGTACATTTAATCTCGGTGCAATTCGTGAAACTGGAGCTGGCCAAGTGCTTGATAGTCTTTATCAATCATTGATGGGATTTGCTCAAGGTATGGCTGAATCTATAAATGTTCATGGTGGAGCTGAGATACTAAAAGGTTCGGGTTTCGTCGATATGCCTGAAATTTATGCATCAAGTTCTTTCAGTAAGAGTTATTCATTTAACTTCCAGTTGAGAACTCCTTACGGTGATCCATATTCGATTTTTTATTCATTGTATATCCCATTAGCTATGCTCTTAGCAGCAGCCTTTCCAAGATCCGTTGGTCAAAATACCTATACTTCACCATTCCTTGTACGAGCTTACTGTCAAGGTATGTTCGCTATTCCGATGGGTATCATTGATAGTATCCATATCCAACGCGGTGCTGCTGAATACGGTTGGAATGACGATATGCTCCCAACTCAGATCGATGTTTCCTTTACGATCAAAGATCTTTCGCCTATTATGCATATTGCTATCGCTGATGGTGGTGTCAAAGATTGGATGGGTATCCTCGGTGAGAATTCATCTTTTCAGGAATACATGTTAACATTAGGTGGAGCTAATGTTGCTCAGCGTATCCTTAAACTTCAACAGATCAAGAATCGTACGAAAGCGTTGTTGAAGATTTTATCAAATAACAAGCTCAACCCGATGATGATGGGATTTTCAATAATGAATACGAAGGTTGGACGAATGATAACGAAACTTAATCCTGTGAGTCGTGTTCCAGGTGCAGTTACTAATCCTGAAGGTTGATTGGAGAAGCCATGAATGAAATAAGCTTAGAGTATCTTATTAGTGATTTTTCGATCTTTGAAAAAGCTAACATGATACGTAGGGTATCTGATATACACAATAAAGAAGTTAATGCTCAGGATCTTGTATTACCTAAGAATCCAATGCTTCACATCTTGGATAATTTTGACCACAGTCATCAAAGTACAGATGATTTTGATATCAACAAATATCCGTTTTTAAATAACCGGACAAACATCAAATACTTGCATAACTTTATCCAGTTTGATGATATCGATAAATCCTTTTTGGACAAATTCGGACATCGTCTATATCGTTCTAAACTTGTTGAAAACGTAAGAGCTTTCAGTTTATCTCATCGGAAAGAACTGATCCCACTAATAAAACTTGACACTGTTGTCAGTAATAAGAACTGTGTCTTGGTTGAAAACTATAATCCAATTTACAGGATCATTGCGACAAATCAACGTCCTATCAATCAATATTACAGGTATCAAGCTATTTTTTCAACAGTGCTTCAGAATACGTTGAAATACGATCGACAGCATTTCTTGGTTATACCTGTTGATGACGATTTGAATATCAAACGATCTAACATCGTAGCTTTAGCTCAAGCTGAAGAAATGTCACCTCAGCGACTTGTTAACACGAGCCATTTCTATTTCTTCATGTTAGACTTAGCTATTCTTTTATTGAATAATGAGTCAAAGCTTACGACTTTCAGCACATTAGCTTTAAGAGATATCAGTAGGCTTAATATCATTTTGATAAAGAATGGTAAATGTATCATATTCAATATCGGCAAACTAGCCTCATTGATAACAAGTAATACCTATGTTTTTGATTTCATCAAGACAATAATGAGATTTTCTTCAACTAGCCAAGAGATCGTAATTGATGATACAGACGAATCAGAAATCGATGAAACTCCAGTTGTTCAATCAATCATACCTCAATTGAAAAAGAGTTTCGATGTAGGGAAACCGTCGATCATCAAAACACTTATAGAGAAAGAGGTTGTTACTGAAACTGAAATAGATAGTTTTGAAGAAGAGCCTGTCCAAAAGGAAGCTCGATCTAAAAATTATCTTTTACCTAAAACATTGGACACGAAGATTATCTCTTCGATTCCTTTTTCAGATAAGCAAAAAACTCGTATAGAAACATTAGCTGATAAATACAAGTCCATCAAAGTAAAAACTGAATCAGGTGAGCGAACTATTGAAGAAATACTCAATGAGAGCGTTGATATAAACATTCAATCAGAACAGTTGAATGTTTCTCATAATGGTGAAGTTTCTGAAGATATGCTCGCTTCATCAACTATAGTCTTTGATAACAAATACCGTAATCAACTTCTTCATAAAGATATCTTGAATAACGTTGTCTGTTTTCAGGAGAACGGTTTATTCTTAACGAAGTATGATGAGAAAAATGAATACAATGAATTCACTCGAGTCAAGCATGTTAAAGTTGGATTTACAGATATCAGAGGAAAGCAACATACGATAAGCTTCAAATTACCGATGCCTGATGATGAAGGTTATTTCCTTGTTAATGGTGTTCGGTTGAGTATGTCGAAGCAATTAGTGAATGTTCCTATATGTAAGATATCTCCAACTCGAGTTTCTCTTATCTCCAACTACAACAAGACGCTCGTTGATAAAGTACAATCTGTACGATATTCAATAGATGCTTTTTTAGCTAAGAAAGCTGATAAACTTGGAATAACACTTGTTCCAAAACTTAATACCTATGTTGGTATCAACCTTCCATACGAATATAAGCTTTTCGGTAAATCATATGCGAAGATCCTAACTGATACATACACCTTTTATTTTGAGTACGAGAACCGATTCAAATTCTTCAATAACGAAGCTCTTAAAGAAGCTGAAAATGAATACGGAGTGGTTGTCGGAAAACTCAATGAGGGTAATAATCAGTATGTGTTTATGAATAAGCTGGGTATACTATCAGGGGTCGACTTAAACAGCTTTAATCAACTAAAAATTCCTAAGCACATCGTGGATTGTTTTGGCGATTTTCAAGTTCCACCAGAATGGTGCGATCTTAAGATCTTGGATAAAAACATACCGATCGGATTCATCCTGAGTTATAGATACGGACTCTCAAAAGTATTAACGAATCTGAAGATCCAACACACCTTCATATCAAAAGCTTCTGGTGAAAAACCTCAACCTTCTAATACGGATATCGTTATGCAGTTTGCTGATGGATGGTTAGTCATCAATCGGTATCCATTGATTCATAGTTACATCATTTCTGGATTATCATCATTTTCAACACTTTCGAATTATCAATTCATCGATCTTGATGGTAAAGATGCTTATTATGGTTTGATATCCGAAAAAGGTATGAGTATGAACTACCTTAAAGGTATCGATAACTATTTTAGTTTCTTTATTGATCCTATTACGAAAGATGTTCTTCAAGAGATGGGTGAACCAACCAACACGAGAGATCTTTTGATCAGATCTGTTGAACTCCTGATCAATGAGAATGATAAAGCTCCAAGTTCCATAACGAACTTCAGATTACGATCGTCCGAAAAGATCCCATCGATGATCTATAATGAAATAGCTCGTCAATATGCTAACTATGTGAATAGTGAATTTAAGGATGTAAGTTTCAGTATCAATACTGAAGCTATCTTTCAGAGATTGATTCAAGATGAAACTATGAATCTTCGAGAGGATATCAATCCTATTCATTCTATCAAAGAAAATAGTCGAGTAACTCACGCTGGATTTGGTGGTCGATCTTCACAAGCTTTCGTATCACGAGATCGAAAATACGCTCAAGATGCTATCGGTATCATATCAGAAGCTACAACGGATAGTGGAAGCGTTGGTATGGTAGCATCACTGTCTGGTAATCCAAGTATCAAAAACGTTCGAGGTATGTTCGATACAAACTCTGACTTGAATACAACTAATATATTAAGCGATGTTGGATTGTTGATGCCAAGCTCTTTGCACGATGATCAAAATAAGGTCCTACTAATCAGTAATGATTAGATAGTATTCTCTCTAACTGCTGGAACCTACTTAGAGCTGTCTCACTACAACGTGATCTGAAAAGATGAGCGTGAATGTCTGAAAACGAGACGGATTGGGGAACCGTGGATTCTAAGAATCCATTTAGCAGCGAAGATCCTAAGGCTATATAGCTATGGATAACGTTCAACGACTAACCTCTTATCAAGGTGTAGAGTTCGAGTGAACTCGAAATGGGAGACTACCTCGAATGAGGTAGAAGATATAGTCTACTCTTTAGGGAAAACCTAAAGCTGCATTCAAATGCGGGTATCGATTAACGACCGATACTGAATATAAAAGGCCAAAAAGAGCGAATTTTACCAACATCCAACTATCCCATCATGTACCAACTAAGAATCTCAAACCTTCTCGATTAAGAACTGGATATGAGATGGTTATTCCTTACAAAACGACTGATTTCTTCATAGCTAAAGCTAAACAGAATGGTGAGGTTGTTGGTATTGATGAAAAGCTCAAACTCATCAAAGTTCAATACAAAGATGGATCAACTGATGTATTTGAATATGGTGAAATACCTGGAGAATCTTCAGGTTCATTAGTTAATCATCATATTTCAGTTCATCCTAATGTCAAGATCGGAGCTAAGTTTAAGAAAGGTAACATCATTACGTATCATGAAGATTTCTTTCAATTAGATCCGATAACGAATCAAATCTCTTGGTGTCATGGTATTCCAACAACCATGGCTGTTATGTCTAAGGACATTACTCTCGAAGATAGTAGTATGATATCAGCCGATCTTGCTAAAAAGCTTGATCTTGAAGTTATCAATTCTCGTGTCATTCAAGTCACGACAGACATGATCGTTGAAGATTTTTCTGATGTTGGAACCACTGTTAAATTCAACGACCCTTTAATCAAACTGAAATATGAAGATACTGCTGAAATCATCGGTGATGTTGATGAGCTCTTTTTAGATCTTCGTCAAGTTGAGTATCGAAGTAAGAATGAAGGTGAAGTTGTTGGTATTCAGATTTACTATGTAGCTGATAGCTTAAATCAATCCTTAACGAAATTCGCTAATAAGATAACCTTTAATAAAAGAGCGAAGGCTCGATTAACAAAGGGTACACTTAAAGAAGAGCAATTCACTCCAGTGAATATCGTTCCAGAAGGAACTCGTGTCAAAGGTGTTCAATTATCAGCATCTGATGTACTGATCATTTTCCATATCAAATCTAATATAGGTTGTGGTATCGGCGACAAGATCGTTACAGGAAATATGCTGAAATCAGTTGTTGGTAAGATCGAACATAATCCAATGACTACTGAAGATGGTGAACCTATCGATATTGTTTTTGGTAGTATTAGTATCAATGACCGTATCGTTTTGAGTGTTTACATCAATGGTATCAGTGATCGTATTATTCAAAAAGCTGAAGAAGACATTGTTAATATGTACTTCGGATAAAGAAAAAGATCTCATCGGAGCTTCAATGCTCCGATGAGATCTTTAAGTTCATAATCAAAAATCGATTATTTGTAAGCAATTTTGTAAGCTTTAACTAACTGCAAAAAGTTGATGATAAGTTCACGCACTGGCGTAATAGATCTATAAATCAAATACTGATAAACTCTAAAGATCATACGAGCTTGTCTAAGAGCATATCGTTTAGCAGAACGACTCTCAGTATTAGCTTCACTAAGGAATTCTCCTTGACTGCTAATAACCCTGATAAACTTTGAACTATGATCCATCATGATTTTATTCGAGTTGTAAATCAATGAATACATAGCAACGATTTTCAACAGTTTGTTTCCAACTTCGGTGAGATCTCCGGATTTCCATCCGAGTTTTCCAACTTCACCACGTTGGGTTACGAGGAATCGTTTGTCAGACTTAATTTTTGAAAGTTCACCATCTGTATCAAAAATCATCTTCATACCAAGAAATCCTTGAACGTCAGATGAAATCAGTTTTTCAAAATCAGATTTAGCTTTCTTTGTTAAAGCTTTCAGTTGATCAGGTGTTACATCTTTATCAGAAACAAGCGCTTCAAAATCACCAAGCATTTTTGAAAGCACATTCGATCCGATACCTTTGTAAATACCTTCTAAGATACCGATCGCTTTGGTATAATTAGATTTAGAGAAACCACGAATGTTTCTTGCTGCAAATTTAGATTCTTCGATATCATTGACTTTCTTTAACTCGATAATACCTCGACGGATATTATTCGTAAAGTCACCCATGTATTTTTGGATAAAGATACCAAGATCTTTTAATGTGTTAGAAATCTTCAGAAAGACATTTTTCATACCTTCAAAAATATTTTTAACAACACCACCGATAGCTTCAATTGCAGCATCAGCTTCCTCATTCTTTACTGGAACATCACTCAAAGATTCATAATCAGAACAAACCTTTAAAGCGATAAGTTCGTTATGAGGATCAGCTAATTTCATGATCGGAGCTGAAATACCATAATCACTAATAACATTAGTTAATGTTTCAAGTCGTTCAACTGATTCCTCGATTCGATCAACATAGGATTCGATTTCACCATCATCTTCATCTTCATCAAAGATCATAGAAGAATCGGAAAGAGATGCAATCATCTCGTCGATTTCGTCAATAGTCATCGGATCAGCTTCAATCTCTTCTGGAGTCATTTCAAAGATGGATTCGAGAGATGCCTCATCAATCAAATTCTCTAATCCAGGTACAAGTAATTTCTTCATGATTTATTCCTTTAAAAAGATATGAACAGCACTAGCACTAAATAAGTGCTAGTGCTGAAATGATTAGATCAAGATGATCTATTACTTACCTTCAGTACTCAGAGCAGCTTTAGCTACCTGAACTGCAGTACCATTGACTTTGTAGACAGCGTTAACTGCAACTTTGACCAAAGTCTTATAGTTGTTGGTAAGCTTCTTGATATTAGCAACAGCACTCTTTGCCACAGCTTTGTCGATACCTTCAGCTTTGGCTTTCTTCTTCAGAGAACCAGCTACCTTGTTCAGATTAGCAGCAGCTCCTTTCAAGCTCTTTGCAAGCACTTCACCTTCGGAAGTTACGCGAATTGCAGAATCAACTGCAGCTTTTGCATCACCAGTAGACCAACCTTTCTCACCGAGATTACCACTGGATTTGGAAACAACAGCTTTAGTCTTAACAACTCCAGCACCTTCACCAGAAACTTCCAGACCGAAGATATCTTTAATATCTGCAGTATTCAGAGCTTTCAGAGATGCCGCAGCTTTCGATGCCAGACCATTGATTTTCTCTTCAGTTACACCAGAAGCAATAGCTGCTTCAATGTCAGCTGCAACTTTGGTCAGATTATCAGCTGCAGTAACTTTGAGAATGGTGTCGGCACCCTTAATGGCCTTACCAAATTCCTCTTTGGAGAGGACTTTCTTGGTCTGTACTTTGAATTTCTCATCGTTCATATCCTTGGCAGCACCAAGTTTGGCCTGAACGGATTTCAAAGCACCCTTATGAGTGGCCATGGATTTTGCAACTTTAACCATCAATGCAGTCAATGCTGCAGCAGCGGCAACAATAACGGCTTCAGTTAAGATTCCACCAAGAAGACCAGCACCGCCAGCAGCGGCGGTTTTAGCCAATTCGGTTCCGCCAGAAACAACCAATGCTCCAGCAGCTTCAGTAGAAACGACAGTGTTCTCAAGAGCAGTTGCTACAGCTTCAGATTCTTCATCTTTAACTGACTCAAGGCTCAACTCTTCATAAGACTTACAAATACCAGCCTCAACCAGCTCGCGATACGGGTCGGCGGCTTTCATCATCGGTGCAGAAATACCGAATTCGCGGATAACCTCAGCAAGATTCTCAAGACGTTCAACAGCGGTCTCAATTTCTTCAACCACTTCGTCATCATCATCCATACCAGCGAATTCTTCTTCAACTTCCTCGTCAGATTCCATAACGAGTAACATTGCTGCATCGATATCTTCCGGTACTTCGATTTCCTCGAACTCAGGGGTCTCTTCTTCGAGATTCAAGGATTCCAGATCAGGGATAAGTTTGAACTTAGCCATTGTAAAACTCCTTTTAATGCATTTGTTTTTTTGTTAACCGGTTAATTGAATAGCTTATTCGTGATTTTAGCAATAACAAGTAAATTGAAAAGTAAAGTCCTGGTATCTTGTGAGCTCGAACCATCTTTATTTTCAACAGCGTGTTTCATAAATTCATAATTACCAAAACAACAGATCGTATTTGCAATAGATACTGAACCTAATGATGTAAGCTCTTCGAATTTAGATTTGATCATACTTAATTTAGCTTCTTTGATTCCCACATAATCAAAAGAAGAATTAGCTTTAGCTAAAGAATAGGCCACTTTAGTTACTAAGTAACCTAAAATAACCAAACATCTGATAGAGCTCACGTCTTCAAATTTATTCAAAATGTATTTAGCTGAGCTTCTCTTTTCGATAGTTTGGCTATAATGATTAACAAGTCTTAATTTCTTGATAAGGAAAACTAAGAGCTTCGTTCTATCAAACATAGTGCTTTCAGTCAAATGATATGATTCATCATTATGATTGATGGTCTTATCAGTGAAATTCGACATACGAAGAATCTGTTCAACGTCATATTCAAGCTTTTCGAATTCGAATCTGCTCATGAGCTGAATATCTTTATACAAAGAACCATTGATTTTGATATCAATAGGTTTATTCTCCATAAGATCGTTTTCAAGATTGAAGTGTTTAATGATACGATCAACTATGATATTTGTTATAAAAGCGATACGATTATTCATGAAGAATTTCATTTCATCGGAAATATCAACACGCTCAATATCTTGGTGCAGTTTAATAAACAACGGATGATTATCAGTTATAAGAGTATATAGTAGTGATGTTTTATCGTTAACTTGTTCAACATCATGAAACCTCATCAATTCAGTTACTTGATGTGAAGCTTCGATGAAGGTATTAAACATAATCTTCACCGTAATAGTCGCTGAGCTTTTTGTCATACTTAGCTACTTTATCTTCATAAAACGAAATGATCTTAAGGGTCTTGGCGTATTCTGGATCATTGGGGTCAACACCATCCAGAGATAATCGGATATTCGCAATGTGATTCTCAAGCCATTTCTTACGTTCTTTCATCATCTCATAATGCTGATGACGCCAATCGACATACGTTTCACCGATAAGAGAAAGAGCGTTAAGAGCTTTTGCTACTGTTGATAAAATCAGACCACCATTGGCCGCAGTAGAACTATCAAGATTTGATCGGAGAACATCGGCTGAAGAAAGCTTATAATCAGTCCCACGTTTCTTGATATTCATAATGATATTAACGATAGGTAATCCAACTGGTGAATTAACTACTTGATTAATGAGATCGATACAAAGATCACCATTTTTCGTTATCTTTTGAACCATGTATTTCGGAACATCAGGACGTTTCGATTTCGTCATCACATGACTAAAGATAGCGATAAGGAACATGCAGAAATCAACATAAATGTTCGCAATACCAATGGATCCAAGTAAGAGAGCTTGAGACATCTGGATATCACCAACAATGAATCCTTCTTTATTATTGATGATTTCTTTTGTATTTGTTTGGAGATCAGCTACCATTGTGATGATACGATCAGTTGTTACAGAAATCGACTTGAAGAATCCAAGAGCTCGAGCTTTTCCAACAAGCTTTCTATCAATATCCAAGATAAATGATGTGCATGGTTTACCAATAGCGGTAACAATAATGCTATTCATTTTGAGTTGAGATTTCACTTCATTGTAGAGTGCAAGCTGCTGACCTTCAGATAATTGATCAAAGATATCTTTTGTGATATTCAAGGACCATTTAATATCTTCAAGTTGTTCACGGATACTATCTTCAGATATGTTTCGGTATTTGATTTCAGATGTCGGTTTTGAAAGAGTTGAAGAAATCGTACGAAGAACGTCAAATATTTTCACAATCGTGTCTCCTTAATATTGTAATGATTTAGAATCTTGGCATTTGGTTCTTCGAAAGGTATTCCATGATCTCTTTCAACGAAAGCTTATCGGAAGCTGAAGAAGCTTTCATCTCATTGTACGAATACGACGCCGATTGATCGATACCGTTAGTATAGATAGTTACACGAGAATATCTGCTATCAACCAATACTATGAACAATCCATAAATGGTATTAAAGAAACGTTGACGATCGAAGGGTCGTTCAAGGTTGATACCAGCCTTTTTGGTGACATCTTTGACAGTCTGCTCATCGGCTATCAAGATAGCATTTGCAAGATTATACGAACGTTTATTTGGATCTTGAACGATCTTCTTGAATTTAGACTTGTTCTGTTGACGAAGAATCTCAACCAGATTATTCTCTTTATCATCTTTAAGAGCTTTAGCTCTACGTTCAAGTTTGTCAATGCCGAAAACAAAATCTTTGATGAATCTGATCTCACCAGCTTGATACTGAGTGAATCGATTGATCAATGACATATTGAAGTCACGTCCAAAAACATATTCCATAACAGATGATGGAACGATACGACTATTAATATTCACCATGATGGGAACATTGATAGTGGCACCACTTGGACCAACAGCCATCGTGAGGTTGATATAACGACCAGAAGAGATCGGGATATTCATCTTCTTATCGACTTGATAATCATTTTTGGAAGGATCTTGCGTATAGGTTCGAGTGATATCTTCTTTAGGATTCCCGTAGTCGTCAGTCGAACGCTTGCTTTGGTACGTATAACCTTCCATACTTCCAGCTAACTGACCAACGAGAGATTCAGTGTCAATGAAATCATTAATCGATTCAAAAGCACCTGCTGTAGAAACAGTGCTCATAATGTCTCGAACACGTTTTCCACCAACAATCATCTGATCCATTTCTAACGCGCAAATGATATAACCAACGTAAAGGTTATAAAGATTCTTAACGATATCATTAATAACAGATTCTTCTGCGATTAAACTTTGGATAAAACATGGCGCTGCAACGATTGATTGTTTTGTAAATTTAGGAAGACTTGTTGCAGTATTTGCATTTTCAGCAAAACCTCGAACCAAATCCATAGTTTCACTGATGGTCTGATGACCTTTAAATAACGATGCACCAACAGAAATAGGATCCATAAAAACGATCTCCTTTGAAATGAGGAATTGTGATATTAAGAAAACTAATCGTATTAGTTTATAACCTATAGAATTGTGAGATAATGACTATGACAGATTTATCAAAAGAATTAGAGATATCTGAACTTGATAGTAAGACTCTTCAATTAAGAAGTGCTATTGGAGCAGCTCTTTATTCAAAAGTAGGATCGCCAAAATTTTCATCGTTTCAGAATGCTATTTACGGTTTTGATAGTGTTCGAAACACATTGTACATGCCAGAGATTGAAGGGCATGGTTTTACATTTTTCACTCGACCAAAATTAAACCTATCAACACCATCTATACGATCGGATCGTATTTTGAGTTTGATAGAATCAGAAGATCCTCAGACCGTTGCGTTCACTATCAGATCTATGCTTGATACAAAATACGCAAAGGGTAAATCTGTTTCATCTTCTCAGTATTTTAATCCTTTGAATCCATTTATTTCTGTTTTGAGTAATAGATTGATTTCATTGAATGGCTGGCCAGATCCTACATTAGACGTTGAGACAACTGAAGGTGGTTTCTTTTCTGAAAGTATAACGTATCCAAAAGGTCATGACCAGTTGACGAGGAATTATGATTTGTCAGCGACGTTTTCAGATCTTCAAGGAAGCGTTATCGCTATGCTTTTTCTTATCTGGTCAAGATGGATAGCATTAGCTACTCGTGGTAGAGTTATCGCTTATATGGAAGATATCGAATCACGAAGGATGTGTTTTACGAGTTCTGTTTATAGATTCGTTATGGATCCATCTAATCGATATATCACAAAATGGGCAAAAGCTACAGGATGTTTTCCAAGATCTATCCCTTTAGGGGCATACTTCAATTACGATGCAAATGCTAGTAATGTTGATATAGCTATGAATATGTCTGTTCCAGTAACGGTTGCTGGTAAAGTTGAATATATGGATCCTATCATCTTAAAAGAATTCAATATATTAACTGAACGAGCAAACCCCGGAATAAAATCATTTCGACAAGCTGCATCAAATAACCTTAGAATGGCTCTTAATTTCAAATGCGTTCCATATATCAGTCTCGACGGAACTAATGAACTGAAATGGATGTATAATGGAAGCGATCCGGATGTAAGAGCAATCGTTCAATCATACAGCAATTAAAGGATAAGATATGGATGTACAAGATGCTTTAAATAACCCTCTTCTCATTCAAACAGCTATACTTGACGAATACGTTAATCGTTTAGAAGATAAAGATATTGAAGTTGTTGATGCAAATAGCACATTTGCATTCATGCTTGAATCTTTCTCTCAGATAGTAGCTGAAGCAACTAACGTTCAGGATAGTAAACTCAATGGGTTGTATCCGATACGTGCTGCTAATACACAAGATCTTTTCAATCACATCAGTGATTATGAGTATGTTGGATTCTTCAGTTATCCAGCTTCGTTGAAAATATCTATCATGCTTCATAGAGATTATCTTGTAAATAATGCTGTTCAGCTTCCTGACAGTAATTATAAATTAGTTGTTATTCCAGCTGATACTATCTTTACCATAGGTAGATATAAATTTGGATTATATTATCCTATCCATATCCGGATAAATACTTTAATAGATAGCGTTTCTGTTGCATATGATGTCACTGAAGAAAACCCACTGATGTCATTGGTCTCAAATACTCTTGAAGTTAGAGCTGACAATTATCAAGGTATTGATTTAGTCTCCTTTGATTTTGAAGTGTACCAGTTTGATAAAACTGTTTATACTGAGTCTATCAATCCGAAGATAGGTTTCATTAAAAAATATACTTATGATGATAGATTTTATGCTATCCGAGTTTTCGATATATCATCTGGTGAAAAGGTTGAATTATCCTATACTTTATCAGATGCTGTTTATGATACATCAAAGCCGACTGTGATTTTAAAGGTTCTCCCTGATGAAAATGCGTTGATTGTTAATCTCCCACAAGTCTACTTGACGAAGGGTCTAGTTGGAAACCAGCTTCAGATCGAAATCTTTTCAACTCTAGGTGAAATGGATGTTAGTATAGCGAATATCGATCTTAAAGATATTACTGCTAATTTCGCTATGACGTCACCTAATACAGATCTAACATATACGAATATCTTGAGACGTATACCTACAATCATCATTCAACCAGTAGATGTTAGAATAACTGGTGGATCAAACAATTACACGTTTGATGAAATCAAAGATTACACTATTTATCACAATAACGCTTTAAGTGTTCCTGTTACTCGTCTTGATCTTAAGAGGTTCTTTGAACGTAATGGGTTTATTTATATGGCGAAGTTGGACAACCTTACAGATCGACGTTATTACGCTTATAAAAAGCTGTATAATGAAGATGAAGAACTTGGTGTAGCTAATGGTAATATAACGATCAATTATAAAGAAGAGATCGAGAACGGATCCGTTCTTTATCAAAACAATGAGACGATCGTTATCCTACCTACAGCTATTTACAAGTTTAATGAAAACGTAAGCAAATTTGAAATACTGAATAACGATGAGGCTTTATTAATCAAAGAAGCTTCTAGTAATAATCTAGCGAAGATCCTTAATAATAATGATTATTTTGGTAACCCTCATCATATCGTGATAAATACAGCTGACAGATATCCTTTATGTACTTTTTATGATCTCTTTACAAATAAAGCATCGAATATAACATTCCTCGAAGAGAATATCTATTTAAGTGCTCAGTTGAGTATCGTTTCAGTCGTTATACGGCATCTTGGTAATGGTGCTGGTGGATACATCATACGTATCGGGGTCCAAAGATCTGAGGATCTGATCAATGTTGATGATTCCTTTTTTAATTGCTTCCTCACCGCTACTTCAAAAGAAGGATACCGTATCGGTTTGCGGGGTGTGTATATAGATACGTACGACAATATTGATGTATTTGATTTCACTCTAGAAACGAATTATAAGCTTAAAGATGATCGTATAACTTTCACCAATATGAAGACTGTTGATGAGGATTTCACTGACGAATACGAAATACCTCTTTCTGGAACAATGCACATTGCAACCTTTGTCAAAAAGTCGATGTTTCCAGATATAGCTCAAGATAGTTCAATCATCAATTATCTAACAGATGACGACAACTCTTGGTTATCAGTCTCTTTACAAAAATTCGATTACGATCTTGGAAGTAGTCTCGACGATGTCCTTGACCCAAATCTCTTAACAACCTGGACAACTATAGAATACGAAACATATGAAGCTGATGAGCCGATGTTGTATGACCATGATGTCTATGAAACGAATCCTGATGGTACATTAAAATGCACTATCGATGGTTCAAATAATCTTGTTTTAAATAAACTCCATTCGATAGGTGAACCTGTTTATTATGAAGGTGAGCTAGTTATTCAGCATCGTATCGGTGACGTTATTCTAGACGCTGGTGGAAACCCCATCCAAAAAGCTTCTCGAATCAAAGACTTCACAATTAATCTTAACGCTTATGAATACAGTCATGTTGTTTCTATAACTGATTTCTATAAAACGTTATCAGCGAATCTATCAGCGTATTATAATACGATACGTGATATGAGTAAGAGTATCCTCGAAAACACTGATGTGTTCTTTGCTCCGTTGATTACGACGAATTCTGGTTACTACCGAATCAATAATACGACGACGATCAAATCTTCACTTGAGCTCTCTTTCGAATTCAACTGTTATGTACCTCAATCAACGATAGATGATGAGATTCTTTTAACGAGTGTTTCTGATAAAATTATCGAACTTGTTATATCCCATTTATCTGATGAGATCATATCTCTGACAGCGATCGCTACTGATATCAAATCTATCTTAAGTGTTTATATTAACAGCATTGACTGTATATCTCTGAATGGTATTAGTGATATCCAAACGCTTATGAATATCAATGTTGACAAATCACCGAAGATCGGTAGAAAACTTGTACTAGGACCTGACAATCGGTTAACCTATGAACCTTTGATAACGATCAATTTTAAAGCTTTAGATTTATAAAACAATAATAGCTTCCTTACGCACTTAAGCGTAAGGAAGCTATTATTTATTGGTATTCAACGATTCGAGCTTTAAATCCATTAGCTTTTAAAAGATTGATAACGTCTTGACCATTAGAAGTATTGCATTCATAGACGTTGATAACTGCTAGATTATTCGTCTGATGAATAACAAGAGACTCTTCATTGATCCAATCTTTAGAAAACGGTATAATGTATTTGGTTGTATCATCAATCTTATCAATAAGTTTGATGATTAAGAATGATTGTAATTCAACTTCAGGAACATCATGATCAGATGACTGAACGTTCGAATTATAGGTGTAGATGTCAGCATAAGTCTTAGCTAACTCATGATCATTCACACCCAATACAATACCGTGATAATAATTGTTATCACTTACAGATTTTGAACGAAACGAAATAGTATTCCCTAAGACGATATCAGCAACAACTGACATGGATTATTCCTCCTTTTCCATGATACCATCACGAACGATGATACGATCTGTACAAATAAGATAAGGAATCGTTTCAATGATACGGTTAAAAAGCTCATCGATCGATTTGAAAGATTGGACGACGTTAAGTTTACTAAAAGATACTTTTCTCCATTTATTTGGACTTATAAAGAAATCATCTGGATCTATGTCAACAGTGTCTGAAATACTGATAAATGATCCAGACGTCACCTTATAAAACTCTTTAAGGTCAGTAAGAACATCTGGAAAGATGTCTTTTGGAAGATAATTCATGAGCTTCGGAATAGTGTCAAAAATGACACCTTCTTTAAGAGCCACACTAACCACTCCAAGGACGTCGTCAACAACGTTGATGTTATATAAATGATTGATAGACGAACCACCAATCACAAGTTTTGGGAGTCTGCTACAAACCATACTTGAATAAAGTCTGACGAATTCATTAAGATCCTGTTGAACGTTTTTAACCTCATGTTTGTTTTCAAGGTTGTTAATACGTTTCTCTAACTCTGAACAGAGCTTTGTGTAATCTTTATGATCTTTATTCAAATAACTTGGGTGAAGGATAGAGTCATTGTTTTCAAATAGATTATAAAAATAAAGCGTCCTATTACGAAGTTGACATTTCACATTCTTTATAGTACTTTTATCAAAATCAGCAATCGCTAATGGATCAATGATATTTAAACCACTTACAACCTGAAGTATATTAAGCTCAAGCGGATTATTAACAAATGATGGTAAAAACGCTACCGTTTTACAAAATGGGATTTCACGAACACCAAGTTCTTTTTCGAGGAAAACATTCGTATGATCATCAGCCCCATTGACAACAACGATAACATTATTATCTCCAGTGTAATTTTTATCTAAATAAGATAAAAGAGATTTGACGTTAACAGAGTTTACATTCGGTATCAGAACAACATCACAAAGATCATAATGGAGTTCAGTACTCAAATGAGCATTGTATTCAATATTTGCGGATGGATTAACAGCTAGTGCAAAATCATGTTCAACTTTTTCGATTGATATATCGATATCAGTCTCTATTTCAGAACGTTGATAAGAAACGTATTTGTAAAGGACTTCTGGAATATCCATGAAAAGATCAACAGCACATTGTGCCATTATCTCGTTTCCTTTACTCGTAGTTAAAGCGAGTTGATAGATAGCTTTTTCTTTATCATCTCGAGAAAGATCATTCAGATAAAGAGCTTGTTTTTTCATTTTCGCTTGAGTATCAATTAAACCTTGCACTATCTTATTTTTGATATCAACCGTATTACTCATGGTATTATAGACAGTGTCAGAATACTCTCTCATGTGTTTAAGTTCTTTAAACGCATTCTTTATGAAAGAGGCTGCAGTGAAGATCGCTGTACTTGTCCCATCAGAAGCAGCATCTTCAACTCGTTCAGCGATATGTCGTATATAGTTAACGATATACGTTTGGATAGGATTGATGTATTCAGTATTTTTCAGGATATGGATCCCATCATTACTGAACACATTATTTAAATACGAGGTTGCACTATCCTTAAAAACAACAATATCCAGTAAAGCATTTTTACCACTCAGTGGTAATATATCTTCCTGAACTTGTTCAAGTGTCTTGATTATCAATTCTGAGAAATCTTCAAAATCAACAACGTTTCTTTTATAAAGATCCGAAGTTAATTGGATACGATTATTCATTATAACCCCTCTCCGAGTTTATTTTCTATGAAACTAGCAGCGTTTGAAGCATTGTTACTGATAGCTTGTTGATACTTTTTCAAACGTTCGTCCATAACAATGAATGCGTTGTATTCAAGTTGCATCACATCGTTTAACGATAATCCGAGTTTCTGATACCATTGATTCAGAATCATGCTTTCAACGGTATTGTTTAACAACCTATCTGGTTCATTGACCTCTGGAGGTATGTATCGGATATGGTCCAATCCAGAATGATAGGTCCGCTTAAAAAATGTAGTATCATTTAGGCGAATGATACTACATATCCTTGAGAGATCGTCAGCGTCCTCAAGACTGGTGATGAGCAGTTCCAATTTCTTTAAATAATCGCGGATATTATTTTCAGAAATCAGTTCTGGAGCAATCGCATCACCAATATTGAAAAAAAAGTATTCTGAATATCAATCGGAACGATACCATTGATCATTCCTTTTGGTACCTCGGTGCAATGAGTACAAGACGATCCAACATAACCGATATTGGTGATAGATGTTTCTTTGATATAATCAGATACTTTATCACCGAATTCATCACTTAATCCAGAACCTTGGATTTCATTCAGTATCGTTATGATATTATCATGTTCTTTAACAACAAAGTTCACAACACCGTTGTCGATAACACTTATGGATTCTATCCATGGAGTATAAATAACACAGTAAGCGTATTTCAAATACTGTTGGATCGAATCGACATCAGTCATGTTTTGAACTGATTTCGCCATTTCATCATTGAACTGATTAGCGTATTTTACGTATTCTCCAATAGAAGGTATTTTCAATGATATTCGATAATCACCTATGTCAAAAGATTTCTTTAGGTTTAAAGCGTTTAAATAATCATTAATATCATTTTGATCAACAACTGCTGCATTAGCTAACCAACGACGTTTATCATCAGGAATCATTCCAAAATTAGTCAGTTGAAGAGTGTTTAAGTCGATGTTCACTTCTGATACTTTTTCACAATGCAGACAAACATCTTTAAAAAGATATCCTTGCTTGTACATCAAAGTAGCTATCTGTAAAAGAATGAGCTGATAATCATGGATAGAGATACTGTTCTTTAAACGATTCCCTTTGTCCCAATTCTTAAGATTCGAATTAATAGTTAAAAGCTCAATGAAATCAATGATAGCGTTTTTAATCGACATATCTGAATACATATAGAATAATGCTCCAAGCATTCTCCCATATTCATCAAATTCAGTTCCGATTAAATTATATAAAGTGTTAAGCTCAACAAGCTTTGGAGCTCTGATAACAATATAAAAACCACTGTTGTAGAGAAATACTTTCTTTACATTACTATTCTTAGATAAGATAAGTAAGTTGGCTTTTGTTCCAGATACCTCAGCACCATTGAAATTCTGATTAATTGCTAAGATACTGTTTTTCAGAGAATACCCCTCATCATCTTCAGATTTAGGTACTTCATAACCTTCACCGATATTTAGTTTATCAGTGAGTTTTTCAAAGATCTCCCCAATGAATAATGACTGTTGAGTGTGAGTATCAAGCATACGTTTAACAAGCTCAGTGAATGAGCCTATCTCACCCAACTGACGATTCATCTCCACATCACCAAGCTTTCTTTTTAACTTTTGAAACGTTTCGCTGATTTCATCCATAGAAAAGAATGGAATGATACCTTTATAAAAATCGATAGCCTTATCGCTATCTTCGTCCATTTTGGTTTGCTGGTCAACCATTTTTCTTCACCTTTTTAGAGAGATAATGTTTAAGAAAGACTTGAATATAAGCTCGTACAGAAATAATGGTCATGTCTGAGCAAACGAATTTACTCATAACTGTACTTAAAGCATTCTTGATATAGATCTGTTCAAGTCGTTTATTTTGATACTGTTGAATGAACTTCTTCGCTACCACATCGAGTGCTTCAGTCGTTGGTAAGTAAACATGATTATTTCCTTCAACGATACCTAATCTGAGTTCATCTGACTCTAAATACATATTTAGAATATCAGTTATTATCGCATCGGAGATATCATTGATGTTAATGAATTTTTTATACTTCAAGAAAAGCTGATTTATCAGATAAATACTCTGAATATCATCATTAACAAAAACGACAGGTTTACGTTTATCTGGATTATCGTTATATAGATATCCAATACCGTATTGTTCCCAGGCTAGTTCAAATTCTTCAAGATTGAATTTTATAGTTTTAAGATACGTCATCAAGTAATCAACCCTGATGACGTATATATTCTTTTTATCATTTTCAAAGGTTAAGAACCTTGAGATGAATGAAGATATAATACTCCAATCGTCTTGATTCTTAACCTTGACTAATCGATAAACTAAGTCGTTATTATTGATGCGACTCAGTTCTTTTCCTGTTAGATTGATAAACTGCAGATACTGATCCTTTTGATCACCAACATTCCAGTAGAGGAAATTCAACCGTCGTGATGAGTGATCAATAAGGTACTTCTTTAACAATGCGTCCAATTGATTCCTTGTTAAATCAGTTAACTCAGCCATTGATCAATCCATGAATATTGATGGTATTTGGTTTGAGATCTCGACCATAGATGAAATGATACTCGCCTTCTTTTCAATGGAGGTATCATCTCTTTGTAATGCATCCATATGTCGATTCAATCTTCCTTGAATAATTTTAAGCTTATTAACATTACTAATGTATGTATTAAGCTTGTCAGGCACTTGTACAGATTCTTTAGAATATGCATCACGAATAGTCTGCAATGCGTCTTCAATACGACTGATCTGATCGTTGATAATACCATTCGTTTTGGTATAAACGTCAGTAGCATCACCGATGATCTTATTGAGTTCATCACTCTTCTTCGAAGACGACGTCTTCTTCTTCGGAGTCGTCTTCTTCGTCGTAGTCTTCTTCTTCGTAGTCTTCGTCATCTCCGAATTGCTGGGCTGAGTCTCTAATCTCTCTTCGTTGCTCATCTGTCAACTCCTGTAATAAGGTTGGATACATATCTGAGAACAATACTTTGTTCTTCTTATTTGGATAGCCTAATATATTAAATGACCGAAGTATCAACTCTAACGAGTAACAATTCGATGCACACACTTTGCGATAATCCGCAATAGTTCTTAATTCTTCAGGAATCGCCATATCCATAGGAATAAGAACTCTACTGAATTTCTTTTTTGGAAACTTACCAATAAAAGCTATGAACCTTTTATACATCTCTTCATCGGTATCTTTCATATGATGGAGAGCTTTGGTATCATGAATACTTATCTCATTTATCGGTAATTCCTTGGTTTTTTGTGGTAAATTGAGATCTCCGTATTTTTGAGCAAAAACATCTTGCCAAAGATCATAGTACAAGTAATTTGAACTGTATGGGTTCGCATACTGATCTTTAAGGTTGATTGGCTTTTGCATCAAGAATAGAGTTTCACCATTATTGATAGAATCTTTAATCCGCTGTTCAAAAACGATAACTTTGGAAATAAGATCTTCTGGGTGCAATTCGTATGTCTTTAGGAAAGAATCAAATATGTATTTGATGAACCATTTGACATACGAAGTAGTTTCTTTACAAAGATCACTACCTTTGAAATTCTTTCCTTTAAGATCGAATTTATAAGGATCTTGGAAAATCCCTTCTTTAAAACGAACGTATCCAGCATAATGTTTAGAAATAGCTGTACGAAGAAAAACATCATACATGAACTCATTCTTTACATTGAGGATGCGCATATTCTCAGTACCAATATTCATCGATGCACTCATATAAGCAAATACGTGCTCGAGCATCTTTGATACTAAGGTTATAATCAATGCGTTAAAATTTGAAGCAATGTCATCAATCCTGATACTATTTGTATACCACTTTATCCAGTTCACTGTAGTAAAAAGAATACTATCAGTATCAGACAAAAGTACCGTTGAACGGATCATGTTTTTGTGTAATCCGATATCTGATGGTAAAATTGGTAAAAGAAGCAATGTTTCAAAAAGCTTCTCTAGATAGGTGAATTTATCAATGATATACGAATATACGGAAAAGATCTTTCGAGATAAATCTGGATCTTTCGCATTAATATCAACTAATGAAGTCTTCTTAATATCTGATGATAGAAGAATGACAGTGAATGTTTGAACAAGTTCATCATCCAACTTAGCTATATTTGGTATCTCTCCTTGGATGATAGGTGCTTTCGTCACATCGATAAGCTCATCAAACTTTTGGCGAAAGATAGGATTCTCTTGAAAGATACGCTTCATGTTCATCGCATAATAAACAAAAGCTCTTTCTTTTTCACTTAAGTTGAAGATGAGTTGCTTAAGATGATCCGTGTTAACTAATGGATGATACGTTTTTATTTGTTCGTCGTAAGCTTCGAATACTTTTTCAGCTGATGGTAATACGAGTTGATACTTCATTACACATCTGTCAAACATCAGATCACCTGGATACACTCGCAATAGTGCTACTATCCAGTTAATTGCTTTGTCTTCTGAAAAGAAGTAATAATTTGAACCAAGAGCTATTTCAGTCATAGCGTACGTTGTCATGATACCAAAACGTGCTGTTGATGTAATAGCGTTATAATTGATACCACTTCTGAATGTTACATTAGATAACATAACACCAGAAATAGCGTTGATCTTTATTTTGATATTCTTCTGACGGAGATCGTTCATAAAAACGGTATGCTTATCCCCACGACATTCAGCTAGAAACATCTCCTTTTTGACACGTTTCCGTTCAGCTTGGTTATCTTCAATGTATCCAGAAAATACCGCTTTGAGCTTCTCAACTTGACAGTAAGCTGCTCCATAAGGAGAGAGAATATCTTCATTTAAAGAATTCGTTACGTCGAGCAATCCACCTTCTTTAACTTGAATATTACAAGGACTTGATGCTTGTAAATATTTTAATTTGTTGGGTTTATATCGTTCTCTACATATCTGATTGATGCGGGAACGTATCTCTTGATCAGTAAGTTGTGGAAGCATACGTTTTAAGAATAAAAACATATTCTCTTTGTACTGATCAACTACAGACGATCTTCTTGAAAAATCGTTAGAATAAGTGATATTATCATAGGTCAATACGTTTGGCATTTTATCACTTCCCTTTATATTAAATACAATAGTATAGATTTCGTAGAGTGCTTAGTTATAAAATCTCTTGTAATTATAAAAAATAACACAGGTGGAGAATTTATGAAGGGTTCCAGTCTTTTATATCAAGTTAAAGGAAAAACATCTGATCATGATTTCAATGAAAGCGAACTTATTAAAAAACGATTCGATTTTCATTTAGCGCTTCTCAAAAATTCAGCTCGATATATGCAAGAAGTTGAAGGAAAGAATATTACAGAAGTAACTGATAATATTATGAAGCTAGCTAATGGTCTGGTCGAACGGTTCAAATTCGGTTCAAAATTCATTAATGAATTAGATTCCTACATCAAAGCTCGTTTTCAACCAGCTCCGGCTTCATTTAAAAACAGTATTGTTAAGGATTCTGGTATCGATGATCCCATCCTTTTCAATCACTTGTTGAGTGATTTTAAAGCATCTGCTGATTTTGAAAATCTAAGCCCTCGTTTTAAAATGATTCTATGATCTTTGACAATTGAATAGTAAAAAAGGTAATACGCATCTTGCACCATTTGGTGCAAGATGCGTAGTTAGTATTTATTCAGCAATACAAACATTCGATGTAAAAAGGAAGTCAACTAAAAGCTCAATGATAGCAGAACATTGTGCTTGAATGATATTGACATCATTAATATCATCTTCACTATCAACAAGATTATCAAAGCTCTTACCGAGATACTTATAAAGTGTACTGATAAGGCTATCCTGATAAAACATATTAACGATTGTTAGATACAGTACATTATCAACATTGTCAATATTACCACTCAGAGCTGTAGCATTTGCGTTAGCTGCTTTCATAAAGAAATGCTTAAAGCTTGGATTATTCAATGCTGGAAATAACTGAGCGTTCTCAGAATCATTAACAAATTGATTAATAACGATCTGGTAAGCGTTAATCAAGCATTTGGATTTAATAAAAACCTCATTGGATTTGATCTTCGCATCGATCTTAGAAAGACGACTATTAGTATCAGCTGAAATAACGGATGATAAAGTAACGCCGTCAGTCGGAAGGTTAACATTGTGGAAAAACGCCTTCAAGTATTTATAAACATCAGAGATAGATTTACCTTCACGAATAAAATCTTCGTAAACTTCACGATTGATGATATTATCAGTGATGATGAGTTTATCTTTGAATCGAATCTCTTTTACGGTAAGGATCCAATACTTGATAGCGTAAATAGTCTTAATCACAGTATCAACATTACTGGAAATATCCTGAAGTGTTTCTGTATTGACATCATCAATGATCTTCGTTTTGACATACGAACTGAATAGATCAAATCGTTTTACAGTATTAATGATATCTAAAACATTCGATGCTGTTTTAGTTACGTCTTTAATACGGATAGATGTGTTGATACAGAAATTGTCATAATCAAGTTTGTCAGAGATGATACGCCAAAAGAAACTTACTTGATCAGGAGTTAATCCTTGCTGATCAAAGAAAGCTACAAGTGTATCAATGATCTTACTATTTACTTCAGCTGGAATTTCAATATCGATGAATTCTTTCGAAAAGTTGAGTTTTGCTAAAATGTAAGAAAGGTTAATGAGACTGAGGTCTTTTACATTAATATTCGCATTTGAGCAAGCTGCCTCAATAATATCGAATCTCTCATTTTGCCCAATAGAACCCCAGTCTATAAAGGAAAAATTTGACTCATTAAGCTCGATATCGCCTTGGCCGTATAGAGTATCAGCTTTCTCACGAACAAGTTGTTCTTGATATTTTAAATGGATCTTTTTCTTCAGATCTTCAACAAGAGGAATGATCTTCGAATTGATAGTCGTATAACCTTGTTCAAGAAGAGATGCAAAAGATTTTGCTGTTTGATCAATGATAGATAATCGATTGATGTTTCGATCATCTTGAAAGTATTCTGAGATACAAGAAAACACATCTTCAACCTGATCAGATTCAGATTCAGAATTCTTAAGATTAACTGAAAGTGACGAAATATTTGAACCTATGAGGTTGAGATCTGAATTTTGATTGATGGTGAAGTTCGGGATGTTATTCTGATCGTCTTGAAGAACAAGCTCTTTCAAAGGATCGATAACTTTTTCTACAAAGGATTGATTCATTATTATATTCTCCATATATGAAAATAAGGGAGAGTAGGAATTACTCTCCCTTAAGTATTTATTTAATTCAGAGTATCTTTCTCAAGAGTGAGAGTACTGTTAGCTAAAGTCAAAGCACTATTAGCTAAAGTCAAAGCACTGTCAGCTAATGTAAGCGATCCAGAACTTAACGTAAGAGTACTATCAGCTAAAGTGAATGTAGTGATATCAGACATAGTTATTCCGGTAAGAACAGCTCCAGTGAATGATCCAGATGGAACATCTCCAGGAAACTTAATGATGAATCCATCTTCACCACCAGCTCCATCAGATTGAGTACTTCCACCCACATAAATATTACTATCATTTGCAATAGATACAAGATAAGAATACTCACTACTTGTTCCACCGTAAACCTTAGACGAAACAACATTCAATGAGCCATCAAAAATGGTCATGAATCCATCATAAGGCCCACTTAGTCCGACCGAGGTAGTGAAACCTACAGCGATTACATTCCCATTCGGAGCTATTTTAACTTGTTTGAATTGATCAGCCAAACTTCCACCGTAATACTTACGAGCTACGATGTTCAAAGACGTATCAAACTTAACAATCAAGCTGTTCGGATATGTAGAGCTTCCAACACCTTCAGAATTGGTATTGCCAACGACATAGATATTATCTGAAGAATCAATCGCTATGTCGTTAAATATATCACCTGAAGCTCCACCATAATATTTTGACAAAACTAAAGCTAACGAGCTATCAAGTTTGACAATAAGCGCTGAACCTGAAGTTCCTAACGTAATGGTATACCCAGCGATATAAACATTATCAGCTGAATCAAGTGCTATTCCATAAGCGTATTCAGCTTGAGCCCCACCGTATCGTTTTCCAGCAAGTTTATTCAAAGAGCTATCAAATTTGATGACAACTACGTCAGAACCAGACCCTTCAGATGCAGTGTATCCAACAGCATAAACATTTCCTAAAGAATCTGTATCAACCCCTAAGAAATACTCATTTGAACTACCACCGTAAACTTTACCAGCAAGCTTGTTTAAGGAGCTATTAAATTTAATAACGAAACAACTTGTTAATGCAACACCTTCAGATGTTGTTTGACCAACAGCATAAATATTATCATTAGCATCGATGTTTACATTGTTGAATTTATCATCACCACCTGATCCACCATAAATCTTACGAGCCAGAATATTCAGAGAGCTATCAAACTTGACAATAAGAGCTTCGTAATATCCAGTACCTTCAGAAGCAGTCCACCCAACAACATAAAGATTACCTTCTGAATCATTGCAAGCTCCGAAAAATGAATCGGTACTCACTCCACCATAAGTTGCAAGAATAACCTTCTGTCGAATACCTAAACAACTGATAGCTTTTTCAACTTTAGCTGTTCCAGCTTGATTATCAATAGATGCGATCAAAACAAATGGTGTATTATCTTTAACACCACCAGTAACATCATTCAACTGAATGCTGAATAAAGAACCACTCACTTGGTTGATAACAACATTACTATTCGCTGCAGTTAATCCATAGACTAACGTAGATTCATTGTTATTAAAACCAATGATATCCGCGTAATAGGTTGAACCATCAGCAAAATCCATTTGATCAGCCGCTTTTGACTTATCAGCGGTTGTATAGAAATTGATCTCTTCAAGATGTGATCCCGGAACATACGTTACTTGAGCAGCTATCTGACTTTGGATGTTGGAGAGGGTCTGACCACTACTCATATAACGACGGCTATTGATAACGATAACGTTATTATCATTAGCTGTACTGATATTGATATCTAACGAAAGAGCTTTCGCTAAAATAACTGCAATAGCATCCGTCTGATCAGCCTCAGTAGCTTCAAGAGCGCTGATGCTATCGAGTAAAGATTGAAGAGAAGTCTCACTTACACCATATTTGATAGTGTTAGTGAGTTGGTCGTATGTAACGACAACGATCTTTCCATTTTGATCGATTGTAGGTTCTTCAAACTTACCACTGATACCACCTTGTGCTGATAAAAGATCAGTGTAAGAAAAAAGAGATGGTAATGATGGATACAATGTGACACCATCACCTAATTTAAACATACCATCATCAATAGAGAATACCACCACACCATCTGGAATAGGGGTGGTTAATTCATTAAGGACGACGGATGTTCCTCGAGCGAACTGAACCAACGACTTGATTTGTTTCAATGCCATTTTTCTTCACCTAATAAAGGGTTGAATGATTATATATGAAAACTATTAATTTAAATAGTCTTTTTCATAGGTAAGAGCACTATCAGCTAACGTAAGAGTACTATCAGCTAACGTAAGAGCACTATCAGCTAACGTCAAAGAGCTATCAGCTAATGTTAACGCACTATCAGCTAATGTAAGAGAACTATCAGCTAATGTAAGACCTGTAAAAATAGTTCCAGTAAAAGTACCTGAAGGAAAGTTTGATGGGAATTTAGTAATAAGAGCCTCATCACCTACACTCTCGGATGTAGTGCGCCCAACAGCGTAGATATTCCCAGAACCATCTATAACAACATCATAAAAATAATCAATACCACTTC